GGTAAGTGCCTGTTTGTCTGTATACTCACTTCATTACAAACTCGATAACATCAACCAAGAAGTTGAAAGAGTTCAAGTAGAATCAATAGTATCATCAGGAAAAGCAATCTACATGCCCGGTAGCGTATGTGTTATTAAGGCTACTTCTGATATTGATACATACAAAATGCGTGAATTTGCGGCTGCCTGTATCAAGTCACACGATGAGTGGCTGCTTATCAATAATGGCAAAACTACTTACAGTAATGCCACAAAAGAAACTCAAGACTGAAGATCTCAAAATTGGAACACTTATTCGTGATGTCCAAACAGGCGATTTAGCGCTTCTCGTTCAAAGAGTTAATTTATTCGATTCAACAGATAATGAAGATTCACTTTGGATTTGGGAGTTAATTTGGACTGGACCCGCGACTGATTGTCATAATAGAAATACTCCTTATATTGAGGAATCTATTATTGGTCTCCTGAATAGTTCTGTTTGGGAGGTAATAAGTGTTGACGAATCTTGATCACTTGCGCGAAGAAGCTGAGCATGTTATATTGCAAGTGGGAGATTTGATTTATGATGTCCGCACCAAATCACGAGGCTTCTTAAGAAAAAGAGAAAGAAGAATCGATATAATAGAAGATGACATTTATGTTTGGTGGGTTGTGTGGATTTCTCAAGACAAAGACAATGATTATAATAACCTCGATTACATCGAAGAAGAAGGTTTAATAATGTCAATTGTAATAGGGATAGTGAAACTTTATAGCATCAACCAAGGAGAATAAGATGCCAACTTGGAACGCATACAAGGTCTTTGCTAATGGCAAAAGAGCTAAGAATCCGCTTATGACATTTGAGTCAGACGATTCTTCACATTTTTATAACAGTATTCTGCCGACTCTTGAACCAAAAATGCAAAAATTTGATTGGATTATTTTAAACACAGAATCTCCACAAGAACGAAAAGCAGAACAAAAAGAAGAAGTAAATCAAAAGTTTGAAGAAAATAAGATTAAAGTTCTAAGCAAGCTCGCAAAAAACAAATTTCCAAAATATATGAAAAAAAATACTGAAGGGTGTTTGATGCTAAATGAGAATACTGATTGGAAATGGGCTTGGTGTGTCGCAGAATCTGCTACACTAAATTTTCTTGGAAAACTATCACAAAATTTTGATACTTCTATGGAGGCAGAAGAGTGGATTCAAAATTTGGTTGGCACACAGCCCACAGGGTAGGCGATCTGATAAGAGTAATAAATAAAACTTCCATAAACATGGATGATGTTGAATGTAAAATTGGAGATCTTGGACTCATCATTAAAACGCCAAATGAAACAGATGGAATTTTATTTATTGAAGCCTATATGTTTAAATCACACAGAGTGCGCTGGTTTTCGCCTAGAGAAATAAAAATAATTTCAAATATAGATATATAATCTTCTATTTATTATAGAGGGTTTGTATATGAACAAGTCCAATAGCTTTATCGCTTCTATTTCACTAACATGTGTAGCGATAAACATTGGGCTTTTTCTTTTTGCTGCTTTAACATACCAAAATGATTTACAACTTCTTACACTATTTAATGTTGCATGTTTTTCGTTGTATTTTATAATAATGGATATTAAATAATGTATCAAAAATTTTGGAATCAATTCTTATCAGAAAGTGAGCCTACATTTAATTTAGATAACGGCTCTACTAGGCAAAACCAACAGATAATAAACTTGCCAAAAAGTTCTGAAAAATCCGAGCCAAAAGAAGAGCCTGATATTTCCTCAGCAACAGGGGTGGGCGCTTATTTGCTGGATAAAGGCTTCTATCCAGACAAAGAGCTTGGTAAAGGTTTGGATGGTATCGTTGTTGGAGCCACCAACAAAAAAACTGGACAAAAAGTCGCTGTAAAGTTTGTACGACAAACTACTAAAGGCGATATGAACAGAGAAGCTAAAAATTATAAAATAATAAAATTAAAAAGAGATAAACTTGGTGAGTTTGCTAAACATTTTCCTGTTGTTTATTCTTCTAAAATAGAACAAGTTCCTGCTGATGGGCAGCCTTTGGATGGGCACAAAATACCGACAGCAGTTATTGTAATGGAGCAGTTAGAGCAGCTTCCAAAAGAAGTAGCCTTGGGGCTGTTTCCAACATCAAGATTTACTAGTAGCCCAGAAGCTGTAAAAAGTCGAGACGAACGTATTTTTAAAAATGATAAATTAATAGAAGGAATGGTATCCATGGCTTTTGCTTTTTTGGAAGATTCAAATGCTTGGACTCCGCATCTTTCTGTGGATGCTGAACTTGAATTGGTTCCACAAATTATAAGTAATTTTAAAAATCTTAAAATTTCTATTCAAGAACCTCCTGGGTGGGATAAAGTTTTCAAAAGCAAGCAATCACTTTTTTTGGCTACTCTCTTCATGAAACTCACTTACGAGAAAATGGTTGAGATTGCTCCCAACGAAGATGAAAAGAGTCTAGTTGTAGATTACGAGCAAAACATAAAGAAGATTCTAATGGAGATTTTCTACAAGGCTTATTCTCGTTCTGTTGTCTCAGGCGCTGTCCAAGGCGCGGCAGCACCATATTCTGCTCTACGAGGCATGGATCAGTTTTATGGTCAAGAGGGAGAGATAGAAAAGTCATTCCCAGAATCAATAAGCATTCGCAAAGCAATGAAGGCACTTGGAATGGAAGGCTTGAAGCCTTTTGATGTTCACTCAGGCAATGTCATGATGCGCCCTAAGACAAAAGAAATAGTTATTGTTGATCTTGGTAGGTTCAAGACATGAAACAAATAATGAATGAATGGAGAGAATTCGCGACAAAACGTAACAAAAGAGAAGTTGGCTCTTGTGTCATTGTTGATAACAAAGATAGGGTACTTATTCTCAAAAGATCAGCCACAGACGATTGGAAACCCGGTTGGTGGGATCTTCCGGGTGGTCACCTAGATGGCGATGAAAAACCAATTGAAGGTGCTGAGAGAGAGGCAAGAGAAGAGAGCGGCTTGACTGTGAGAAACTTACAAAAAATAGAAACCCTAAACATGGAAAGCATCTTCAAACACTTCTTTGTAACAAGAGATTGGGACGGAGTAGTGAGACTGGAGGAAAATCCCGAGACTGGCGAAGTCGAACACGACGATTACAAGTGGGTAACTTTAGAAGAGTTACAGGATCTTAAACAATCAATAGTCTTGGAAGCAATCGTAAAGAAGGGACTGAATATTGTTCGAGTATAATGCGATTTGTACTAGAGTTATTGATGGAGATACCATCGATGCGAGAGTAGACCTAGGTTTCTCTGTGTGGATAGAGTGCAGGGTGCGTTTAGAGGGCATAGATGCCCCGGAGACCCGTACAAAAAACTTAGAGGAAAAGCAGGCTGGCTTAAAAACCAAGGCTTTTCTACAGGCGATTATGGACGAATGCGGGCATAAGTTTGTTTTGAAATCTCATGGCGTAGGAAAGTATGGAAGGTGTTTGGGGACTATTTACGTTGACGGCGAGAGCATCAATGAGCGATTGCTTGCCGAAGGATTAGCCGAGGAATACAGGTGAAACTTTTGATGGAAAACTGGTATAGGTTCCTTGCAGAAGGAGGCAACGTTTTCAAGGGTGAAGCCGTTGGACCTATTCCGCTTGCGTCTATCCAGCCCACACTAGAACAATACTATGAAGAGTTATCGCGACTCTTCCCACAGCACACATCTAAGTTTTCCAACTTTACTCCATTAGGCTCTGTCGGTAAGAAAGCCAAGTCTGGCGACATTGATTTAGCTGTTGATGTTGAGGAAATGTTCCCACAAGGCAAGGTGACCGACGAAGACTTGCAAAGTTGGAACCTTGACCCTGCCGCATGGCGTGCAACCTATGAGAAGATGGTCAAGCGCGCTAGAATAGCCAAGCCAGCAGAGGTGGAGCTTCGTGCATTCTTGTATGAGATAGCAAAATACATTGGCGAGAACTCGCAGATAATCAAGACAGACCTAAAGAAAGTTCGTCCCGGTCAAATGTTCTCTCTATTTCCTCAAATCTCAGAGACTGGCGAACAACAAGATGTTGGTGTCCAGATAGATTGGATGATGGGAAACCGAAACTGGCTCAAGTTCTCCTACTTCTCGCCAGATCCCACAGAATCTCAGCCACTCTTGAAGGGGCTACACAGAACTCAGCTACTTTTGGCTATGTTTTTGGCGAAAGACCACTCGTTCAAGCATGTCGGTGGAGTTTTTGACCGCAAGACAGGCAAAAAGGTGGCTCACAGCCCCGCAGAGGCTATGAGACTGCTTGGAAAACTCTATTCGTCCAATGTGTCGCCTGAAATTTTTAATAGATTTGAGAGCGCGCTAGAGTGGTTAATGGACAATGCGTCAGAAGAAGATAGAAATAGAGCACTTGATGCTTATTTAACAATTCTTGACCGCACAGCGGGTAACAAAGAGACCTTACCAAGCGGAGAAGAAAACCGATGCGGTTACATCCCACAAGAGTTGGAAGACTATTGGCTTCAAAACTGGAAGCGTCTTGGATTGAAGGGTAGCATTCTTTGTAAAACTGCGAATGATAGGCTCAGGGCGGCAGTTGAAAATGGAATGCTCGAAGAAGCAGTCACACCACGCATTGCAAACCTTGGAAATGCTGACATTGTAGCCTTAATTGATCTAATTCTTGGCAAAGAATCTGTTTTAGATGTGTCGGAGAAGCTAGCAGGACAAAATCTATCCGTCATTATAGATAGAGGCAATGTCTACACCAAATATAAGCAGCAACCAGACTTTATATATGCGCGCGAGCCGTTCAAATCTATTTTTGCAAGGCACGAAGGTGATGGTAAATATACTTTTGAGATGATTTCTCCAGATGATCGTCCAGATTACGTCAATTATTTGACTGACAACACTATTTTTGTGGATTTTTCTGGACGGCTCACACCAGAAATGGCAAAATCTTTGTCCAATGACCAATATACTTTTATGACAAAGGGTCAGATCCGTCGCAATCAGTTCGATCTAACCGACGAACAGCGTCAAGAGTTGGTTGGTTTGCGTTCGAGAGCAGAAGGAAAACTTAGAAGTCATGATAAAAAAGAGATTGCGGAGCGTATCAAGGCAATTATCCTGTCTCCAAACGTCCAATCTGTTCTAGGTGGCGGAATTGAAGGGCTTTATGTCACTGGTGGAGAGAAGGATTTCAAGATTCCCAACCCAACCTACCAGAATTTACAGAAATTACAAGCTGGAATCTATGCTGTGCTCTCCGGTAGAGGAGGAATTCCCAAGAAAGTCGTCAAACAACGTATAATTGACGGCGACGATAGCGATAGAATAATCCAAGACCTCCGCAGATTCCTATCATTTGCCCAAAACGACATACCTGTAGGCTATAGAATGTTTATTAGTCCCGAAGAAGCCATGGAACTTCTATCAAAGATGGATTCACCCGAAGGAAGAGAGCAAGTCTATGTATTTTTCAATAAGAGAATCAAGCAAAAAAAGAACTGGTATTCTCCTGAACAGCTTGAAGAAGCCAAGAAAGTATAAAAAAAGCATAAACTGCTCTAGTCCAAAAAGTTTTAGCCAGAAACAATATTGCAAAAGACAAAAGCGTGGCGGTAGTTACAAGCCCTAACTAGTTAATTCGTAATGGAGGGCTTTACAATGCCTGAACAAAACTACAATCAGCTAGTATTAGCACAATTACAATCCCTTTCACAAGGAGTTGAACTCCTTACTAAAGATTTACAATCAGTTAAACAAGATATAATTGAGATTAAAGCAAAAGAAGATAAGGTAATAGAGCTTCGTGAGTGGAAACAAAAAATCGATGAAGTTGCTTCTCCAACTCAATTATCTAAATTTGTTCAAGATATTCAAGATTTGAATAACTTTAAAACAAAAGCAGTAACAATCTTTGCTGTTGTACAATTTGGAATGGGTGTTGTTTTATTTGCTATGAACTTTATTGATTGACATTATTTTAAAACATGTTAAATTAATAACATAGGAGCCATCATGATAGAACTTGGTGATTATGTAGGGCAAAGACACCCAGTTGATAAGTTTTTTTTAAAAAAAGGTATCGTTGTAGAGTCTAAAAGCAACTCATTTGTGGTTCAATGGCTCAGTTACAGCAAAGATTTCTTCTTGGATTTCAAAGGAGAGGTGTTTGAAGAACTTAATAATCGCTATTTACTAACGAAGATGTCTTATTCTAGAGCAAATAAAAAGGTAGACATCGTTATTTTAAATAAAGCAGGTGTAAATGGCGTGGGATGATTTAGATGTTGACAGAATTGAACAAGTTATTCGTCAAATAACTGGTAAAAAGATTGATAAAACAAAAGAAATAATCAATCCTGCAATCATTAAAGGTGTGGGTGTCCTTTATCTGTGGGCTCCAACAAAAAAAACACTTATAAAAATTAATAGAGGCATCCAAGTTTACATAATCAGCTATGATATGGATGAAAAAGACAGAATTTTGATATATGATGGCTATAATCTACTTGCTATCCACCCAGATGAGATAGAAGAGATAGGGTTTAACTAAAATGTTGTTTACATTCGGCAAAATTTGGAAAATTTTACTTACTCTCGTAGCATTCTGGCTATTTTATGCTTTCTTTGGCTACGAAATAGCGGTTATTACTGCTTTAGGATGTATTTTAGGGTCTTTTTGGACTACAAGTACCCATTTATTCTAAATAATACAATTTTTATTGCTATTTATCTATGAATAATGGAAAATAAAAATATTTTTGGTGAAATAACAGCAAAAAACATCAAAGTTGGCGATATTGTTGCTTGGTCTAAGTGGAATTCTGATAATTCTGACTGGATTCAGCATCTTGGAGTCGTTTTAGAGGTAAAAAATACCATTTTTTCTGACAGAATGATATGTGTAACCACTGTTTTACCCATAAAAGAGCCTAAAATACCATTAGAATTGTTTACTTTTTCCCTAAAATTAGTGTCTTCAGCAGAAGAAAAAGAGGTATAAAATGGATATTATAGACCACATAGCAATAAAGGTTTCTGACCTAAAACTAGCAGAAACATGGTATTTGGGTCATCTTCATGCCGAAATCACCTTCAGAGACGAGAAATATATCCGTTTGAAGGTCGGTAACACAAACATAGCTCTTATAGACGAGAAATTCTATCCACATGAGCATATTGGAATCCTTGTGGAGAACTATGAAGACCTACCTGACTTTGGACAGCGTGTTCAACATCGTGATGGGACTGTTGGTGTATATGTTAAAGACCCATTTGGTAACTACTTAGAATATATTTGGTACTCTCCAGAACAAAGTGAGACATTTCTCAAATGAAAGACATCCTGCAACCCCTATTTAAACAGTTTATGCCATTTGCTCAAAAGAGAATGGGATTCAACAAACCGCCAAGGGTGTTCTTGCGAGATGACCATGAGAATGCTCAAAATCCATTGGGCAAGACTGCTTATTACGACCCAGAGCAGATGTCAGTTACACTTTACATCAATGGGCGACACCCGAAAGATATTATGCGCTCTCTATCTCATGAGTTAGTGCATCACACACAGAACTGTAATGGTCAGTTTGACCACGTTGGTGAAATGGGAGAAGGCTATGCCCAAAATGATGAACATCTCCGTGAAATGGAGAGGCAAGCTTATGAACAAGGCAATTTGTGCTTTCGAGATTGGGAGGATAGCATAAAGGGCACTATTTACAATGAATCTTTGCAGAAAGGAGCAAAAACTAATATGTCTACTAAAGATTGGAAGAATAGAGAGCTACCAACTCTTCTAACAGAGAAGTGGGGCTTTTCATTTAATCTTCTTACTGAGTCTCAAGATGAAGAGGCACTCAATGAAGAGGAAGAAGAGATTGAGGAAGGTCAGTCTTCTTCTAGCCGCGAACTAACCCCAGATCGTGAACAAAACGATGATCGTCGTTCTTCTACCAAAACTCGTCCAATGGAAGAGGGTGAAGATAAAAAGCCAGACGAAGATGGCGATGGTGTTCCAGACTATGCCGATAAAAAGCCCGGCAAAGATGATAACGAAGAAAAAGAAGAGAAGTCCGACAAAGATATGTCTAAGGTACCACCCCAGCTTCGTAAACATGTCAAGGGCAAGATGGATGAAGCTCAGATTCGTCAGCTAATCCGCAAACTTGTAAAAGAAGCAATGATCAAAAAGGAGACCAAGTAATGGGTAAGAAATGGAAAAGACTATTAGTTCAACGCAGAGCTAATGGTAGAGTTGATATGCCTACGGTGCGTTCAGAGCCAGTTGTTTCTAACTCTGAGATGATTGAAAAATTGGAAGTTGTTTCCCCAACAACAGAACCGGAACCGGAAGTTATTGAAGAAGTTATTTCTTCTGAACCCGAAGTTGTTGAAGAAGAGTCAGTTACAGAGGCACCAAAACCAAAGCGCCGACGTTCTACTCGCTTTAAAAAGAGTACAAGTGAGGCTTGATGATGTCAAAATGGCATGATTTTCTTGATGGAAAAGAACTTAGAAAAGACCTTGAGAGCATTTTAGAGAACATAGAAGCAGAACTCAAGGAGCTTAAAGCTCGTTCTTTGACAGAAGAAGCCAGATTATCATCTATTAGAGATAACTTAACCGAAGCTAGACTAAAAGTCAAGAGACTAAAGCACGAAAATTCTATTTTAAAAAATAAAGTCTCCATACTTGAGGAAGACTTAGACCTGTAGGAGACTTTTATGTCTAAACTCTATAACAGCATAGACGAACTCATGCTTGAGCTGGAAGATGAAGATGGCGACCCCGTTGGTGGTCGCACTATCGCTATTGTGCCCGGTGCTTTCAAACCACCACATCTGGGGCATTTAGATATGGTTCGCCAGTATGCCCAGCAAGCAGACGAAGTAGTTATTCTAATCTCTTCTCCACTCAAAGCAAGCAGGGGTGTAGGTGGTAAACCAATCACAGCTAGGCAATCTATGGAAATCTGGGAAATGCTTCTTGATGATGCTGGACTTCCGAATGTAAAGCTTGAAGTTTCTCCAAAGCCATCTCCAGTTACAGCAACATATGACTTCATCGATGAAGAAGGTCCATTAGAGCCTGGAATAAATGTGATTCTTGGTGCTAGCCAAAAGGGTGGCGATTTCAAACGCTGGAAGGGTGCTACAAAGTATGTTAAATCAGGTGTGAACTTGCTCCCTCCAGAAGAAACAGCCGTAGTTCCAGCCAACAGACCCTCTGGGGAGCCGTACAGTGCCACTGACGCTCGCAAAATGTTAGAGCAGGGTGAGAACGCCGATGAGTTTTTTGGAGACGGCAGAACCGATTCTGTGAGATCTGTGCTTGGTCTTGAATCACTAGACGAGATGTTTGCCATGGCTGGTGGTGCTATCCAAGGATACGGAGCGCCGCTTGGTATGAGAAAAAGAAGAAAGAAGAAACAAAGTGAGTACAATGAGTTATACTTATACAAAGAAGTTTTGAAACTACTTATGAAGGAAGGAATAGTCAAATGAAGACCCCAGAAGATTTGCTCAGAGAGAATGTAAGAGATTTGATCTCTCTTGTCAAGAAAAGAAACAAAAATAAAGTCTCTGAAGAACGCCAACTACGTCAGATCATTAGAGAATTTCTGAAGCATGAACTTAAAGAAGTTTCAACACCTGATAGTGATCCTTCTCCACATAAATCTACTGGAATCAATGTTCTTGAAGATCTTCTAAAGAAGATTGTTCCACAGATCGAGGACGACTATAAACTTCTTACAACCTCTGAAGAGCAGCGTGATTCTTATCGTGCTCACATCATTCAGGCTACTGTTCAGACTCTTACCCCCGTTGATCTAAACAACGATGCTCCCGATCAGGAACCTAAAAGTGCTGGTCTAGAAGAAGAGGTTGATGTTCAAATTTCCGATGATGATGGCGAAGATGATATGTTCATTGATATCCGTAGTGACAAAGAGAAAGCATCTGAGGACGAGAAAGAAGAAGAAGATCCAAGGGATGCTTTCGGTATCGAAGGTAAAGATACCACAGGTCGCAACATGGCGTATACAACTTTCAAGAAAATCGAATCTCAAATCATCGATGCTTACGATATGCTCTCTAATCCTGAAGATCAAGAAATCTTCTTTGATTATCTGATCGCAAACCTTAAACTTTACTTTGACAAGTTTGAGGGAGAGATCATACCCAACGTCAAAGAGCCCACCAATCAAGCTTACGATACAGCCAAGCAAGAACAGCCTGCTGCTGGGGGAGAAGGCGAAGAAGAACAATTGGATCTAGAAATCTAATTGACAACCAGTATTTCTGTGTTATGATCTTTATATGAAGAAGAGAAGATCAAAATATAAATACAAGAGTGTTGTAAATAAGTTATTAGATAATAATATTTTAAATGAAAGTAATCTAACATTCATTGATAGTATGACTTTAGAAGATTTGATTGCTGTTAAGTTAGAGCTTTCTGCAAGACACATTAATAATAAACTTTATGCTTTTAATCTATTATCTAATACTAATAGACTAGTTAAGGAAGCAATAATTAAATTTGCTATCAGTGCTACTCAATCTAAGGTGGATGCAGCTAGATTCCTTGGAATCGATTACGAAGGTCTGCGTAAGTTAGTAAATGAGTATGGCTTGCAGGATTATTTTAATGAAATTAATAATTGAAAACTTCAGAAGATTCTTGACAGAACAAAATTTTATTTCTGAGTTTCCATTGGAACAAGATGAAGAAGGCAACATTATTCTTTATCATGTTTCTGGAGCAGAAGACATTGAAGAACTAGACCCTGATGTTGCTGCAAGGAATCTAAAGAACTACACCCAACAAGAATACAGAAGTTGGGACAGACCTAGGGTTTTCTTTTTTACTCGTCTCGGACAAGAAGACACGGGTATTGGAAGGATTGATGGTGTCCCCTATCGTGTTAGGTTGAGACCAAATCAACTCTATCCAATTATAGATGACCCAGCAGGACTATCATCCAAGCAAGAACAACAGAATTGGATGGAAGCAAACATACCTGAGTTTGCAGAGAAGATGCAAGAAGCACAGAAGTGCTCGTCTTCAGAGCAATACAATCAGTGGCACATCTGCACCAAGACACCAGATTCGGATGGACTCTACTACACAAATGAGCGCCACGCAGGCAAGACTCTGATGGTGGATAATCCTAAGTTCCATCATCTCAAACCAAACACATATGAAATGGTTGCACAACTAGCAGAAGAACGTTATAATAGTATAGGATTCATTTACCCACAGAGCGGGGATCAAAACAATCAGATTGTTGCTTTGTGGCGTAAGGTTCCAGCAGAGAGATTAGAACAAGATTTCTACTAGGAGGAATAATGATTGGAAATACTGTTTGGACTAAGTTTGGAGATAATTGTCTTCGCTTTGGAAAGGTAGTAGAAGAGAAGATTAAGGATGGATGGGCTTTCGTTCGTGTTGATTGGGTAGATGACGAAGCTTTTGAGATGGATCGCCAACGCATAATTGAACTAAGAAACTATGATAAGTATGATGTTTGGCATAGAGTAGATAAAATTTCCTTCTTTAACAAAGAGGGACTAATTAAGACAATCAACAAACTATAAAAATGTTCTTTCCCGATGACTCGGCGGGTTTTTAATGGTTATTGGAACCTTATCTAACATGTTCCATCGGATTGCGAGCCGTAAATAAACTGTAGGTTAGCTGCGACGAGCAAGAGAGTCGTACCGAGTCTTTTGGTGAGGTGTCCGAGTGGCTTAAGGAACTGGTCTAGAAAACCAGCGTAGGGGAAACCCTACCGTGGGTTCAAATCCCACCCTCACCGCCATTTTTATTTTTAACTAATAAGAATCTTAGTACTATTGACTAGTTAATAAGAGTTGAGACATTTTGTATGTACACTCTTATTGACTATTATGTTTAACAAAGTTAATTTATTATTTTTATTCTTATTCTCATGCGTAAATGAATTTATAGTAGCACCACAAAAGATTATCGAAGTAGAAGCTGTATTAGAAGATTCAGCGCCTCCGATTCTTGTGGAATCTTTAGAAACTGAAGTTGTTATTGATTATTTTGAGCAACCAATAAAGCCAGAAGCTTTGGATGTTCTTGTCGTTCTTGATACCTCTTGTTCAATGAGAGATGATTATGAAAAGCTTTCTATTGGTTTAGAGTTGCTTAGAGAAGATATAGAACTTTTGACACACGATTATCAAATAGGGATCATAAATTCTTCTTTGGCTTATAATGACTCTAAGCCATATTTTATTGGACCTTTTGATAGGAACACAAACTCGATAGACCTGCTGTTAGCACCAGCGATTTTATTTAGCGACTTTTATGAAGTAGCATTTCAGTCACATTATCAGTTTGCAACCTCAACAAGTGAAGGAGTTCAATTCCTTAGAAGTGGTGTAGATAAAATGATAATCTATATCAGCGACGAGAACGAACAAAGCATTATTCCTGTTTCTACATTTAACCAGTGGCTTGAAGATTACCACCAAGATGTACAATATGATGTTGTTTCGATCGCAATTGTGCCGACTTCTGACACTAGTTGTGCTTATTCTCCAAGCGATATTGGAGTTAGATATCAAGAACTAATGAACTATTACAACAAGAATGTTATAGATTTTTGTGGTGATTGGCAACTAGCTTTGGCAGATAGTAGTTTTTTGTTATCTGAGACTACTCATCTAAAATTATCCAAAATTCCAATAGAGGACTCAATTGTTGTTTACCAAGATGGTATAGAAGAAAATATGTGGTATTACTTACAATCAACCAATACTGTATATTTTGAGTTCCCAATGAATGAGGGGGCAGTAATCAAAGTCGGTTACGACTCTGTAGTAAGATAATGAAGACACAAATGGGCGATGTAATGCGTGAAGCCTATAGACGCAACTGGATTACAACACGCGATGGTAACGTTGCTGCGAGAATCAAAAATAAAAATAAAATTTATTTTACCCCCTCTGGTATCAACAAAAATTTAATCACACCAGATAATATAATAAGCGGAAGAATTTTAGAAAACGGAGGAATAGATTTTATAAGTTCCCATAATTATCAGCCAACTGGTGAATGGGAAATGCACTATTTGATACTCAAGGATGCTAACACAACACTTAGCTCAGTACATCTCCATCCACCAAATATAGTTGCTGCCATGTTTGCAGGATGGGATTTACAGCAAATGGTAAAGCCATTTCCAGAAGTCTATCGATACACTCGTGTTGGTCATAATGTCGCTGCTTGGAATGCACTATCAAAAGAACTTGCAAACCATACAGCTATCAATCTTGGAATAAAAGAAGGATTTCGTAAGTTTGACATCGTAGGTCAAAAAAATCATGGTGTCACAGCAGTAGGAAAAAATCCTTGGGAAGCGTTTGAACATATAGAAAGAGTTGAACATATTTGTCAGATTGTGTTAGCATCTGGTGTGAAGCCACCGGAGAAAGATAATGCAAAACCCAAAAAATTCAATTTGTCTCTTTGATGTAGACGGAACACTAACTGAGTCTAGAAAAAGAATAAACAAACCAATGTTAGAGGTACTCAGAGAACTCTCGTTCACAACAGAAATTGGCTTACTAACTGGTTCTGGACTAGAATATATCAAAGAACAACTTTGGCCACTATTGGCTGACCAAGAGTTAAGTCTCAATTGTCACGTCTTGCCGTGCAATGGGGTTGAATATTATATTCCAAACCCAGAAACACCCGGCAGTTTCATAGAAATTCATAAGAATTCTATGGAAGCAAAGATTGGCTTTGAGAAGTTCCAGGCAATTATGAAAACAATAATGGTTCTTCAGGCGCAGATTGCTGAGGCTGATTACGATATTTCTTTCTCTGGGCATCACATCCAGAATCGTGAGTCCACAATCAATTGGTCACCTATTGGCAGGAATGCTAATACAGGCGAACGACAGCAATTTGTGGCTATGGATAAGATTTACGGAATCAGAAAAAAGTTTATTCACGAGTTTAAAAAGAGAATGAAGAAAGAAGCGGTAGACGATGTGATTATCAAACTTGCTGGTGATACATCATTTGACATTTATCCAGTTGGTTGGGATAAAACTTATGCTCTAAAACATTTTCCAGAAGACCAGTGGGATTGCTTTTTTGTTGGTGATCGTTGTTTTCCTGACGGCAACGACTTTGAAATTTTTGAAGCACTCTCACCGCTTGGGAGATCCTTTGAGACTTCTGGTCCAGAAGAAACAATTGAAATCATAGATTTACATCTACATAAACTATTAGGAGCAATAGATGAATAAAACGAGACCAACAGTGATGGTATCCGGTGGCTTTGATCCAGTTCACGCTGGACATATCCGAATGATTCTCGATGCAGGCAAATGGGGTGATGTGATTGTGATCGCAAACTCTGACCGTTGGCTGTTTGAAAAGAAGGGTTTTGTTTTTATGGATTTCGACCAGAGAGCAGAAATCCTACATGCAATCAAAGGTGTGGTGTTAGTTGATTCTGTAGATGATACAGACGGAACAGTATGTGAAGCAATCCTTAGACACAAGCCAACATATTTTGCTAATGGTGGAGATCGTGGTCGCAATAACACTCCTGAACAAACTATTTGTGAAGAGCTAGGGATTGAAATGTTATGGTCAATTGGGGGCGATGAGAAGAGGGATTCTTCTTCAGAACTCGTCGCGAGAGTGCGGGCACCCGATCGTACAAACCTGAAACAATCTCAAAAATGACTTGACAGGCGTTAGCCTTCTAGTTATATTAAAGGAGAAAGCATGATGGATGCCTGATAACATGTTTACTCTAAAACTAGATATGTCTTATCGCCCCGTTGATGTTATTGATTCCCTTGAGGCACTTGTTATGTGTCTTGTTGGGAGAGCCAAGAGCATTGAGTTTTACGAGGAAGAAATTAACTCTCCAAACGAAACCTTTAAGCTACCAGCAGTCATTGTGATTTTTAATGTTGTTAAGGAGACATGCCTTAAATCAAGCTGCACAAGAAAGAATGTTCTGAGTAGAGACAATTTTACTTGTCAGTATTGCGCAAAAGAGTTTGCTTCTTCTGCTTTGACTCTCGATCATGTTATGCCGCGCTCCAGAGGCGGCAAAAATACTTGGACAAATCTTGTTGCTGCTTGCAAAAAATGCAATCAGAAGAAAGGCTCTAAGACTCCCGAAGAAGCAGGAATGAAACTAGTTAAAAAACCAGTCGAACCGCGAGGAGCAAAAATAAAATATTCCAATTGTATGCAAGATATTTGGAAAGATTACATTTGGTAGCCGCTGCATCGTCGGCAATAACGGTGGGAGGCTGCCTGATCCAAACGTCGGCAGAGGTTTTCGGATATCCTTGTTCTAGACTAAAACCGAATAAGCCTGTGTAGCTCAGTTGGTAGAGCGCCTGTCTTGTAAACAGGATGTCGGGGGTTCGATTCCCTCCGCAGGCACCACTTTCTTGGAGGCAAAGTGAGAGACGAGACTAGACGAGAGCGTTACGATAACAAACTATCAAAAGCACGGACATTCCCGATTAGTCTTACAGCAATCAATTTTCAATGTGATGAGAATCTAGGGTACCTTATTCGTACCGCTGCTTGTTTTGGTGCTGAGAGTGTCAATGTGATTGGCTGCGTTCCAGATAGAAGCGAACTAAGAGCTTTATCAGGCTCTTTGGTAGATTATATCCAAATCAATCAGTTCTCCACTCCAGAAGATTTCTTGGATTATTCTCGGACAGAAGGCATTCACCTTGTTTCAGCAGAACTAACAAGCGATTCGATTAATCTTGAACAATATTCATTTGACCATCAGGGCAAGATTAGCATAGTCGTTGGGAATGAAACAACAGGTGTTCCAACCCAGATTCTCGTGAACAGCGATGTTGTTCAGATCGAAATGCCTGGAGTGGGCTTTTGTCTAAACACCGCACAGACAGCGAACATTATGCTCTACGAAGCAGTAAAGCAGATTAAGAAAAAGCAAAATTTCTTTAATCCAGTAAAAAACGAAAGATTCGCAATGCTAACCTAAAATAGCTCGCCTAAACGGCGGGCTTACTATTTATAATAGTCATAGGAGTTTAAATGGCTAAAAAGAACTACATTCTTGATACCAGCGTCTATCTTACCGATGCAGACGCACTTTTCAAGTTTGATAACCACGATGTGTTTATTCCACTAAAGGTTCTTGAAGAAATCGATAAGCATAAGAAGCGACAAGATTCTGTTGGAATCAATGCTCGCAGGATCATTAGAACTCTTGACGAGATGAGAACAAAGGGTAACTTACAGAAGGGTGTAAGAATAGATAAGGGTAAAGGTATTTTAAAAGTACTATCTTATGAAGTTCTTAAGAATGTGGTTTTTCCTTCTGACCTCGATTTAAAAATCCCAGATCATATGATTATCGCAACTGCTATGGCGGTGAGTGAAGAGTCAACTCGCAAAACTTGTGTTGTTTCTCGTGACATCAATATGCGTGTTATCTGTGACTCGATTGGTCTGAATGCCGAAGACTACACAACAGAAAAGGTGGTTACCTCTTCTGACGAACTATATTCTGGTTTGGTAACACATATCGTAGACGATCAGGTTATCGATCGTTTTTATGCTGGTGATGAGATCACTATTTCTGAAGACGAAGTATCAGCCATTTGGTTCCCGAATCAATATGTGCTCTTGGTTTCAAATGCCAACCAGAAAAAGTCATGCATAGCGAGGTTCTACACCCATTTCCAGCCATTGAAAAAAATAGTGAATGATAAGATTCCTGATTGGAAAATCTCTTCAAGAAACAAGGAACAGGCGTTCGCTATTGACCTTCTTATGGATCCGTCCGTGAAGGTTGTATCACTTGTTGGTCGTGCTGGTTCTGGTAAGACACTTTGTGCTATTGCTGCTGGCTTACAGCAAACAATCGGTCTCCGTGAAAATTCTTATGATAGAATGATTGTATCTCGCCCTGTCCAGCCACTAGGTAAAGATATTGGTTTCTTGCCCGGCACAATGGAAGAAAAGATGCTTCCTTGGCTAATGCCCATTCAAGATAACCTTCAATTCTTGGTTGGAGGTAATAAAAATACACTTCAGATGTATATGGACAAAGGAAAGATTGAAATTGAAGCCCTTACATACATTCGTGGTCGTTCTATTGCAAATGCTTTTATTATCATCGATGAGGCTCAAAACTTGACAGCACACGAAATCAAGACTATTATGACTCGTGTAGGCGAAGGAACAAAGATTGTGCTTACTGGTGATGTTGAACAAATTGATAATGTCTATGTAAATGAGACTTCAAATGGTCTTGCACATGCTGTTGAAAAGTTCAAAGAATTCCCAATCGCTGGTCATGTTACATTTACTAGAGGCGAGCGCTCAGAAGTAGCCACATTGGCTTCAAAGGTGTTGTGATGTTTCTCCATTTCATTTTTGGTCTGCTTTTAGCAAACTTAATGGAATGGGCTATTCATAAATACTTTTTACATAATCTCGGAAAGAAGAAAGCATCCTTATTTTGGTTTCATTGGGGTGCTCATCATCGCGAGGCTAGAAAAAATAACTTTATAGACTCCAAAGTTTCTCCAAGAGAAATTGTTGGGGTCTTTTTATTATGTCTTTTAACCTCTCCAATAATTTTCATTTCTCCAATTTTCTATACAGGCATGTTTATGTATGCTATGGTTTATTTATTGGTTCACAACTATGCACATAGAAATCCTGACTGGTGTTACAAATATATGCGATGGCATTATGATCACCACATGGGCAAAGACCAAGATAAAAACTGGTGCATAGTTGTTCCATTTTCAGATTTTTTATTAGGAACACGGAGAAAATATGACTACAAAGACAGATGAGTTGGCAAAAATTGTGGTTTCTGCCGAGAATCCACTCAAACAAATGTTGCTTGAATATGTAGGAAATAAATTTGTGACAGAAGAAGACGAAGGCGAGTTTGAAGTCACGGTTCAAATGATTGTAGATACTCTTGCGCACGAATTTCCAGAGTTTGTGATGATTATGGCTGAGGAAAACTGGGTAAGAGGTTACCAACAGGGGCTAGACGATGCTACGAGATTACATCCAGCAACGACAGAAAGTAATTGAAGAAATGGGAAACTTTTATACACCTTCTGGGATTCAAGTTTATTCTAAGGATCTAATGATAGGGGGAGAAGTAGATATGGACAAGGTTGTCTCTAAATTTGAATCCTTGATCCCTGCTCACGTTAGGGATGAAGTAGAAATGATTATTGTTGGGCATTTTGAAGAGTTTGAAGATAGACAAATCAATGCTTTCTATAAAGACGGAACTCTTCATATTTCAAATGTGCAAAACAATAGCGAAGATCTTCTGGATGATTTAGTTCATGAAACTGCTCATTCACTTGAAGAATCACAAGGTCACTTTATCTATGGAGACCAAAAGCTAGAAAAAGAATTTCTTAGAAAAAGAGAATTTTTATACAATATATTATGGAAAATGGGTTTTAAAGCGCCACATGAAATGTTTCTTGATACAGAGTATGATCAAGAATTTGACGAATTTTTACTTCAAGATATTGGCTATGATAAATTGGCAGAAGTATTGAGAGGAATTTTTGTAACACCATATGCAGCAACCTCGCTTAGAGAATATTTTGCAACTGGATTTACAGAGTTTTATCTTTACCCAGATAGTCATGGTTATTTACAAAAGGTATCGCCAGAACTTTATAAAAAATTAGTTCAACTCCACCGCGCAGATTAGACTTGACACCACCCACAATCCGTGTTATGTTATAGGCATAAGGAGATTACTATGCCTCACATTTCATTTTCGGCATTGAAGGACTGGAACTTTTGCGCTTGGTATCACAAGCTAACTCGTATCGATGGAATCGGAGGCTTTGAGGGTAATGCCTACACTGCCTTCGGCAATGCCATCCATGAGGTATGCGAGAAGAAACTATTGAAGGAAGAGGTAAACGAAGACGATATGTTTATCCGACGCTTTGAATACTTTCTTGGTAAGCTTGAAGAAGAGCAGGACCAGAAATTGGTTGAGGAAATGCGCGAGCAGGGTAAAGCAATACTGCCTGAGATTGAAGATGCGCTTAGAGACTACTTTGGAGAATATGAAGTTCTAGGTTCTGAGATTCCTCTTGAAGAGAAAATTGAAGACGAAGAAGAATATATCTTTAAAGGGTTTATTGATGGAGCCATCGCAACACCTGATGGTAAGGTTCATATCTTTGATTGGAAAACTTGTTCTTGGGGCTGGGACGCCCAGCGTCGTAATGCTCCCATGACAACATACCAGCTAACTCTTTATAAGCATTTTTTTGCTCGCAAGATGGAGATTGATCCAAAGAATATTGAGACACACTTCGCTCTTCTTAAGAGAACCTCTAAGAAAGATAGGGTTGAATTCTTCAGAGTTACTTCTGGACCGCGAAAGACTGAAAATGCTCTAAAATTGTTGAAAAAAGCACTACACAATATCAAGAACCAAAGATACATTAAAAACAGACTTTCTTGTAGAACTTGCGTCTTTAACAAGACGGAACATTGCAGATAACAGGATGAAAAATGTTAGCAGAATATATCTGGGTTGATGGTTCTTCGCCATACCGCCTGCTAAGAAGCAAAACTAAAGTTTTTGAAGAGAAGCCTGAAGAGTTTCCATTATGGAACTTTGATGGCTCTTCTACAAATCAGGCTGATGGAGACAATTCAGATTGTGTTCTTCGCCCTATTTTTGTTTGTGATGACCCACTGCGCTATGATTCAGTTTTGGTTCTTTGTGATGTTTTGACTCCCGACCTAGAACCACACCATTCCAACACCAGAGTCTTCGCTCAACAGGTAGAAAGTGAATATAGCGAACAAAAAGCTCTATTTGGATTAGAACAGGAATATACCATTTTCAAAGATGGTCGCCCTCTAGGTTTCCCTTGGGGTGGATATCCAGAACCGCAGGGGAAATACTACTGCTCCGCAGGGGGCGGGCGTGTGTTTGGTAGAAAGATCATAGAAGAGCATCTTGAGCTTTGTCTCAAAGCAGGATTGAAAATTAGTGGCGTCAATGCAGAGGTTATGCCCGGTCAATGGGAATTTCAGATTGGACCTCTCGGAACAGTTGCGACTGGTGACCACCTAACTGTGGCTCGTTATCTCTTAGAACGCATTAGTGAAAACCATGGTGTTGAAATTAGTTATGCCGCCAAGCCTATGCCTGGAGACTGGAATGGTGCTGGGTGTCACGCTAACTTCTCAACATTAGCAATGAGACAGTCTATTGAGGCTTGCGAGGATGCCTGCCGTGCTCTTGGTGAGAACACAGAAGAGCACATTCGCAATTACGGTCACGACATCGAATCAAGACTAACAGGTGCTCACGAAACTTGCTCTTACAAGGAATTCCGCTGGGGAGTGTCTGATAGAACTGCTTCTATCCGTATTCCTTGGGGAGTGGCGAAGGCAGGCAAAGGTTACATTGAAGACCGACGACCCAATGCTGATTGTGATCCTTACCTAGTTTGCGGTCTTATCTTAAGAACAGTTATGGAGTATAGATGACTAAAAAGAAAATTCTGGTCTTATCTGACCATCCCCTATCACCTTCTGGTGTAGGAACACAAACAAAGTATATGATAGAAGCACTGCTGAAGACCGGACGCTACCAGTTCGTTTGTCTCGGCGGCGCTGTCAAACATAAAGATTACACACCACAACGGGTTGAGCCTTGGGGTGATGATTGGCGTGTTTTTCCAGTAGATGGTTATGGAAATCACGAGATTATCCGTTCCATTCTTCAGAAAGAACGACCAGATGTCCTGTGGTTTATGACCGATCCTCGCTTCTATGGCTGGCTTTGGGAGATAGAAAATGAAGTCCGTGCGAACATTCCTATGGTCTATTACCATGTTTGGGATAACTTCCCCGCACCACAATTTAATGCTGATTTCTACAACTCCACAGACGTTATTGCTTGTATTTCAAAAGTTACACATGAAATCGTTCAAGAAGTTGCGCCCGACGTTCAGTCCTGCTATCTTCCACACGCGGTAAACGAGGAGTTCTTCCACCCTGCTAGAACTGAGCAGGAAGAACATGCAGTAAGAGTAATGAGACAGCGCGTAATAGATTCCTCAAGAACTAGAAATCCAAATAAAAAGATTTTCTTCTGGAACAACCGTAATGCCCGCAGAAAGCAGAGTGGCACTCTTATTTGGTGGTTCAAGGAATGGCTTGATAAAGTTGGGCACGATAAAGCTTCGTTACTCATGCACACAGATCCGCGAGATCCACATGGACAGGATCTTCCACACCTTATCAGCCATCTAGGTCTAAATAATGGTCAGGTACTTCTATCAACAAACAAGATACCATCAGAAGAGCTAGCAAACCTTTACAGAATGGCTGATTACACAATCAATATCTCTGATGCTGAGGGTTTTGGTCTTGCCACTCTTGAGTCGCTTTCTTGCGGAACTCCAATCATCGTAAATATGACTGGTGGTCTCCAAGAGCAGGTAACTGACGGTAAGAACTGGTTTGGTTTTGGTATTGAGCCTTCCTCTAAAACAGTTATTGGTTCTCTTCAAGTTCCTTATATTTACGAAGATCGTATCTCACAAGGGGATTTCGAGAAAACCATGACTAAAGCACTCAAAAATCCTACAAAGAAATATCGCCAAATGGCTTCACAAGGCAGGAAGCATGTGTTAAAATCATACAACTTTGAGACTTTTGAGAAGTCTTGGGTTGAACTTATGGATCAAGTCACTACTGAAATGGGTTCTTGGGATACAAGAACTGGTTATGATAGATGGCGTCTAATGGAGGTTGCGTGAAAAAGAAAGTTTTACTCAAGGGTCCGCTCCTAACCCGTTCTGGTTATGGCGAGCAGGCTCGTTTTGCTCTTCGGTCTTTGCGTTCTCGCGAAGACCTATTTGAAGTGTTTATTCAGCCACTACAGTGGGGAAAGACTTCTTGGGCTTCTGATATGGATGAAGAACGTGTCTGGATTGATCAAACTATCGAAAAGACGATTGCCTTTATTCAACAGGGTGGTCAGTTTGACCTTTCTCTACAAGTAACCATTCCAAACGAGTTTCAACGACTTGCGCCAATCAATATTGGCTACACTGCTGGTATTGAGACAACAAAGGTTGCTCACCAGTGGATTCAGAAAGCAAATGAGATGGATAAGATCATCGTTGTGTCTTCTCACTCCAAGCAAGTGTTCGAGAACACAGAGTATCAGGCAACTAACCAGCAAACAGGCGAAAATGTAACCCTAAGAACACAGACTCCTGTTGAAGCTGTTGGTTATCCTGTAAAGACCTTTGAGAGCCTTCCAAAGCTTGATCTAGAACTCTCAACCTCATTCAACTTCCTCACAGTTGCCCAGTTTGGTCCGAGAAAGAACCTTCTAAACACCATCAAGTGGTTTATTGAAGAGTTCCGAAATGAAGATGTCGGTCTTGTTGTAAAGTCCAACATTGCAAAGAACTGCCTTATGGATCGTAATCGCCTATATGGTGATTTAACCAAGTTTATTAGAGAACAGGGAGAGAGACAGTGCAAGGTATTCCTCCTACACGGCGATATGACTGACGCCGAAATGCACTCCTTGTATCAGCATCCACAAATCCATGCATTTGTCTCTCTCCCCCACGGTGAAGGCTTTGGTCTTCCTCTATTTGAAGCTGCATACTCAGGTCTACCAGTAGTCGCTACAGGCTGGTCTGGGCAGCTTGATTTTCTTACAGATGCCAATGGTCGAGAACATTTTTACAATGTAGCCTTCGACCTACAACCCGTCCAGAAAGAGGTTGTTTGGGATGGGGTAATCGTCCCTGACTCTATGTGGGCTTATGCCCGCGAGACTTCCGCAAAGGAACAGATGCGTGCTTGCTTTGAACAGACAACAGGCAATGCAGACACGAATTTGCGACTAAATGATTATGCCCAACAACTATGGGAACGCTTCTCGCCAGACGAAATGTATGATAGGTTTGTTGGTGAGATAGAATCTGTTTTTCCAGAAAACACCTTGATTGATTTGGAGTCAATGCTTTGAGGCTCGGCTTTGTAAGCGACTTTTACGCCCCTTCAATCGGCGGCACGCAGATTCTAGCACAAAGTTTGTGTGAGGGTTTTGCCGATCTTGGTCATGAGGTAGAGGCTATCACCACCCCTGATTCAAGTCGAGAACACAATAAATACTCTTACAAGATTCACGAAGTAAGTGGAATCAATTTCACAAACTCAGACTTCTTCCTTGTTCAGAACTATGATGCTGTTTTCGTTCTTGCTGATTTATTTTCTCCAACTTTGAAGACAATCAATCCTGGCGACACTCGTAAGAGCATACTTATCTTAAATCTGGACGAGAATGTTTATCGCTGGATTCATGAGGGTAGAATCCCCAATGTCCAGCAGATTGTAGAAAAGATAAAACTTTACACTCATGTCGTTTCCTTTTGTAAGGGAGCACCTGTAAACAAGTTTCTTGAAGAGAATGGGATAGAATACTTATTTATTCCAAACTTTACTAGAGACACACAAGAGACTCCTAAGCCACCGATTCACATTCGTAATGCCCTCAAGTTAGGAAACAAGAAGATTATCTTCAATCACGGTTTGATCGAAGATAGAAAGAATCAGTTATCTTTGATTCAGAGCTTTGCTGCTTCTGGACTTAGAGAAGACCACACTCTTGTTCTTCTCGGCTCTCCACGAAGTGCTTCTGATAATGCTTATCTCTCACAGATTAACTCTATGATTGAAGAACAGGGGCTCTCCGAGTGCGTCAAGATGGTGAAAGGAACCAATAACAGAGGTCTCATAGATCTTCTGCTTTGTTCTGCGGACATTTATGTTCTCCCATCAAAGGCAGAGGGCTTGCCGCTTGTTTTGCTTGAGGCTATGTCTGCTGGGTTGCCTTGGATTTCTACCCCTGTTGGTGGTGTGCCTGAAGTTTTTGGACCGCTCCAAGGCGGTGTGGTGCTCCCACAAATAGCATTCACAGCGGAAGAACTAGAATCCGCAGTCCGCTCTGTTGAACGAGGACATTCACGTCGCGAATGGTCCGAGAACTTTACAAAAGAAAAAGCACTTGAACGCTATGGGGCATTATTAAATGACTAAAGCATTTGTTTGTCTATTGAGTTGTGAGAAATATTCTTACAAGAGAGAACAGCAGAACATTCATGATTTGGGGATCGATTATCGATACTTTATAGGCGACCCTTCTCTAAGTAATGCGAGAGAGGCTGGTTCCATAGTTTATCTACCATGCCCAGACTCATACGAATACCTTACTCATAAGACTTTGCAAGCATTTCGCTGGATGGAAGATAATATAGAAGCAGAGTTTTATTTTAAGACTGATGATGACACCATGTTCGACAAGGAGCAGTTCTTACTTTTATTGCAAGAAGTAGAAAATAACAAAATTCAATACGGAGGAGAATTACATCCCGGTGGTGTAATGTCTGTTCATCACTTTGGTAAGTGTGAAGATGAAAGGATAAACAAACAGAGATTTTATGTTCCAAACATAGTCTATGTAAAGGGTGGCGGCTATGTCTTATCCAGAGATTCTATTTCTTTGATAAACAAAACAAAAAATAAAAAAGACTACTTTTGTATCTATGAAGATGCTACAATAGGAAACATACTTAATCAACACGGAATAACTCCGAAGCCATTACAAATACGAAAGGCTTTTAATTGGGATGTGATAAAATGAATGATAGAAATGTTTTTGTTTATTGGGAAGGAGATATTCCTCCATTGATTTCTATCTTAAGGGATCTAATTTATAAATTTTCTAATAATGAAAAAAACTATAAAGTTATTTTTTTAAATGATAAAAATATTAAACAGTTTATTGATTTAGAGCCAAATTATTGGAAACTTGCAGTTAATCATAAATCTGATTTTATTAGAGCAAAAGTTGTTTTTAAGTATGGAGGAATTTGGCTAGACAGCGACACTTTAGTCATGAGTGATCTTGGGCAGTTATTTGAGATCTTAGAAAGCAAAGAAGGTTTTTTGATAAAAGAAAATAACAAAATTATTTGTACTGGTGTTTTTGGAGCAAGAAGGGGCAGTAATTTTCTAAAAGAGTGGATAGACAGAACAGAGGTAGCAATTAAAAAAGACAACTTATCGTGGTCTGAAATTGGGCCATTCATGGTTGATTCTATTTTTAGAAATACTGAGCTTTGTAAAAACTTTACTATTTTTAATGGTTTAGATACGATGTATCCAGTAAATTGGGATCAATGTCCGAAAGAGTATTTATTGAATAATGATATCAATAAAATAAAAAAAGAGTTTCAGCCACTAGTAGTTTTGGTGAATTCTGTCTATAAACAAACTTCTAAAATGTCAAAAAAAGAAATTATTCATATGAATAATAATTTAGGTTTTTTACTGAGAGAAGCAATTCAAAGATGAACAACTATTTTACACAAAAAATAAAAGTTTCTACAATTTTCAATAGGATAAACAGATTTGAATATTTTAAACAAATTTGTAGAGATAAAAAAGTTCTTCATGTCGGTTTTGTTGATTATCCGATAACAAATAAAAATCAAAATATGCATCTAATGATTGACAGTGTTGTTGAAGAATTGGTAGGAGTTGATCCAAATTTTGAAAATTTTGCAGAATTTGAGAAACTTCTCATCAACAAAAGAATGCATAAGACACTCATAGAAGTGCAAAATGAATATTTTGATATTGTAATAGTGCCTGAAGTAATAGAGCATGTTGGAAATATGCAAGAATTTATTGAAAATTTATCAAAATTAAATTTTAATAAGATGTATATTACTGCTCCAGATGCATTTCTTTTAAGTAGAAATGTTTCGTATGATAAATTAAATTCAATAGTAACTGAAATAGTACACCCAGATCACAATTGCTGGTTTTCTCCGTACACACTAAAAAATATTGTTCTTAAATACTCAGATTTAAAATTAGATGAAATGTTTTATGTGGGTGGCAATTCTATAGTTGGAGTCTTTGAGAAATGAAAATTCTAACTTATATCCATATACCTAAAACAGCAGGAACCTCAATTAAGCATTCGATATCACAAGAGAAATTTTTTGCATATAGTGGACATAATAGGACTCCAAATCACAATTTAGAACACTTTGTTGTTTTGCGAGAACCTGTTGATAGATTTTTAAGTGCGATATGGTATAGTTATTATAATGACAAGACTTGGAGAGGTGCTGATGATTTAATAAGATCGGGGCTGAGTACTCCAAATGATTTTTTAGATGTGTGCTTTGATAAAACGCATAAGTTGTATAACTTATGTCAAATAGAGTTTTCTAACAACAACAACCACTATGTTGATGGAAAAAAAATAAGCAGATCTTGGATTTATGAGGAACAAATACTTTGGTGGAATAAGCCAAAACATATAATTCTTTTTCAAAATTTAGAAGAAGAATTAAAAAAAATAAAATTAGTAATTCCTCATAAAAACAAGGCAATAAAAAGTCCATATTGTTTAAATGAAGAACAACACAAATCAATAAAAGAAATGTATAAAAATGATTATAAGTTGTGGTCTTATTGGTCTGAGATTTGCTTTAAAGAAAGAAAGAATATAAACTGGGATAAACATAAAGATTTTTTATTAAAAATAGCTAAATAAAATGAAAATACTAATCACTGGACATAAGGGCTACATTGGTAGCAAACTATTTGAAAAATTGAATGATGGAATCAACATTGTTCATGGCTTAGATTTAAAAGATGGCAGAGACGTACTCCATCATTTGCCAAATACGAGTTATGACTATATATTTCATCTCGCAGCATTCCCCAGCGTACAGCAGTCAGTTAAGCACCCCTCAGATACATTCAAAAACAATGCTTACGCTACATCTGTCCTGTTAGAATGGGCAAAAAATCATAATGTAAAAAGAGTTATTTTTTCTTCCTCTGCTGCCGCTTCCGATGTAACATCACCCTACGGACTTCATAAGAGAATCTCAGAGCAAGAGTGCAAGCTTTATTCTGAACTCTACGGATTAGATACTGTTTGTCTTCGCTATCATAATGTCTATTCCGAAGATCAAATCTATGGTGGCTCTTATTCCACAGCGATAAGCGCTTGGATGCAGATGATTCGGGAAGGTAGAGAACTTCGTATAGATGGAGATGGAGAACAGACAAGAGATTTTGTACATGTTGATGACATTGTATCTGCTAACATTTTTTGTATGAACCAAGATAAGCCATTTGCTGGCGCAATACATGACGTTGCTAGCGGTGTTTCATACTCTCTAAATTCAGTTAGAAAAGTAATTGATAGAAACCATAATGTAACTTGGATCCAAAATCCAGAAAGAAAAGGCGACATTAAACATTCACATTCGGACATTTCTGGGTTATTATCTCTTGGATGGAAGCCGTCTGTTACAATAGGAGATGGTTTGCAAAGATGTTTTTCAAAGGATAATCTATGTGTGGAATCTTTGGCTCAGTAGCCGATAAAGTAGAATACAATGTAGTTAAGCAGGGTCTCAAAAACCTTGCTTATCGTGGTTATGACTCGGCGGGCATTGCTGTCGCAACCTCGCAAGGAGTCGTAATCGAGAGAACAGAGGGACACCCCAAGTTCCTCCCAGATCTTGGACTCACTGGCACAGTTGCAATCGGACATAACCGATGGGCTACTCACTCACCCCCAACAAAAGAGAACTCTCACCCTTACACTTCCAATGACAACAAGATTAGTCTTGTTCATAACGGAATTATTGAGAACTATGTTGAGGTCAAGAACTTTCTAGAAGGCAAGGGATTTACTTTCTATTCTCAGACGGACACCGAGGTGTTACCAAACCTTATTCAGTATTATCTCTCGCAAGGAGACGATCTACGCGCTGCTATGCGTCATACCGCAAAGCATGTTGAGGGCGCATTCGGCGTTATCTTCATTCATGCTGACTACCCAAATCAGATGAACTTGATGAAACTTGGCTCCCCAATGTATGTCGGTCGCGCTGACGATGCTGTCTATGTTTGTTCTGATGCCTACTCATTTCCAGAAGAAGTTAAGACCTTCTCTTCAATTGACGACAGTAAGATCCTTATCATTCGTAAGGACTCTGTTGATGTTCAGGATCTTAACGGCACCAAACTAACCCTAATCTTTGAAGAGAAGGATGTCTCAGCAGATACCTACTGTCTTGGTAAGTACGACCACTACATGCAGAAAGAAATCTATGAGCAGTTTGATTATGTAATGTCTGGACTCATGGGCAGAATCAAGGATACAGAAATCGTTCTTGGTGGTCTCCAAGACTGCATAGAAAGTCTTGCAAACAGTAATCAGATCATCTTTACAGGTTGTGGATCTGCCAACAACGCCGCCCGAGTTGGGGCACTTGCTATGGAGGAAGTTGGTAAACTTATGTCTCGCAACATGCCTTCTGGCGAGTTGAAGTATAGAGACGCCCTCGTAGATGAAAAGTCTTGGCTTGTAACTGTCTCTCAATCTGGCGAAACTGCTGACGTTATCGGTTGTATCAAGAACATGAAAGCAAAGGGTGCTAACGTTCTCGGCATCGTGAATACTCCCAACTCAACCATCTACCAGATGACCGACTGTGGTATTCACATTCGCGCAGGAAAGGAAGTTTCTGTTGCCTCAACCAAGGCTGTTACGAATCAGATTCTTGCCATGCTTCTTCTCGCTTACAAGATTGGACTTGAGAATGGGTGCTCCTATCGAGAATACAAACAATTTATCAAAGAAGCCCAGAAACTCCCCTATTTTGTAAACAAGGTAATAGCCCTTGAGGATAAAATCAAAGGCATCTGCGAGACGTACAAGGACTCTAAAACTGCTTTTGTTATAGGTCGTAACACCCTTGAGCCCATCGCTGACGAGATTGCTTTGAAGATCAAAGAGATCTCTTACATTCATGCAGAAGGGTATTCTGGATCTGAGTTGAAGCACGGACCACTTGCACTCATTGATGACAAGATTCTCAACGTTTGCTTACTTGATAAGAACTTCTATCCTGAGAAGACTATCAGCAACATAGAGGAGATTAAAGCAAGAGGCGGCAAAGTTATTCTAATAACAAACTACACAAAGCATGAAATAGAGAATAAAATCTATGATAGGTTAGTTAGCGTAGAGACTGGTGAGAATAAATACATAACTGCTATGATTTTCAACATCGTAGGACAGTTACTTTCTTACCACCTCGCTCTCCATAATGGTAGAGATGTTGATTTACCTAGAAATCTCGCCAAAAGCGTAACCGTTGAATAAGGAGCAACAATGAGTAACGGAACTTTTAAACTATCAAATCAGGCAGTAGGTGCCCTAATGATGGCTCTACAGGAGTCACTACTAAATGAGTTGGACATTGTTCCAATCATCAAGGGTTTTGAGTTACAGGCAGACGATGAAGGTCTTGTTGTAACCAATCCACCAACTGTCCGCGTTAGCAACAGTAAACCAATCACCGAGCAAGACCTGCTCAACATGGCGGGCGAATAGTTGCCGCGCTATCAATATAAGTGTGAAAGCTGCGAAGGAAACTTCGTGGCTTTTCATTCTTTGTCAGAGACAAAGGAATCTTGTGACCTCTGTGGGCACGAGGGAGTTACAAAAATGGTGGGTAAGCCGATAGTCCTTAACAAAAAACAAAGCGATTCTATCACTACTGGTGACCTCACAAACGAATATATAGAAGCAAACAGAGAGCTTCTAAAAGAAATGAAGGAGGAAGCCAAAAATGGATTTTATGAGTAGATTAGAAATGGTGCTTACACTATTGTTGTTACTATCTCTTGCCTTCAATGTAATATTATTTATTTATTCTCGTAATGTAGCACAAAAACTTGTTCTAATCTCTAACGAGATAGATGATTTGCGTGCTGCTGCTGCCAGTTTTGCTTCTCACGTCAAAGCTGTTTATGAGCTTGAGATGTTCTATGGGGATCAGACCTTACAGGCACTTATGGATCATGCTCGTTCATTCCGAGAATACATGGACGAATTTGATTTTATCTATATACCAGACGATGAGGAAACTGATGCCAAAACACAGCAAATCGAAGAAATCTAATCATTATTTTACCAAAGAACATGAAAAAGCAATAATGGAATATTGTTCTTCGGATTGTAATAGACGTAAGACTGAAATTTATGTAACGATGTTACAGCCAGCTTTTAGCGAGATGGTAGATAAAATTGTATTTACTTATAAGTTTACAACACTCCCGAATATAGATCTTCTCAGAGAAGAGTGTAAAGTTTGGCTGATTACTATTTTAGATAAATTTCAACCAGATAAAGGACATAAGGCTTTCTCTTATTTCTCGGTTATAACGAAGAACTGGTTTATTCATAAGGTCAAAAAACAAAAGCGTAAGATTCAACGTGAAGTAGATTATGACGCTGCACCAAAGAGATTCGAGGAAGAGTATCTTTCAACAGACCAAACTTGGGTAACAGATCAAGTTGAGCGAGAGTTCTGGCTTTCTTTCTACGAAGATTTGAAGACTTGGAAATACAATGACATGCGAGACAGTGATGAGAAAGTATATAAGGCTATTGTCGTACTTTTTGAGAGCAAAGACGACATAGAAATTTTTAACAAAAAGGCTGTGTATCTCTATTTAAGGGAGATAACCGGGCTAAACACAAAGCAGGTTGTAAATTCTCTGAACAAGTTCCGTGAACATTACAGAGATTTCAAAACAGATTGGGAAAATGGCAAGATATGAACGACGAATTTGACGATTTGATGGACGAGGCAATTGAAAACATTCGCAACGACCGCAAGGTTGCGCGAGAGTTCTTGAACGAACTTGCAAATCAGATTGCTCAAAACGCAGAAAACAACCGAGCACTTTCCCCCGTCGCTGCTAAACATATTGAAACAATGCAGCGTTCCAATGAGCAGTTGGTGAAAGTTCTCACCCTCAAGCAGAAGGAGAGAACCAAGGAAGTTGGCTTGTCTGACGAAGATAAAGCTAGTCTCTTTGATATGATTCAAGGAGAGAACTGATGGCTAAAAAGAACTATTTTGACTTCTCGCAGTTTGATGAAGTTGGTGATGCTATGGATCTTTTCGCCAATACTATCAGAAATGCTTTTGAGTTTGATGCGTTAGCGGGAAAAGATACCTTCAATGCAGTTGTGTTAACCCAACCAATCCCAATGGACGAAAGCCAGATTGCCTCTTTTATACAAACTAAGCAAAATGATGAAAAGCAATCTGCCGATGATGACATTCCAAGATTTACCTTCAAGGCAAGGATTTTGGGACAACAATCGCCTCATTTATTTTTGCCCGATCCTTGTGACATAACAATTGCCAAAGAGATACAAGAGCAGCAGAACATACAAGATGTTATAGATATGCATACAACGGTTATTGCAATCAACGCTGTTGATAGACCTGCTCTTGGAGATGTTGTTAAAATAAAGATCGATCAAGGAACTTTCTCCATCAATCCACAAACTGCTGAATATGTTGGTCTTGTTACGAACTCGCCATCAGCAATTAACAATATTTTAGGATCCCAGAGGGGTGAATGTAAACAAGCATTAGAAAATACGTTTGCGGGTTACAATGGATCGGTTGTGCAAGGAGGAAAGCCAATCAGAGACCTTTCTAGACTAGATAAACAATTTAGACAAATAGTTGAAACCTTGGTTCAAAAATTAAAAGACAGAGGATTCATTCCTTATGTGGCTGAAACGTTTAGGACACCAGATAGACAAAGGTTTCTTTATAACATTGGGCAAAGCAAAATAGAAAGTGGTGGAATGCATGAGAAAGGATTAGCCGTTGACATCATTGATGGAAGACCTCATGAAGACGGAAAGGGAATTGTTGGTTGGGGCTCGTATGAAGAAGAGGCAAAAAAAAATGGTATAGAGCCGACCGAAGCAGACAAAAAAGCAACCAAAGATGCTAATGAATTTTTTGATGCTCTGGGGCAAGAAGCTAGAGAACTAAATTTAGTTTGGGGTGGGGACTGGAAGACATTTATAGATAAACCACATGTTGAAATGAGCGAGAGAAGTGAAGATGCCTGAATCAAAAAAAATAAAAATCTTTAATGATGAAAAGCTCAGTAAAGAGAAGCAAAGAATATTCAAAGAAGCACAAAGCCTAAACAAAATAATTCTCGGCTTAGACGGCTCAAATCCAACAGCTCAGCCACTAAACTCTTCTGGTTTATTTGGCAAGAAGCCTTATGAGCCTCAAGTAAAATACAACTTTGCTCCAAGTGAAAACGTCATCAATAATGGCAATGCCTTCATAACACTTGGCAAAGATCGTCCTTCTGGAAAGGCATCTGGATTTGGTGGTCAAGGGGCTACAGGTGCCAATGCTATTGATTTAGTTGTTGGTAGAATGGCTTCAAGTAAAAGACCAGATGGTGCTATTGTAGATAACAGTTTTTCAGCCGACGCGGCAAGAATCTACATAAGCCAGCTAACCAACATTGATTTCAATTTTGGAATAGATCCGGGTAAGTCAGGTTACATGGAAGCTCGCTCTGGTATTGGAATAAAAGCAGATGGCGTTCGTGTCATCGGAAGGGAGGGTGTCAAGATTGTGACAGGTCGGTCTACAAATAGCACTGGATTTGGAAACAAAGGCGAAACCAACTCTCTTGGAGGAAAAATCTCCCAACCAGCACCACTTATCGAGCTAATCGCTGGTAACAATACCGAATCAAGAGAAGTTGCTGGCGGTTTATTCAATACTCCAGAAAAATATGATACCCTACAAGGTGTCGCAATGGGACAAAATACAGTCGAAGCCCTAAGAGATTTAAGTGAGATTTTAGATAAACTTACCTCTTCTTTGTTTAACTTTGTCAATCTACAGACGCAGTTCAACGCTGCTTTGGCTGGAGCAGTTTCTTTACCTGCCCCGGCTGCTGGAGCCGCAGTTGGGGCTTTGACAACTGCCAACACAATCAGGATGCTGGTTCAAGTTTGGACTCCCTATTATCAAGCAAGGCTTGGAAAATTCTTGTGGGAAGTCAATCATCTACAACCGTTTGGCTATCGATACATAGAGAGTAGAAACGTTAAAACAACCTAGTTAGATAGATAGGAAAGGCAATGGCTCAATCAGAATTTTTGAAGCACCAAGACAAGAATGGTGATTTTCTAATAGATAAATGTGAAGTAGAACTCCCTGGATCAGAAGAAAAGGTCTGTCTAGATTGTATTCCTAATCCGAAGGCTGTTCTAACTGATTGGAAAAACTTGGAGATTGATTCTCCAAGGCTGAACGAGCGCACTTGTAGGTATGAAGTGGCGGTCACTACTCGCTTCAAGACGACAGGCGGCGAGAATGCCTCAGATGAAGAAGAAGCAAAAAATGCCCTTGATGAGAGATTTTTAGATTATCGCGAAGAGGCGATAGCAGCCTTACTCGATGCTTACAAAAAGAAAGAAGATGCGTTAAGCCTCTTTACAATGCAAGAAAATATTCAGTTTACAAACTGGGATCTTGAAGCAAGACCAAATTCAAGATTAAAGCTACTTTATTCAGTCCCATTCGATATATTGAATAGTTTAGAAGACGAAGATGAACAAAATGAATCAGACGAAAGTGATGGTCCATTAACTATATCTTTTTTGGCATCCGAATTGGCATTCATGAATGTGAGAGTCAGAAAAGGATTGAATCTTTATTCTCGCTACGATAAAGTAAATAAGATTATGAGCAAAGAATACTTTGCGTATGTTGATAATCTAAAACCATTTGACGTTGGCATCTATGGAGATAATGGATTTTCTCGCACATCATTGATGGCTCGTGTTCTTATTGAGCTAGATCAATTTTTAGTCAATAGAGGATACAATCTACCGGGTGTTGGCAGAGGAGTCTTAAAAGATAGAGTTGTTAAAATACAGTTTAATTTTACACAGGAAAGAAAATTAAAAAAGCTTACAATTTTTACTGTTGGGTGTAGAGAAAAGCCTATTATTTTCAGTGGTCGTAAACTCTCTGCCCTTAACAGAAAAGAATCTTTTAAAGATAAGACTGCCATGGGCTACCTCTCAAGACTGAGGGATATGGATAGGGCACTTACTGCAAGAGAGCCAGAACATTTTATTGAATTTTTAAAAAATAATACTTATCCACAAATCGATTTGTTTAATTCAATTCAGACTCTCGAAGAGAACAGCGATGAACAAGATGTTTTATCATGTGTAGGTGAAGCTCTCTTAAGTGAGGGTAAAGAACTTGGACAAGATATATTAGACGAGGTTCTGAACATAGCAGATGTCCTTGCCTATCAGTTCCACAAGAATATCTGTAAAAGATCTGAAGAGGAAAGAAGAAAAGAAGCTGTTGCTATGGGTGAAAGCTTCGATCCTGATCTTCCAGCAAAAGATTATCTTCCTTTTGGACAAGGCAACCCACTTGCAATAATGGCTACTAATCAGGCATTTAGGCAAATTGAAGCAAGCGATAATGTTTTTGTAAGACTGTGTGGAGAATTCCTTACAGACAAGATTACTGGAGGTTCTTTAGAGATTAGAGATCTTTATGATATTTCTTTCAACAAGATGAAAATATGTGGTCTCCTTGATCTTATGACAGAAGGACTACAGTGTCTATTCAAGGGTCTTACACTAGAAGAAGCTTTGGCACAAGCAATTTCTGCTGCTCTAAAGGCGATGTCCATAGAGAACTTTGGTGTCTTATTTGTTGGACTACCACCAGAGAAACAATCAGAACTTGATGATCTTGTAAAGCGAAAGTTGGAATCTGGCAATCTTTTCTCAGAGCAATCGAATGCAGAAATACTTTCCGATGCCACTTCGGCACAACCAGATGATCGTGGACCATCTGCTCCTGTATTTGGAGAAATAAACTTTGTTAAACCATGGGAAGACCAAGACTATATCGATCGAGAAAGAGAATCAATGATTCCCGGTCCATATGAAGCTATGTCTCCTTCAAGCAAGCTTGTTCAGCCACCCGGTGGTTCCGTAATTCGTCGTTCGCTTGGTAAAGATTACGACAATCCAAACCAGTTTGCAGAACAACAAACACCATTCGCTGATGCAATCAGGGCTGTCCAAACAGAATCAAAACAAAAGTTTAGCCCAGACAACCTTATGGAAGCTTATTTTGCAGCTTTGATCGAAGTGTATTCTGATAATCTTCTTGAACTTCTTGACATAATGAACAGATTCCCAGGAGCCGAGATTATATCAAAAGTTATAGCTCTATTTGATTGTCCTCGACCACCTCTGTTTACGCCAAGTGTGATGGATTTCTTGAAAGACATTGAGCTTCCTTTCTGTAGAAACGTCAATGATATCACTCTGCCTAGGCTCAACAACCCACTTGATTTTATTAATTTAGATTTATTTAAGCTATTGATAGATGCTGCAAAGATTGCAATTCAGAATGCAATCGTGTCTATTTTGGTGAAACTAATTGTAAAAGTTTGTGAGATTATTGGTAGCGCTATTTGTAAAGCAATTGAGACAGCAGGTAGTTTGGCTGCTGGATTGCCAGGATTACTGACTGGCAGAAACACAATCAAAGACATTTTGCGCGAATCAATCTGTGGTCCCCAGGCAGATGAAAAAGCTTTAGATGATTCTATTGTGGATATGTATAAGCTGCTTGGAGGTGTAGCTCCTGAAATAGCAAACAGAGAAAAGGTTCTTGCTTTCAATGAAGCTATGGCTTCATCTGTCACACGCCGAGAACTAATCGAGGCTTCAATGGGAGAGCCTTCAGAATCATTCCTAACTCTCGTTGATAATCTTGTTGAGTTTGAGTTCCCCGAGTTTAGAGAATCATTCTCAAACAAAAGCGCGATCGGTAACTTTTTCAGAAACTTTGGAAACCTTCTTCCAGCCGACTTTAGAGATCAGGCACAGCAGTTTGTTGATGGCTTGGAAGAAGATGATCAGTTGCCAGCAAACCCAAGCCTATGTGCTTCTCCAGAGCAGATTGAAGAGTTTTGCTCTCTACGCTCTCAGATTCTAGAAGGTAGAGCATCAGCAGAACAGATTGCGCAACTATGTCGCCCCGGCGAAGAGTTTGCAGATATAGCAAGCATTATTCAGGATGGAATTCCAAAGACCTTAGAGAGCGGTATTCCACCCATTGTATCAGAGCCCGGCTGTAACAACGGCTTATTTCCTTATGAGACGGAACAACAAACTGCCGCAACAGCGCAGATCATGAACAAGAATCTAGAGCAGTTGATGATTGCCTTCTCTTACGATATGCTTGGTAATGGTCCCGGCGAAAGAAACTGGGGCTTGATGAACATGGTGCTTTCGGACACTCTCGGAAGACCATTTACTGCTCACTCTCGTAAGGTGTTCAATGATCCCGGCAGGCAGCAGTATGTTGATTTTTATGTTTCTAGTAGCACGCCCCTCGACGGCGGCGGCGAAGCCGGCATCACCGATAACTATGCAAAATCAGAACGACAAAAAGGCGCATTCCCAGTCTACATCGCAGAGTGGATGACTCAGGAGAATAATGGTCAGATAGCAGACTCTATCGGCATAAATAATCAAATCCAGCCAGATAAAACAACAGTAAAAGACTTTGATGAACTAAATCTTGGTCTAAGAGTAACTCCTTTAGAACTACCAGACTATGGCTATAGAGTTCAGTTTGAAGTGGACTATGAGAACAAGCAAGTCAAGTTTGTTGAGAAGAAGAGAAAAGCGACACCCGATTTGTCAATTGACTTCAGTAGTAAGATAGAGGATGACGAGGGATACAAGTTCTCTATGTCTGCTTACTTTGCAGACTTAGGCAACAAAGGCAATTACCCAACTGATAACGTAAGACTCAAAATAACAGAGACTATCATTGAAGATGGCGACAAAGAGTTACAGGAGGACTACCTTGAGTTCTTGGCTAGTGATTCTACGCTACAAGACTTTGAAGAAGGCTTCTTGAACCAGTTTACCAGATTTACCGAGACATTCCAGAATCCAAACAACACGATCTCACCTCCGATTGTGCTAATGTCTGAGATGCTAAACATTACAGAAGAACAGGCAACATCCTTCTGGAACTCCACAACTACAAAACTTTATAACCAAATGTTTGAAAATGTTATGAGCACTTCAAGCATGGCGTTTGATTATGGTGTTGAGTTTGACAATCTCACGCCAGCAAGTGCCGATTATCTCTACCCAGATGGAACTGGAACCCTCTATGCAGAAAAAGAAATTGATGATGGTGAGGGCGGAACGAGAAAATTGAACAATAGAGATGCAGTCCTTGGTATAAGCCGCGATCAATTCGATAACCCAGATAACCCAAGGGTAATTTATTTAGATCCAGCCACCTATGGCGGCTCCTATCTGAATCCTCCAATCCATGTTCGTCCGCTCAAGAGTGCAGGATGGATGGGACTTGTAGATTCTGTTTTCCCCGAATTGAGTCCTTGTAAGCCGCCAAGAACAAATGTTATAGACTTTGGGGAGATAGAATCTGAAATGATGAAGTCTTATAATCAATTGGCAGAAGACGAAAGGCTCGCGGGTGATCCAGATTGTGTTACAGAAGTTCCTTACAATAGAATCTTGACAAGACAAGGCAAGGCAGGAATCCAATCTGTGATAGAAGCCGCTTGCAGAATTCATTCTGTTGAACACTTCATCAAGTCTCTCGCAACATTCTCTAAATTCAAACCAGACTTCAAGAATAACTTCAGCGATCTCTACGCTTCATACATTGTGGAGCAAATGGAGAAAGGATTCAAGAACGCACAACAGAATGAGTTCTTTGAATTGTTCAATCCATTTAAAGATGAAGAATTCTGGTATGCTTTCTTAGAACAATCAGTGCAAACCTACGGTCGCTTGCTTGATGAGGGGGAAATCATGGATCCTCCAGAAACAGTTATCAACGCCTTGATCCGCCTCAACAACATCCAAGAACGTTATGATTACCCAGATCGTAAAGATCTGCGAGAGTCCAAAAAGAATAACGAAGTTTCAATCTTCAAAACTCTCAAAAACTACAGAAATGAAGATGCTCTAGGTGTCGTCAAGGAAACAGAAGACATTGCCAAAATGGTTCTAAAAGAGTTTGTAAAGAAGCAACTCGGCAAAGTAGCAGATTCTTTCGAGGCTTCTCTAAAGGAAAACGGCTTCATTGATGATTCTTATGCCACTAACATAAATTATTATTTGCTAAGTTCTGCAACTGGACTTACAGCAGGAAGTGAACTGAATCTATTGGGAGAGTTGACAGAGGATGTGTCTGATGATCTGCTTACAAGAGAAGTCAAATACACTAATGGTGATGAGATGTCTCTACAAGATGGGACACCCTATGTTGGCTACTATCATTTTAGAGACGATCAACCGATGACAGGCGAAGAGCACAATGATGAATCACAAGATCTCAATCTTTTTGCGAAGAACATCATAGTAACTGCTGGCGGACAAGGGATCGGAAGGGTATCCCAAACAATGCCTTCTGGTGATATCCCCTTTGGTCTGAGAGCTTATCTAAAAACCCCAACTGGACAAAGTAATCCTTACGACCTCGGAGCGATAACAAGTCAAGAAGGCAATGTCTCAGATGTCTACCCAGGAACACTCAGAAAGGTTGTAAACGATTCTGGTAGAGTTGTCGGACTAGAAGGTGAACTTGGTTTGCGTTATGGTCTTGAGTTCTACGCAAATGTCGGTGGAGAAATGGTTAGTGTCACAAGCGTTGAGATCGATGTTCTCGATCTTCCACTTGCAAAGTTGCCACCACTACAGCCAAGTAGCAAAGAAATGCTTTGCCTTATCAACAATTTGTTAGATGACGATCGCTACAAAGCATTCATGAAATATTGCCTACCAACAACTAAGATTCCATCTATCATTGCAATCTATAACGACATGGCTTTCTTACCTTCTATTGGTGAAAATGTTCTTGATGATGCAAAGAGGAACAGTGGCAATTCTAAGCCCGGTAGAAAAGCTTCAGTAAATGATGATGGCGATGCTATAATTTATTCCCCAAATGATCCAGGCGAACAAGGTTGGTTCCCGAAGAAAGAGCGAAGAACCTTCACTCCATTTGTTTTGACATGGGACGAATGGGATCACGTCACGATGCGTAGAACTAATTCTCAACTCAAGAGAATGTTTAAAGAATACTACAACTCAAGAGATTTCGGAGATCAAGAAGAGGACGATAGTGGAATCGTTGGAACAAATCTTAAGGTTCTAAAAGAAAGGTTCTCGTTTGCACCCGGCAAGAGAATTCTTCCTTGGTGGAAGCGCCGCCGCCTACGCAGTAACCCGTTTAATGCAAAGGGAGAGCTTTGTAAAAATAAGGACGAATAACTAAGTAGTAGTAAGATTTGGAGGGCTATGGATGGCTTCTTACGCGGTTAAACTACCATTGGCACAAGACTCAGCCGATGGTTATGCGATGATAAAGAGATTAAAGACTCTTGTAAAACAGAATCTCAAGATGCTTATTCTCACCAACCCCGGTGAAAGAGTTATGGAGCCAAATTATGGAGTTGGCATAAGGCAATTCTTGTTTGAAAACTTTGATTCAAGTATCTATGCGAGAATAGACAACAAAATAAGAGATCAAGTTGCTCAATATATGCCTGCTATTCAGATTCAAAAATTGCAGTTTGCTGGCTCTAATCCAGACACAAATACTCTAGCCCTTTACTTGGAGTATTCAATCCCACAAATCGCCACAAGTGATTTGCTTGAAATCACTATTTAGTGTGAGGAAAATCAATGTCAAATAAAAAGAAAGTAGCTATCAACTACACCAATCGTGATTACGAATCTATCAGGAATGATCTCACGCAAATAGCAGAGCGATTCTATCCTGAAACCTTTCAAGACTTCAGCGAAGGCTCATTTGGAGCAATGATGCTTGATGCGGTTGCGTATGTTGGCGACCAGCTTTCTTTTTATCTCGACTATAACGTCAATGAGACATTTCTGGACACAGCCTATCAATATGGCAATGTTGTGCGTCAGGGTCGTATTCTCGGCTATAAGAACACGGGTCGTCCTTCAACTTATGGCAAGGTCGCTCTTTACGTTCAGGTACCTGCTTCAGCAACAGGTCTCGGACCAGACACTCGCTACATTCCGGTTCTAAAAAGAGGAACTCGTTTTACATCACAGAGCGGGTTGAATTTCGTTCTTACAGAAAATGTTGATTTTTCAGATCCTGCAAACCCAATCGTTGTTGCTAGAACAGACACTACGACTGGTGCCCCAAGTTATTATGCCATTAAAGCTTATGGTGATGTTGTATCTGGTTTCTTTGGTGTAGAGCGCGTAACTGTTGGAGATTTTGAAAGATTTAAGAGAATCAAACTGACAAGCCCTAATGTGTCCGAGATCGTTAGTGTAACAGATTCTGATGGCAACGAATACTACGAAGTGGATTATCTCGCCCAAGACATTGTTTACAAAGAATTGACAAACAAGAACTACAAGTCAGATAATGTTCCTTCTATTCTCAAACCATTGTTGGTTAGTAGGAAGTTTCAAGTAGTTCACGAACCAGAAGGTGTCTACCTACAATTTGGATCTGGTGAGGATGGGGCAAATGATGTTGTGGCAGAGCCACAGAATGTCGCAATGAATATTTTTGGCAAAAGTTATGTAACAGATGAAGCTTTTGATCCGAGCAGGCTCACAAACAACAGAAGCTTTGGTATTGTTCCTGCAAATACAACTTTAACTATTGCTTATCGCCAAACCAACCCAACAAACTCAAATGTTGCTGCTGGTGGGCTAAACCAAGTCGCAGGTGTTCTTGTTGACTTTGAAGACTTGTCGGTGTTGGCGGCAAACCAAGTTTCATTTATTCGCAATTCTTTTGAAGTCTCAAACGAAGAGCCAATCGTTGGTAATGTATCAAATCCCACAACTGCCGAGATCAAACAAAGAATTTATGACACATTCCCTACCCAGAACCGTGCAGTTACACAGAAAGACTACGAGAGTCTTGTCTACAGAATGCCGCGCAAGTTTGGCTCAGTCAAGCGCTGTTCCGTTCAGAAAGACCCAGATTCCCAGAAAAGAAACCTAAATGTCTACGTTATTTCTGAAAACACTCTTGGCAAACTAGTGCCTTCTAATGACACACTAAAGAAGAACCTCAAAGTGTGGTTAAACAACTATAGAATGATTAACGACACCATAGACATTCTCGATCCTTTCATCATCAACTTTGGCATTAACTTCGTAGTCAAACCGGACAACTCGGCAAACAAGTTTGATGTTCTTGACCGTTGTGTCGAGAGACTAGCAAATAAATACTCAAGCCCAATGTTCATTGGTGAAAGACTATCCATCTCCGAAATCTTCTCAGAGTTGAACAAGGTAAAAGGCGTCAATGATGTAGTAAAGGTACAGATCGTAAACAAGAACTCTGCCGACTACTCAAGTGTTGTGTTCCCAATTCAGGAGAACCTATCCCCCGACAGTGATTATCTACTAACTCCTCAAAACGCAATTCTAGAATTAAAGTTCCCACAAACAGATATTAAAGGTAAGTTGAGATAATGGCAATCAAACGTTATAAGGCAGATGCCGACAACACAATCGTAAATGCTTATGCACCAAATCTAAGATCTAGAGCATCTGGCTCCAACATGGGTCAGGCTGATGTAAGCGAAGTATATTCTATCTGGGGTCGCCAATCAACTTCCTCTGCGGAACTCTCCAGAGTTCTAACCAAATTTGATGTAGATTCAATCTCTTCAGATAGAACAGCAGGCACAATCCCAGCACAGGGAAGTGTTAGCTTTTATCTACGTTTATTCAACGCAGAAACGTCCAAGACCGTTCCAAAAAACTTTACCATAGTCGCACAAGCGATCTCAAAATCATGGGCAGAGGGCGATGGTCTAGACCTCGAAAACTACAAAGATTTGGGTAAGTCTAACTGGGTTTCTGCTTCTTCTACAACTGCTTGGGATACCGCTGGTGGTGATTACCATGCTCTACCTGTCTTCTCACAATCATTTGCCACAGGACTTGAAGACCTTGAGATAGACATTACTGATCTTGTGGAAGAGTGGCTTGACGGAACAAAAGCCAACTACGGCGTTGGTGTTCGTTTGACTTCTTCTCAGGAAGCAAGTTCGTCTGCAAATCCTGACGGAGCAGAGACCTCCTATTACACCAAGCGCTTCTTTGCGAGAGGTACGCAATACTTTTTCAAAAAGCCTGTGATTGAGGCACGCTGGAACTCTTCCAACGGAGACGACAGGGGGCAGTTCTTTATGTCTTCTTCTCTCGCACCAGCAGCAGATAACCTTAATACGCTTTATCTCTACAACTACGTTCGTGGTCAGTTAACCAACATTCCGGCAGTTGGAACTGGTGAAATCTATGTCGATCTTTACGAAACTCTCGGTGGAGACGCATTGACACAAGCAGTAGAGACACCAGCAACTGGCGGCTGGGTCTCAACAGGTATTTACTCTTGCTCGGTTTGTTTGACTGGAACCTACACAAGTCTGCGCGATGTGTGGCACACTGGTGGCGTAGAATACTTTACCGGTTCTATCTCGCCACAAACATTCGGTGCTTCTGGGCTCTCAACCGGAAACAACCGTTACATCACAAAGATCAAAAATCTAAGAAATAAATACTTCTCTGAAGAGGAAGCACGCTTCAATGTTTATGTCCGAAGCAAAAACTGGTCCCCAACTATTTATACAGTAGCGTCAAGTGAGATAGAAAATACTATTATTCCTAGCGCATCATACAGGGTTTATAGAGTTATCGATGGTTATAATGCTATTCCACACGGCACAGGATCGGATCTTCAAACACTACTCTCCTACGATGTTTCAGGAAATTACTTTAACCTTGACATGTCCTTACTTGAGCCCGGCTACGAGTATGGTATCAAGCTTGCGTTCTACGATTCACAGCGACAGACTTGGATCGAACAAGACCAGAAATTCCTATTCAGAGTAGAAGATTATGAGTATTAAAGACCTATTTGGTAAGTCTACAAATTACGTTTCAGAAACAGATCAGAAAGACGCATTCTCTGATGCTGAGTCATCTAAAAATGTCCAGCAGATCACAGAGAAGCAGAATTCATTTGAACCACAGATAGATTATACTGATCCGCAAACATTTGCAAAATATGGTTCCGCTGAGCAATACTACAAGTCTGCGATTGATCGCATTCTTGATTTTTATCCTTATGACGGCTCTGACGCAGAATACAACAGTTTCTACAACAAGTCGCTTGACATTGAGAAGTACATCTTCAATAATCTCTATCCTCGCACCAATGGTTATGTGGATTTTGCAGGGTCATCCTACATTAGCCTAAAGGGCGGACCACACACAATCGCCGCCTCCAACACCAAGGGGCTCTTCAAAGATCCACAGTCTTCACAGCGAGAAACAGCAAACATCTATGACGAAGACATTTACACAACCGAAGGTCTCCCGTCAGATTACGGACAAGGCACAAGAGAGTCAAATCTTCTTTGTGACTTTGAAAGAGGCGTAACAGTAGAGTTCTGGCTAAGTTCATCTGCTATTTCTTCTGCTGACCAGCAGGCTATCTTCCACATTACAGGCTCAGGGCAGAATGACGAACTAACCATTTTCTTATCTGGAACAACTGGCTCTCCATTCCACGTTCGTTTGAAAGAAAATGGAGTAACTATCCTTAATGATGAGCAGGTTGGAACAACTCCAACAACTTCATCTATTCTCGGATGGAACCACTACGCTCTTACATTCAAGAGCGCAAGTTTAGGCATCGCATCTATGCTTTACGTCAATGGTGTCCTTGACGCGCAAACAACTCTCGGCTCAACGGGTGCTGGCACATTTGAGCAGTCTGGCTCGCTTGGCTATGTCGCTTCTGGTTCTGCAACCGAAACCCTACTCAATGGTGCAATGGACGAGTTCCGCTTCTGGAAGGTCGAGAGAACAGCACAAGAAATCGGTAGAAACTGGTTTGGTCAAGTCAGAGGCGGTTCTAACACCGACATTTCTAACACCACACTTGGTGTCTACTACAAATTTAACGAAGGCATAACAGGCATTACAGCCCAAGATAGCGTAGTTCTAGACTACTCTGGTCGTGTTTCAAACGGAACATTCACCGGCTACACCTTAACAACTCGTAACACTGGCTCTGCTATTGTTCTTGCTGGCGCTGCTGCAAGCGAGTACCTTGATCCAATCATCTATGCTAATCATCCTGATGTTTCATCTCTGAGAACAAGTCTTATTGAGACAGGCTCCATCTACGATTCTAACAACAATGCCTCAATCGGCAGCATGATGCCAAGCTGGGTTATCGAAGAACACGAAGAGACCCAAAACGACAACTTTACCTACTTGATGCACATTGTAGGCGCTTATTTCGACAAGATCCGCCTTCAAATTGCTGCTTTGCCTGACTTCAAAACCCCTGTTTACACCAGTTCTTCCTTCAAGGCATTGCCATTTGCAGAGCATTTGCCTGCTTCTTTGGGTCTAGAAACTCCACAATTGTTCGTTGATGCGGACGTTTTAGAGCGTTTTCTCAACAGAAACGAAACTCAGAACTACGAATTTGACCTAAATGACACCAAGAACCTCATTTATCTCAACCTTTACAACAACTTAACTTACCTTTTCAAGTCAAAGGGCACCCACAAGGCTGTAAGAAACGTTCTTCGTGCCTTCAACATTGACGATAAACTTGTAAGATTCAACACCTATGCTAACAACTTTGTCTATGATCTCGAAAATAATCTTCGACAGACAACCGTTTATGATGCTGTTGTAAACTTCAATCATGCCGACAATCTCGGCGCTGTTGTCTATTCCACAGCGTCAGCCGACAGCACACAACTTGGTTACATTTCGTCTTCAAATGATGACAAATACGAAGACCGCTACGGCTTCACGCTTGAAACAGACGTAACATTCCCCAAATTCATTCGCTCTATTGACACGTTTGATCGAAACTTCATCACAGCGTCTCTATTCGGCATCCACTCTGCGAGCGCAGACAGCGCCGCCACTGAGATCTTTGACCCGAGCATCTATGTCTTTGCAGAAAGAGAAGAAGCCTACAGCAAGAACATTCGTTTCCGCTTGAGTTCTTCACTACTTTCAACAACTCTCACAAGCAGTAACTTCTTGGGTGTCTACAACGACCAGCCTTGGAGTCTTTCTGTCCGTCTACGTCCCGATTCATTCGGGCTAACTGGCTCTGTTGAGGGTGTTACAACCTCTAACTACATCCTTGAGTTCACTGGTTACAACCAACTTCTAGGCGAGATCAGAGAATCATTCACAGTAACCGGTTCTGTTGCAAATGCAGATGCACAGAACCTTCTTAGATCACCAAAGAGACTTTATGTTGGTGCTCAGAGAACAGATGTTACTGGCTCTCTAATAAACAAGTCAGACGTTCTTGTCTCGGCAGTTCGTTACTGGTCAAAGAATCTTGACAACGAGACACTTAAACAGCACGCCTACGATTTTGAGAACTACGGAATCAAAGACTCAAACAAACACTTATCTCCGCTTGACGCCGACAACGCCAAAACTCTTAACTCTCACACTCTTGTTCTGAGTTACGACTTCTCTGGCATTACAACTTCTGATGGTTCTGGTGAGTTCGTTGTAAACGACATAAGTTCTGGTTCCATTGAGAACAGAACAAAATTTGGAAAGCTTGGAGAGATCTCAAGTTATCTCTATCCCGCAAAGGGTGTAGGATTCGGAGTATCTTCGACTAAGGCTGTAATCAAGAAAGAATTCAACGTTCATCAATTTATTAATCCAGAATTGGCTATTGGGGAAAATCTTGTTCAGATCAAGACAGAAGACGATAAGCTATTCGATACACTCGACACAATCCCAAACTACCACTATCTTCTAGAAAAGAGCATGTATGGTGCTATCTCTGAGGAAATGCTCAACTTCTTTGCAGGCGTTGTTGATTTCCAAAATCTAATTGGGCATCCCGTAAATCAATACAGGATGGAATACAAAGAACTAAGTAAGCTAAGAGAAGTTTTCTTCCGCAGAGTAGCCGAGGTTTCAGAAGTTGAGAAGTTTGTTGACTACTACAAGTGGTTTGATGATTCTATTTCTCAAATCATTTCACAGCTTGTTCCAGCATCTGCCGACTACACTGCCGACATCTTGAATACTGTAGAATCTCACGTCCTTGAGCGTAACAAGTACCAGCACAGAATCCCAATGATGGCTTTCACTTCTTCAACCGAGGGTGTTGCTTTCGGTGCAGAAGAGTTGCGCTACAACTGGGATAGAAACCATGCTCCTGTAAGTGGATTAGAGCGCGATAACTCAAACTGGTGGAAAGAACGCGCCGAGCGTGAAGGCACCATTTCTTCTGGTGATGCTGCCGTAGACTCTGATAGAACTCAGATTCGCAACGTTACCACAAATCAGACCAATGGCGGCGTTGGTAGAAGTTTCACCACCGCAGGCGTCAAATACTCTCGTTCCAGCTTCAAGTACCGCACTCTATCCAAGGGTCAGGTTTTTGAAGCAAAGAGAACAAAAGAGATCAAGGGTGGCGTCAATTTTACTGACGACAAGGATATTCATTACACTTATACAGCGCTACATCCCGCTGGTCCAGTAAATCAAGACAACGACATTTTTGTTCCAAAGAACGTTCTTCTCGGCTTTACAGACGATCTCGTTGCCCTTGAAGACACAAGCGATCCTCCCGAGAACCCAGCAGCCAAGGTCAAGAGAAGCATTCTTGTTCAGCACGGACGCGATTGGGAAGACGGAATCGGCTACAAAAACGTCAAATCCTCAAAGGCATTCCCATTCAACATCGTCTCTTCTTCTGTTCGCTCTGGCTACAACGCGCATGTTATCGCGAGAGCAACAGCAAGTATTGAGATCACAAACCTTCATAACGACGTTTACGGTCCAGACATGGAGCGTCCAATGCAGGGACCATTCACAGAATATGCTGTTGGTGGTCACCAATCTCGTCACATTAAACTCAACACAGGTGGCGACAACTATCTAAATCGTCCCGAGGCTTGGAAGATAGCATTGGGTAAATGCCCCAACACTGACGGCGCAATCGGTATGGTCGGCGCTGATTATCCTTATCCAGAGGCTAATGAAGAGGGTGAGTCACCTTACCCACTTACAGGTGCCCAAAAGGCAACTTACTTCCGTGACGAAACCGCAAAGCGACCCGTCAACATTCGCAACATTCAGCATAGAACCGGTTCGACTATCCTTGGTAACTATAATCACAACTATGATGTCGTTCACACTGTGGGTGGTTACTCAAACCCAAGAGCCTTCATTGATGAGCAGCCAACTCTTCCTGCTATAGCGGAAGGTGCAGATGTTGTCAAGACAATTCTTGATTTAGAGAGAGGTCGAAACGGACACTTTACATTCGTTGATGACTACAATGCTGGTTATCTAACAGGGTCTGGAGACTACAAGAACAAAACTGTTATCGTCAGTCGCTTCTCTTCTCCAGGCTCACCAGAGACTTCTGCTCCTGCTTTCAAGGATTTTCGTTCTGGTGACTTCTCTGTCTACAACACAATCAATAACAGAAACTGGACATCTCGTCGTCCATTCCAAGGTGTGACTTCTTCTATTGTTTCACAGACAACAGGCTTTAGAAGTTTCGATCACACCGGAAGAGACTTTGGTTTTACTAACTTGGCTGCCCGACATTCTGCAAGATTCTTCCGCGACTCTTATGTCGAGAGTGATACTGATTTTCCAAATGTTCCAAGAAACACCCCTGACTTAAACTCTCCCGGTAACGCTGACGATGCTTTTACCGAGGCACCATCGTTCCACAAAGTTCATAGAAACAATTTGCTAAGAGCAAAAGTGCTTACCACGGTTGCTGAAGAACCAAGCCCTCTTAATTTACAAAATGATAAAGCTGTTTATTTAGATTCTACAGGATTAACACATGGTTGTCTTGTGTCTGCCTTGTCTGGAACTACACAAGGCTTGGTTTCTTCTATTCAAAAAAACGGCTTTACTTTTTCAATATGGATGCAGCCTGGGGCTGTAAATCAAGAAATCTTTAACTTGGTTAGAACAAATTTTAGTGGATTACCTGCTCTAAGATTACATACATCATTTGTATCTTCTAGGCATAGACTAAATGTATCATTTGTTGGTATTTCTGGCTCTAACAAAGATTACGCCGAAATTTATGCAACTGCTAGCGCCGGTTTTGACCCAAGAAACCAATGGAATCATGTTGCTTTTTCTGTAGGTCAATATCTAAGTAGCTCAACAACTTCTATCTATTTGAATGGCTCAAAACTAACAAATTTTGTAACAAATGATTTAATTTATCCAGATGCCATATTATATGCTACTGGCACTAATGGTAATAATTTTAGAGGCTGGGGAGGGAATTTGCCTGATGGAACACCGAGTTCTGGTCCAGATATGGCTGAACGTTTTTATGTAATAGGTGCAGACTACAATAGTGCAAATGCCGTTGGTAACAATCCATTTACTGGCGCTATGGATCAGATAAGTATGTGGACAACTGTTCTATCTGATTCAGAAATTTCTTCAATCTACAACAGTGGTACTCCCTATAACATAACAGGTTCCGAGGTTTATCAAAATAACTCTGCGAGCTTATTTGCTTGGTATAAATTTGATGATCCAGATTCTTTTAATGGCTCAAACATTGGAGAATACGATCCAGTAAATAATGCTGTGAATGATTCTTCTGGCAACAACCGACACATGTTTGCTATAGCGCCTTATTCACAAACAAACCAAACAACCATAGTTTCTGCTTCTATTCCAGTACCTCTTGCGGGTGATAGTTCTACAATTATGGTTGAGAGGGATTCTTATATTTGTGATCAGAAATACGACAACCTAAACTTACACCACCAGATCCCACGCTCCGATCGTCAATACTCTTGGATTGGTGCATCAATAACCCACACAGGAACCTGCGAGCCACGTTACTCTGGTTTTATGAAAGTAAATTCCAATCTCGCACCTTATTACGAGATAACAGGTAACTACTACCCATTCTTTGACTATGTGTCTGCGTCTGCCGCAACATCCGGCATTTACCAGAATACAACAAGACTTAGCCTTCTTGCTCTTGATAAAACCGGTTCTGCTATCAACACTCTTGGCGAATCAACAATTAGCGGCGCTCTACAAACTCCCGCTGATGGCGAGAGGCTAAACGCCCTACTCATTCGTCGTGGTGATAACTACGGTTGGAACTGGCGTGCCCATAGAATGCAAGACCACCCGATCTTAGATCGAGAGCATAAAGAGAATCTACTAACTGCTCTCAAGAACGAGGAGATAAAAGAATTCCGCTTACCCCCAGTCTCTATGAAGGGCAGACCAGTCATGGTAAACATGGATGTCGGCGGCGAAAACGTCACTCTCAAGGCTACTCACAACAACGAGAAGATCTACTTCAACGAAAGAGAACTTAACGATCTAGTCTTCCAGACCGAAGACCCAACAATCACACCATTCGACCAGTTGATTGGCGTAGCACAAGACTACAGCCTAAACTGGGTGCGTTACTCTGAGACCCTATTCCCGTCCACAAGAAACGAGTTCTCAAGCGGATCACGCGAGAGACTTGGTTATGATAACAAGTTCTGGAGGGATAGCCGTAGCGAAAGGACTGAGCTAGGATCCACAGGCAGTTTTGAACTTGGTCCCGGTATCGGAGGCTCAAACTCTTTTGACGTAACAGTGAAGCAAAGTAGCTGGATTCTCGACGCCCCAGAAGATTTCACATCAAGAACCACAATCCAAACTGCATCACATGCGAACCCTTATGTATTTATGAGCGGAACTGCTGGTGAATTACAGAATGGATATTTGTTTGCTCACGTCGAAGGTGGTCTCCCCCCACTCCAGAAACTAGCTACGCAAGCAATAGGAAACAGAGCATCTGCGATTCTTTCAAGAAAGCAGAGTCTAACATCTCCAAATTCTGTTGTTTCAAGAACTGGTTTTGCACCAACTGCTTCTTTGACACACTCTATTACTGATCAAATTCAGACAAAAGGCGGCGAAGCACTTTGGGAAGCTGGAACTTACGCCACAATCAATATCAAGTCTGGCAGTTCTTTCGTAACTTCTTCTTACCCTTCCGAGCCTTGGTTTGACGAATATGGAGACTTCCGTGAAGAACTGCAACTTGTCGCGAGAGATTACGCCATTATCCCAGAGTTCAGAATCTCAGAGCACATTAACGATTACGTCAAGGGCGGGACTTTCAACAAGTCCAGCTTCGACACCTTCGAGATCCCCGGAACAACAATCAGCAGTTCACAGCAGGACTTCTACAAAGACTACTCCAACTCCGACTTCTTGCGAGAGTTCGCAAGCATCAAGGACAAGTCTGGATTAAGTGCAAAAGAAATAATGTTGACCTGCAAGGCGGCAGTCCGCTTCAATCCTTACAAGGGTTTTTATCCAGCACAAAGAACTTTGGACTTGGTAAGTCAGTTCTCAAGCTCATTTTCTAGTGGCTTTTCAATAAATTATTCTGGAACTCAATACGGAGGCTTTATTAAGTCCGCTGCTGGTGCTTATCGTCCCCTTATTCAGCCTCTCTTCGCCCCAGGCATTCTCTATAACTCCATCAAATCTGGAATTGCGGTTGATTATCCGATTATTAACACTGAATTTAAAATAAATTCTTTTAACTATTCTGGCTCCAGTTCTCCAGACGCAGAAAATTACATGTTGGCACCCCTAGTGGACGGCGGCGATTTTGATCCACTAACTACAAATCCATCAAGTTCAACAATTTGGGATCTTCGTGTTCCATTTGAAACAATGATACAGCCTGGAAAATACATTGACAAAATTCAGTTCTTAGATTTTGAGCCACATCCTTCTGCTTCCATAAACACAACAGCTTCATTGGATACTTCTGTTTCTGATGGAATCTATGAACTTATGGCAAAGAATTTCTTTGGACAGACAGGGGATTTCTTCTTAAAAAATTCTTCTTATACAAAGATTGAGTCTGATCTTATTCAAGACGGATTAAAGTTTAAGACTGGCGATGTCTTTGCTGCGAGACTAAAAATTAGAAAGTCTCATAATGGCAAGCGTTTCTATAGTAATGAATTTGGTTCTACTGGCGATAATTCAAACTTTGCAACTCTCGGTGCGCAAGCATTTTCTGGTTCTGGCGCAGGAACAGATTTTACTTCAATAAGTGGCTCTTTCCCTATTCCACAAGATCCTGCACACAACTCAGGTTTTCAAGAAACATTTACAATGTATTCTCGACCAACTGCATTTGGTCCAGCAATCAGTGGTCGAGGAAATGAAACACCATCGTTTAATGATTATACAGAAGCATTCAACTCTGGTACTCTAGATTCACTTGAGGGTTATAACTGGGCTTATACACCTCCTTATTACCACGGCGAATCTTGGGTTGACTTTATTTTCCGACCAGATTCAACTAAAACTTACACACTTGAAGACATCTTGACAGAAACAGATACTGTCTATTGGCGCGCAGATCCGGGTCAATTGAGCGGAAGTGGCGGTTTAAACAATAACTATAATCCAAAACTAATTCATTCTCAATTTAGGTTTGGTAGCGCTGCTATATCGACTGGTCAAGTCGCCCCAATCTACGGTGGACTTGCAATCAACAAAAACGCAATGCAACTTGATTCATCCCTCAATCTCTTCGGTGTTGAGCGAGTCCCCAAGAAGCGTAAAGACAAGTTCGGAAACACAATCCTTGATGAGAACGAACTCGCCGGCAAGCGTTGGGTCATCCAGCCCAAGTGGGAAACACCGATGCTTAACTTCGCGAACGTAACAAGCGGCTCGGGCAACATTACTTATCCGACAAACTTCTCCGAGTCTGTGCCGCGCGGTATGTGGCACCAATTTGGTGAAATACCGACAGATCCAAGCACGGGTGTGTTCCTCGAAATTGGTGACATTCCAAACGATTGGCTCAAATACCACTATGATGTCATTAATGAAGACTCGGTTTACAACAACAATGACCCCGCAGGTTCAGGTTCTACTGCTTACCTCGATTACCAGTCTCTAACCGACCTATTCGGCTTCACACGCTCTCAGAAAAAAGACAGCGCAAAAGTACGCCTTGGAGAAATTGCAGACAAGAAAGAGGTTTATGAAGCCGTTGTTGCCATTCCTTATGTCGTGGAAGCAAACGAAGATTACTCAGGAAACCAAAAGAAGGATGCAATCGAGCGTAAGAAGTTCATTAGCATTCCAAGGCAGCGCTTTGATGCTGCCCTCAAGGGACGTGAAGGCTCTCAGGACGGTGATTCTCTAGAGACAGCAGGCGAGAGTATCCGCAAGATGGTACAGAAGATGAAGCGCTATGTTATGCCACCACAATTCGATTTCATCAATTTCGACCAGATTGATCCAATCGTAATGTACTTCTTTGAGTTCAAGTACGAGTTTGACAAGGACGATCTCTCCTACATCTGGCAGAACCTTGCTCCGAGAGATTACAAGAAGATCACTTTCCAAGAGGCTTCTGTCGCTCATGATTTGATGAACACAGAGTTGCTTGAAGAGCAAAATATTATTGACAACCCCAACCTTCGTTGGATGGTATTCAAGGTAAAACAGAAGGCAACCAAAGATTATTATGACCTCATTCCTCCACAGATCAAAGCTGCAAGACCTACTAGTAATCTTGATAAGCCCGAGACCGACAAGGATGATGAGTATCTACAGTTCAACTGGCCATACGATTACCTTTCCTTCGTAGAACTAGTTAAACTTGAAGCTGATGTTCTTTATAAGGCAGATGAAGAAGAAACAGAATGAAGTTCCTAAACAAGAAAGAGCAGGTTTTTGACATTCAGCTTACCCCCTACGGCAAGCAGAAGTTGTCTATGGGAAAGCTCAATCCAACTTATTATGCCTTCTTTGACGACAACATTCTCTATGACATCCAGTATGCTCATTCTGGAGCATCCGAGACCCAAAACGACATCCATAAAAGAATCAAACAAGAGACTGCTTATCTTGAGAGTCAAGTATTATTTAATCAGATAATGTCTGGAACTCTTGTTGATGGTGGAACATTTGATACAGTCACCCTAAAACAACTTGATAATCTCTACACTACGGAAGCTTTCATTGGCGATGCGCTTTTGCAATCAGAAGAGCAGAAAGTCGCTCCTGCTTGGAAAGTTATCACAATGCAGGGGCACATTTCATCTTCTGTTTCAACACCGCAGGGAGTTCTAAACAATTCTACAAAGAATAGAAACAAAGCAGAGGCAGGTATAACACAAATCAATATTAGTGTCAATTATTCTTTGAGAGCTATGCCGTTGGAAACTCGTGTTTCATTTGATAATTTAAGGCAAATCCAAGACACTTCCAATGTCTTTGCTGATGATACTGTAGTTCGTTTAGAAACAGAAGATGCCTTGATTTATGTTGAAGAGTTAAACACCGAGCTACTTGTTGATAACTTTGACATTGAAGTATTTGAGGTTCCAGAAGACATTGAGAATAGCGAGTTGCGTCGTCTCTATTTCAAGAATAAGGTTCCGCAAGTTGTGGATGGAATGTTGGTTCATTCTGCTCCTGTCGAAAACACACAAGAACTAGACAAAGATAGCGTTGAATACTACTTCACTCTTGATAGAGACTATCAGATCGATCCAAAGATCGCCTGCAAGTACATCAATCAGTTCAACACAGAGGACTATTTAATAGACCTAGATTTCGATTGTGAAGACATAGAGGGTGAAGACCTCTACTTTGATATCTACGGCAGAGTTACGGAGTCAGAGATATGTCCAGATTAATCTTTGAAGGCGATACGATAAGCCGTTTTGGCAAGAAGATTCCAACTCCGTTTATCGAAAAAATAAAGATTTTTGAAGATAAGATTGAAGCAGAATTGGCGATCTATCTTCATATCACAGATGATGCGACAACTAACCAGCAAATTTATGAAGATTTAAACAATTTCGTTTTGTTTACTCCTGGCGAGAGGAATGGAATCTCAGTGATGGATTCTTTTGAAATTGTTAGAGATACAATTTATAACTCTAAATCTCAGAGATTTGCAAAACTTTTTTATAAAGAAAGCAAGAATTTTGACTTTGAGCGTTTAGGAAATAGAGAGCTTTATTATTATTGTTATATTTCGATCTCAAGCGATGAAAGTGGAAACTCAAACACCAACTTAAACGAAGTGACTAGAAACACCTTAGTTTCAGCTATTGGAGCAAACACCTATGATGAGAGAAAAAATTACTCCTCTCCTTTAGTTTACGAAAAGGTTTTAAATTTTGGAGGCGAGATAGCAAATGAGCCAATTTTAATTTACGAAAATTCATTAGGACTTCCTTATGAGTCTATCCCGCTACAATCAATTCAGAAAGATTACTACAAAACCATTGATTCATTTCGAGAAGACTTAAAAAAACAAATTGATGATCTTGTTGTTTCCTATGGAACAACTGAAGATCAACAGTTACAATCTTTTTTGGATAGTATTTCTTATATTGCTCAAACAGAAAGCAATGGTGTTATCTTTTTAACAGAGCTTGATAGGGTTAGGAACTCTTTTCCATCTAGAACTAGCACTAGTCAACTTGGGGTTCTCTATAATAGATTAAAGACAATAATTTTCTCAGCAAATGATGCCTTGATTCTGGGTGAAAGTTTGCAAAAAAAGATTGTCCCTAACACAAAATTAGTTGATTTGAGAGGTACGTTTCTTGGTCCAACACCCGAATGGAGAAGAAGAGAAGAAGATTCTTATGAACCAAGGGTCGATGGTACAGGAGACATTCTTTATCGCACTGTTTTCATGGAAAGACAGCAGATCGAGGCTCCAAAAATTGCAACACTATCAACCGGCGAAGAAAGACTTTACGATGCTGGTTCTGGAATAACAGTTCCTGATTTTGATGTAACTTCTATTTTTGGTTATTTCTTTTTTGATTATGAAAAATCATTACACAAAAAGAGCAATATTTCGCAAGTTTATGAAGTTCAAAAACTTTTAGATATTTTTGGTAATGGGGTTTTGGATCCTTATTTTCAAATTGAAAAAACAGAACTAAGAAAATTTAGGTATAATGATGAGGAGAGAAGAATTACAACTCCCTATAAAGACAATCTCCCCCTTACTCAACTTCTTACTCCGTCATCTGAAATAACTCCAGTTCGCAAGGTAGTTTACTCAGGCGAAGGGGGAGAGAATAGTTCTACAGAAATACCTTATGTTGTTCCAAGAGCGTTTGATACAGTAAGTGGACTAGAGGGCTATAGGCTGATTGCTTTTGAATTTCAAGATTTTGAAATCTCGAATGTTTCCACTTTACCAGGGCAATCTTATCGATTCAATGTTTTCATAGATGATAACACTCTTGATTTTTATAAAATGCTTGTAGAGCAGTTTGAAGAAAATATAAATTTATTAAAAGAATATCTAAGTTTTGCAGAAGAATTTTGTAGCTATAACAACATAGATGATAGATTTAATGATTTTTTTACTAAAGCAGTAACTGAATTTTATGTTCAAAAGGGCTCAAAGCCTTGGCAATTGGTTCCAAAACTTTATGCCATTCATGCTGATTTGATTAGAGACAAATTTTCTGGTGTTCGCTCTTCTATTGCTAAATTTGCGGAAGAGCAGGCAATTTTAATTTCACCTGAAAATGGAACGCTTGAGCAACTTAGGAATTTTACTGAAACTGTTGAGGGATTCTACAATAAATATTATAGCTATGACACTGGCGAAATCACAGTTCAAATTTCCGCAAGAATAAGTCCAGATGGAAATCTTCAACCAAGTCTTAGGGATAATGTTAGATTTATAGCAACAATTGGTTGGGATGATCTTCCAGATGTGATTGATTTTACTGTAGATCCACAACCGCCTTCAAAAATAAAATTGTGGAACGGAGAAGAGAAATTTGCAGATAAACAGGATATAGAGACTTTTATAGATACTAGAGCCGCAACATTGGCTGCTGCTCGTGGTGAAGGCAAGAGTTTTGAACAATTTAAAACAGATAATGAAGGTTTTGAGACACTTGAAGGGCTTATACCAAGATTGGATACAGCGCAAAGTGTAAAAATAAGAAAATTTATAAATTTGATTATGAAATTCCTGTCGAGATTGCCGACATCGGGAGACTCTTACACAGCAAGAAAGTCAGATATCAATTCGGAAATAGATTCTATGTTAAGCAGAAGCGGACCACAGATATATAAAGATTTGTCAGACAATGATATAGATTTTATTCGTTCAAATAAAGCAGTCTTCGGCAACATAGGTTTAATGTATATCAAAGCTGAAAAAGAAAACATTATTTCAGACACCAATAAATGGTTCAGAAGAAAAACCAAAAACATAAGGAACTAAACATGCCAAAGCAAATAGATATAGAAGTTTTTTTAAGTGAAGAAATCACAGAAATAATAACTATAAAAGACTCGCAAGAAGCAAAAAAGATTCTTGATAAAAATAAGCTTGGCTCTAACTTTGTAGAAGATGGGAGAATGAATGATTGTTATAATTTTCTAACAATCATGGGTGTCTCAGTAGTATCCGTTAAACAAAAAAACTTTTCTTTAAAACAGATTTCAACAGATAATGAATTCATTAAAAATCCAAACATTATAGAATCTAAAGATTACAAAGAAACACAGAATGAATACGATAAGCCAGATGATAAATTTCCAAACGAAAGTGATCCATTCTATCAACTTGATGACTACCGCGATTATAGCGAAACAAAAACAAAAACGATAAATAGCATAGACAAAAGCGATGTCTTGGTCGATGTGATAGAGGACATTTTGAAAATAAACCTAGTAAATAATAGTTCTGTAAAACAATTTAAGGACTTAAGCTGATGGCAAAAATAGTTTTAAGAAAACCAAAAAAAATAGTTTTAAGACAACCAAGAATAGCAGAAACCACGAATATTGATAGAGGACGGAATGACATTACCAGTGGACTTGAGAGTGCTGGAAGTGCTCAGACTATCGAAAGTTCTCCACTTCTTCAGAACAACCAGCCTATTGTTACCAGTGGTCTTAGGAGTGCTGGAAGTGCTCAGACTATCGAAGATTCAGTATCAACAACAGGGGATTTGCTAACAGAAAGACAAATAGAAGAAAGAGAAGAGGTACTAACAGAAAGGGGAGGTTCATCTTCTAGAACTCAAGTATTTGGAGACGAAGAGGACGAAGAATTGAGAATTGGCGGAAGTAGTGTACTTTTAGGTTTTGATACAGATTTTATTTCCGATGGTTTTTACCAATCATTGAGTCCAAGATTTGGAAATTCAAACTTAGAAGCTCGCGCACGTTCTGCCAATTCTGTCTTAATAAATAGAACTAGATTATATACTGGTAGAAAATTGGTTTTTGATTATACTCCGATTTCAAGATTTCCAAAACTCAATGTAGCACCACTCACAAGAGAAATCATTTACTCTGATCTAGAAAAAAATAAACTCTATACAATACTCAACAAAGACAAGACAAACAAGACACAAGCAAGAGAGGCAATAGAAAGTTATCTAAATTTGGCGTCACAAGAAGAAATAGAAGATTCAATCATTACAAATCGCTTTGAAAGCAAAAAGAAAATCAAACTATCTTCTGTATCTGAAAATCTCGTAACAACAAATCCCGGTTCTGGTGGAGGATCTAGTTACTAAAAATGACAATCAAGACCATCAACATAGCAGACTCAAATCTGATTTCTGGCTCTTCTGAATTGATTCGCCAAGCCCTCGGTGGCTATTGGCAGTCAAGCGACACCACTCTGACTGCGATCAAGACCGAACAACTTTCTCAACAAGTAATTACAGATTTTGATAGCAACTATGCAGGAACTAACGCTCCTGTCGATCCAACTTCTTTGATCGATTCAGTTAGATATGCCTCTCGCCTTTACGGAACCTCAGACCCATCAAAAATCCGTTCAGACGAAGAATGGAAAGCTTATGTGGTTGGCGGCACTTTTGGGGCTGCATCCTACCCTGGCGTCTATAATGAGGCAATCTATTTTGACCACAAAACCCAGATTGAACTGCCGTTATTTAATAATGAATTAACAGGCAATGATACAATAACTGGAAGAGCAGTAGCCCAATTTTATAACCAATACGAAAGATATCAAAATAATCTTGTAAATGTGGCATCGGAACATCTACTTCCAAACTTCTACTTTTTGATTGACAACGGAATTTCAGATCTCGACATCGCCAAGATGATCACTCTTGATGGAACAATAGGTAGTGATTATTTTAGCTATGCTGGGTTTATAAGAGAATTAATAGAAGAACAACAAACTATTATTACTTCATCTGCCGTGCGCGCCCGCGATATTGGAGGAAACTTCTCCCAGAGAATTAATAATTTTATTAATTTTGTATTTCAAGCTGAGGTCTCAGACCCAACGGGTTCTAATCAAATTAATACACTCTTCTCTAACGTTGCTTCTGATAAGGGTGTCCCACGTTACAGCTACAATAACATCAAAGATTATCTTAATGTTTCTTATGTTAACCACACTTATCAAGATTCTACAGCACAAAGACTTCAAACAAGATTACAAAACATTATGTTTTTGGAACCAAGCGTCCTAAATGAACATAACAATAAAAAGATAGCGACTGATTTCTCTTTTCTGAAAGATGATAAACAACAAGCAGTCTATTCTTTGATGCCGATGGCTAACGACATAAGTTTTGATGTGGATGTTAACACCATCGGGCTAAAGCAAATAATAAAAGATAACGATTATGCTCCAAGATTTCTCAAGACGCTAAAAGAGATTTTTACAAACGAGATTGATCTCAAGCCAACACCCTATTCCTTCACCCTTGAAGACGCTTACAACAAAGACGTTACCGCAAGACAACTAAACATAGTTGATCTCCCCGAGATGCTTCTTTATGACTACGAGAATCTTTTATCAAGAACCAATAATGTTTTCTTTTATGGCGATTCATCAACAGAGGTGAAGGCAGCTTTCGACAACACAGGCGTTTACAGGTTTATTAACTCCGAGATAGCAATCAACACCCTGAACGATGTCGTTGGAATGATTAATACTAATTTTTCACCACCTGAAACTTTAGAACATTTCTTGAATGACCCTGTGACAACAGATAAAGGACACGAAGTTCTTGCCTACAGAGTTCAGAAAATAGGTGGTCCGCCTACTGGCGATTCACGAACTGAAAACACATTACAGAACTTCTGGTTTTTCAATCAGGACAGCGCAATTAAGTATGTGGACACTCAAGTCAAATACGGAACAGACTACACTTATAAGATCTTCTCTTATGTCGCAGTTCAGGGTTACAAATACAGATTATCCGATCTCGCCGTAACAAGACAGATAGCAAAAGACGAAGACATTTATTGTTTAGAATTTTATGACCCAATGACAGGTGAAACTTCTGCGAATATTTTCAGCGATGATCAAACAATTGGAATTGAGACCACAAACGAAGCAAACAAGCGAGTGAAACAAGAGTGGCAAGAAGAGGTAAACGCCCTTCTTGCTCTAATACCCACCGCTCCCGCATCTGATGTGCCTGATTTGGTAGAGCAGTTGAGAGTATTAAATGAAGAAGATCCTCGCGCTGTCTTGGTGGCTAGCTCTTCCGAGGCCGATGTTAATCGGTTCTTTACTAACGCTCAAGCAAAATCAACATTCCGATACCTTGCTGATCTTAATATAAACATTGAGCCATCTCTCAAGATTGTAGAGGTACCAATCCAAGAAAAAACATTCAAAATTTTGGACAACCCACCAAACGATCTTATTGCGACCCCACATCACATTAAAGATCAAAGCAATAGGTTGGCTTTCTTTTTGTCCTACGACACGTTCTCTCCAAACACAGTGCCTTACCCAGTTGCTCTAACATCACAGGACGTTCAAAACAAGGCTGACTATTTGACTGCCAATGACTTGTCAGAAAATAGCTTTATTGAAAGCGAATCAGTCTCTATGGCTGAAACCTTCGAGGTCTATCGCCTTTCAAGAAAACCAACTTCTTACCAAGACTTTGAGAACAACCTACGCAAGTCAATTGATTTAAGAATCCTGAAACAAGGTCGTATCAAGTTGGATGCAATGTTCATGGAGAAGGTGCGTCCAAATCAAAAATACTACTACACCTTCCGCGCAATAAACGAGAATGGTATCGCGGGTGAGTTCACGCCAATCTTTGAGGCTGAACTAATCAACGATGGCGGTTATATTTACGGCAACTTCAATCAATTAACAGCCGAAGATTTGGTTACAGATGACATTTCCGAACCATTAATGTCATTCAAGAAACTATTTAATGTCGTTCCCAACATTCAGCATTTGATTTTAGACTCTACAAATGTAGATTTCTCCAAGTCAGCGTTTGAAGAAGTTGGCAATTTCAAACTAGGAACAGCAGAAGAGTCGCTATTTAGCTCTGACGAAGAGAAGAGCAAGACCTTCAAGCTTCGTTTGACTTCAAAGAAAACTGGAAAGAAAATTGATCTCAACATTACATTTAACAAGACGAATGGTTGAGAGAATAAAAAAAACAAACTACTATTTAAGTGAGAGAGGAAAATAAATGGGATTTTTAGATAACTCTGGCGACATCATCCTTGACGCCGTGCTAACAGATGTAGGTAGAAAGAGAATGGCGGAAGGTAACTTCCGCATTGTAAAGTTCGGTCTCGGAGACGACGAGATTGATTACTCACTCTACAACGCCAATCATCCATCAGGTTCAGCCTACTATGACCTTGAGATTCTTCAGTCTCCAGTGATGGAAGCTGCCACAAAGCAAGCTTCTTCTATCAAGTATGGATTACTAAGCATCACAAGAACTGATTTGGTTTACATGCCTGTTCTTGAACTAAACCAGAAGGCTGGCATTGATTCTGTAATCAAACACAACAACATTATCCTTCTTGCTGCTAACAAGGCAACCTACACCACTCTTGCTCAAGACGCTAACATTGGTTCATCCAAAATTCTAGAACCCAACACCCTAACACCTTCTGCTAAGGTAATCGTTGAATCTGGCATCACATCTACTGATCGTCAGCCAACCAGAGAGAACCGTGACAACATGCTCGTCAGCACAAACCTCGTTGACCTTCAGTTTGATGTTAGATTTGATAGCCGCTTTATGGCTGGTTTGATTTCTGTTCAGCCACGTCAGGATCAAAGTTTTGCAAACAACACCGATGGTTCTAGAAGAATCACCCTTACTGCGTTTGCTAGAAAGTCTGCTGTTTCTGCTACCCAGTTTATGGACAACTATGTCACTGCTGTTGCCGATGGACTTGAAGATCTCGTTCTTCAGTATACAACCGACACTGGTGGTGATGCAACCGGCGCAAATCTATCACAACTCGCTGGTCCCCGTGGCGGTATGACAGCACTATCATTTGCCCCAAGTACCGAAATCAATGCTCAAGGCACCGCTTCACCCAGTTATTACAGCCTCTACGGTTCAACCGGTGTTGTTGGAACTTCCCTTGGCTTTGCATCAACTGCTAACTTTGATTACATTGACACAACAGTTTATGTTCAGGGCTTGACAACTGGTGCCTCAATTCAACTACCAATCAGAATCGTAAGACAGCAGGCTTAATCGGAGAACTTAAATGCCTATCAATTATGAAGTAATAAACCCAAACACAGATGTAGCAACTACAAAAACGCTACTACACGAGGTCATTCCACTAACAGGCACAATTGTTAGCGGCACCTACGGGACATTCCCAGATGACGATAACGTAAAGAACTACTCTCATGGCATGTTCCAGTCTGTCTATGACTACCCATACTTGAGTTCTTCCGCTAACCACATTTTTGATCTAACTATCGGTTATGACGAAAGCTCTGGTTTCTCTGGTTCAGCTAACACTCAGAATGCCAAGAAGATTAACATGTATAATCAGTTCTCTCAGGTTCTACTTGGTTACACTGGTTCTGCCAACACAGTTCGTCTTTTCGAGAGTGATCTAGAACTTGATGGGGCAAACCAGATGAAAGAGACATTCTTTGTCAATCTTTCACGACTTCTCACAAAAGACGAAATCAAGAAGGGCTCGGTCTCCATCACTCTCGGTACTGCATCTTATGGCTCTCCTTTTGGTGGTACCGTTACCTACACTGATGCAAATGCAACAAACAACGCCGGAACTCTTAACACTGTTGGTGGAGATTACGGTGTTCTACTTGACACAAGTAACAATCTAACTGGCGGTATTGTATTTTATCAGGCTGGCGTTATGGTCTTGACGGCTTCTGCATTCAGCGGAGCCTTCGGTCTCCCAACAGACTTCTATGATGGCTTGACCCTTGCAGATGTCATGACAGGTTCGGCAATTAGCGCGTCTGCTGATGCATTCCGCCACAGACTACAGAATCTTCAGTTCAACAATACGACTGAGATTAACTCAACTGTCTACTTCTGCCGCGCTTCTCACAACAAGTTCAACTACTCAAACAACCCAACTTATTTGAGTTCAAGTGCGATTCGTGTCAAGAACCAAAATAGAGACAATCCTCCTGTTTCTTACATTACAACAATCGGTCTCTACAACTCACAGAATGAGCTTCTTGCCGTAGCCAAGCTATCTGAGCCACTACGCAAGGATCCCACAAACGAACTAACCCTCCGCGTCAGGCTCGATTACTAGGAGGGCACGATGTCCCTCAAGAAGTTCGGACGAAGCGATGTGATAAGAAATGCTATGAGGGCTTACCCTCATAACACTTTCTTTATTTACGATTCTTCAGTCTATTACGATCATAGACCGATAGAACAAGGTGCTTTCAATAGCGACATTCTGTCTGCTTCTGGAGGCATCAGCCTGTTTGAGTACAATATTGATAGAAGCGGAAGCACGGAATTTACATCTTCTCTATTAGTTGATGCAGAAAATTCTTTATTTCTAAGTGGCGATAACCCGCCCATAATCCCTTACGTGTTTCGTGGCTCTAACAGACAATTCTTAAAAGCGTCTTCTAGGACTCTATCGATTGACAGCACCACTGGCGAGAAAACAGGTGGAATTGTTGATGTTTCTGATGCTTTTGTTGCCTCTCAAGGCACGACATCTATCTTTACTGGCTCGACTTATCCAGCCTCTGCATCTATAACAAGAGAATTGATGCTCACAGCAGGAGGAAAATCAGAACCAACCCCCCATGTCTACAGCACAAATTATCCTCACTACTATTCTCTACGAAACTCTCTCAACTTCTACGGCACACGCTCACCACATTACTTTGTTTCAAGTTCATTATGGAACAAAGACGAACAAGACATCAACCTTATCTCTATTCCAAAGATCTTTTATGGAACACGAATCAAGCCCGGCTCGATGTCGCTAAAATTCTACATCACAGGCACATTGGTGGGAGAACTACAAGACACAAAATACAATGGCGAATTAATTCAGGTCGGTCCTGAAGGTTCTACAGGTTCTGGCTCAGTTGCTGGAGTCGCAATGTACGAAGAAGGTTTTGTTCTTCTTACAGGTAGTTGGGATCTCACCAACGATGCATATGATTTCGGCGCAGGATTAGCGACCGGCTCTTGGTTAAATTATGCAGCAGGAGCAAATGATGGAACAACTGTGTCAACTTCTGCTTCATTCGATCTTTCTTTCAAAGGTCACACAGAAACACAAGTCCTTACGATGTTTGCCCATGCTCGCAGAGGCGAAATAAATTATTCTAACAACCCGACATTCTTGGATTATGGACAAAGCAGGGTTGCCGTCACGTCTTCAAATGTCTATTTAGAGAATGATGCAGTGACAATAAAGAACACCGTATCGTCAAGTTACGAAGGATTTGACGCTCCTTTCGAGAGGCAGGTTTACATTTCTAGAGTCGCTATCTACGATGAAGACAAAAAACTTATCGGAATTGCAACCTTATCTAACCCAATTCTCAAAAAAGAAGCACAAGATCTCTCATTTAAACTAAAATTGGATATCTAATGAAACCTATTACCATAGTCTCTCCGTGGTTTACTAAGCTTATGTCGGTAGTGATCGATGTTTACGCAATCACAATCTTTCCATTTATTATTTCAAGAGAAAAAATGAATGAAAGAACCCTTAACCATGAAACAATTCACATTTATCAACAGAAAGAGTTGTTAGTTATTCCGTTCTATCTTCTATACTTTTACTTTTATTTTATTGGAATTGTTAAGTATAGAGATAAACAAAAAGCTTATTACATGATACCATTTGAGCAAGAAGCCTACGAAAATGACCATAATTTTGATTATCTAAAAACAAGAAAATGGTTTGCATGGCGAAGGTATAAAGTTTGATTCTCGGAATAGACGTTTCCACTAGTATTACAGGTTTTGCGATTGTGGATAATGAAGGCAAGATCCTTCTCTCCGAAGCCTGTGATTTGCGAAAGCATAAAGACTTTTTCTCTAAGTGTCTCGCGATAAGAGAACATATTTTGGACATTTGCGATAAACACTGTGCTGCGATCAATGGAGAAGGAATAAGCCACATTTATATTGAACAACCTTTCACCTTCTTCAACTCTGGCGGCTCTTCTGGCAAGACTATGGCGGCTCTACAACGTTTTAACGGTGTTGTTTCTTGGATGGTCTACGAATGCTTTGAGATAAAACCATGCTATCTGGGGGCGACACAGGCGCGTAAAATGGTAGGAATCAAGGTGCCTCGTGGCGAAAAAGCAAAGAAAGTTGTCATGGAACACCTGCTCGCAACTGACCCAGAGTTCGCGATCGAACGCACACCCAAAGGCAATCCTAAACCGCAAGAATATGACAGAGCCGATGCCCTCGTCATTGCGAGAGCAGGACTAAAAGAACTTGCGAAAGAGTGATTGTGGGTTTGTGATTTTTTTTAAAAAACGGCTTTAAGGGTTTGTGATTACTATTTACTAATGTAAGAGGGTGGTCGCATGAAAACATTTAGCGGTATTTACATCATTAAGAATAAAAAGACAAATAAAATTTATGTTGGTAGTAGCAATGATATACGGCGACGCTGGCGAGCACATAGAAGTCTTTTAAAAAACAACAAACATCACAGCATCTATCTACAAAACGCTTATAATCAATATGGTAAAAGTTGTTTTGAGTTCACAATATTAAAAGAAGTCGCCATCGAGAAACTTCTAGATGAAGAACAAGCCATAATTAAAGCGCTTGACTGCTTAGCCCCAGCAGGTTACAATATGACTGATAGCACACACGCACCGTTCGCCGGTTGTAGTCACTCTGTCGAGGCAAAGAAAGCTCAAAGCGAAAAGAATACAGGTAAAAATAATTACTGGTATGGAAAAACATTAACAGAAGAACATAATAGTAAGATAAGCAAGTCTACAAAAAGATATACCGATCAGGAAGAAAAGAGTTTCTATCTTCGTTTAGAGGGTGGAGAGAGATTACAATCAATAGCAAATGAGCAGTGTGTTCATCCTACAACAATCCGCCGAGCGGTAGATCGATACATTCGATTTAAGGAAGAATATGATAGACGAGAGAAAAGCGCTGCCGATCCTACAAGTAGCGCTGGGTCGTTATAAGCAGGCTTCTAAAAATGAATTTTATTTTACGTGCCCTGCGTGCGGTCACCATAAGAGTAAATTCGCTGTTAACATCAGCAAAAATGCTTTTCATTGCTGGATTTGTGATTATCGTGGTCGCAATATTAGGCGCATTATTAGACGTTTTGGTTCGTTTACACAACTCCAGAAGTGGGACCAGATTACGGACAGAACAGATCTTAGTCACTTTTCTGAGCTATTCTCTGACGAAGGCAATGTTGATGTCGAAGATAAAATCGAACTCCCAGCAGAGTTCATAAGCCTCGCCAATAAAAACCTCCCATTATCAGCCAATCGCGCTCTCCGCTATCTTAGCGAGAGAGGGATTACTAGGGAAGAAATTCGGCGTTGGAAGATTGGCTTTTGCTATGACGGAGAATATGGCGGCAGAATCATCGTGCCGTCATTCGGCACCAGCGGCTATCCCAACTACTTTGTTGCCCGGTCTTATGTTGGGCACGGAATGAAATACAAGAATCCACAGGCGTCCAAGAATGTGGTATTTAATGATCTATTTACAAACTGGAACGACGACCTTACAATTGTCGAAGGAGTATTTGATGCTATTCGGGCAGGAAACGCTGTGCCTATCTTGGGGTCTACACTACGGACAGACTCCGACCTACTACGAAAGATTGTACGAAATGACACCCCGTGCTACATCGCCCTCGATCCTGACGCGGCTGACAAAGAACGTCGGATCATTCAGACGCTACTGCGCTACGATGTGGAACTCTATAAGATCGATGTGATAGGCTACGAAGACGTAGGCACTATGCCAAAAAAAATCTTCCAAGAACGAAAAGCAAAAGCTACATTTATCGACAGAGACAACTACTTATTGCTAGATTTGCTAGCGGCGGTATAAATTGTGAAACACACTTTTACTAAAAAACAAATAAAAAGAATTATTATTGAAGAATTGCAGGCTGATTTGCTTATTGAGAATACAACAAATCAGCTTATCGAAGAAGGTGTTGTAGAAACAGTCAAGAATTTAAAAAACAAATTCTTTCCAAATAAAAGTGATGAAGAGATCGATACCGAATTGGAAGAAATTGGAAGAAATCCTTCACAATTAGAAAAAATGCCAAGATCCAAGAGAATAGGGATCCTATTCCTATCCGGATTGCTTGGCGGATTCTTAACTCAAGCAAGTTTTGATTATAATAAGCTTAGCACTGCAACTGCTGCTGATGCTAAAAAAATATCATCTTCTCAACAAGTGACTGCTCAAAAATCAAAAGATATTATCAATTTTAGACAAATGGCTTCTTCAGAGACTCTTGGAAAAACAGCCTCAACACAAAAAGAGGTAGATGCCAAAGTAAGAGAAATAATTGATGATTATAAACCAGTTATGAAACCGGCACCAATATCTCCGGGTCGAGGACTTTTTATTGGAGGCGATCCGGCTAAAGGCAACTTTAGGGGCTTTGCTTATGTGCCATCGGAAAATATCCCAGATGATGAAATAATGCCATTTATTGCTATGTCTAAAGCAGATTATGAAATTTTGCTTAGAGCCACTTATCTAAGTGGGACTGAAGGTGACAAAAGATTGGAAGATCTCGTTATGGGACGAGGAAGAGCTGGCTCTTCTGTTTTTTGGGCTTATAGTGACAGATCCTCATATCAAGGATACAATAGAAATTCCACCATTGCTTTGTTACCACTTGAATGGTCTGTTGCATATGGGTTATTACAAAAAAGACAAAATAGAGGCAAACGATAGTCTCTTGACAAGCCGTCTTGCTCGTGTTATCTTACTGTTACAGGAGATAACAATGACAAGATTTCTTTTTGATTCTGCGATTAGCGGAGTGATTATGTATATCGGCTGGTTAGCTGGTATTGCTCTATATAGTATTTGTTTCTAATCGGAGGAGCCTTGATCAAAATTGCACACATTGCTGATACTCATATTAAGAATTTGAAGTATCACGAAGATTACCGCGCCTGCTTTGAGCAGATGTACGAAATCCTTCGAGAGCAGGAAGTAGATTATATCGTTCACTGCGGCGACATCGCACACACAAAGACCCAGATTTCCCCAGAGTTTGTGGAAATGGCGTCTGACTTTTTCACAAATCTCAGTAAGATTGCGACGACATTTATTATTCTTGGTAACCACGATGGTAACCTAAAGAACAGTAGCCGCCAAGACGCAATAACGCCTATTGTTCAGGCGCTTGATTTTGGAACTCTCCGACTATTGAAGAACTCAGGCGAGACTCATCTTGCCTATGGCAACGTTGTTCTCAATGTTTTGTCTGTTTTTGATAGAGATAACTGGGTTCAGCCCACAGATCCAGATAAAATCAATATTGCTCTCTATCACGGCGCAATCTCCAACTGCCAGACAGACGCAGGCTGGACGATGGAGCATGGTGAAGATAATCTCTCAATCTTTGAAGAGTTTGATTTTGCAATGCTTGGCGACATTCACAAGCGCCAGTTCTTGGATAAGGAGCAGCGTGTCTACTACGCAGGATCTACCATCCAGCAGAACCATGGAGAAGAAGACAATAAGGGCTTCTCTGTTTGGACTATTAATTCTAAGGACGATTGGAACATTGAACACTTTGGGCTACAGAACCCTCGTCCATTTGTTACAGTCGAACTAACATGTACAGGCAAGATCCCTCGCAAGACTACTGTACCTGCAAACGCCCGCCTACGTCTTGTAAGTGATAACAATCTGCCTCTTGACGTAATGCGTAAAGCAGTAGATATAGCAAAACACAAGTTTCGCCCAGAGTCTATCTCTTTCCTTAATCGCGCCGCAGGCAAACGTGGTGATGTTGAAGGGTTAACAGAAGGGCTTGGAGCACAGAATCTTCGAGATCCAGAAGTTCAGCAGGAGTTGATCTCAGAGTATCTCAAAGATTATCAGGTTAGTTCTGACACTCTATCTAAGGTTTATGAACTGAACTCAAAGTATAACGTTCGGGTCGAATCAAAAGAAGATATTTCTAGAAATGTAAATTGGGATCTCGTCAGATTTGAATGGTCTAATCTATTCAATTATGGAGAGAACAACTGCGTTGACTTCAATAATGTAAATGGAATTGTCGGTATTTTTGGTAAGAACTTCTCAGGTAAGTCTTCCATTATTGATGCCATTCTCTTTACAATGTTCAATACAACTTCTAAAAACGAGCGCAAGAATGTCAATGTTGTAAATCAGAACCGCGATTGGGGCGAAGGCAAGTTGTCTATTGCTATTAACGATAAGACCTACACAATCTGTCGCAAGGTCACAAAATATGTAAAGAAAGGCAAAGACGGCGAAAGTACAGAAGCAAAAACCGAACTAGACTTTTTGGTCTATGACGCTGTTCTTGACGAGACTACTTCACTAAACGGCACAACTCGCAACGAAACCGACGCAGTAATCCGTCGTCACTTTGGGACTATTGACGATTTTCTTATTTCATCTCTATCCTCGCAGCATGGCGCTCTTGCGTTTATCAATGAGGGTTCAACCAAGCGTAAGGAAATCATTGCGAAGTTCCTCGATCTTCAGTTCTTTGATAAGAAATTCAAACTAGCCAAAGAGGACTCTATTACGTCCAAGGCACTCGTCAAAAAATTAGAAGGGCGAGATTACGAAAAAGAAATTCTGGAAGCAGAGGAAGCCTTTGAGAGCTACAAAAAGGCTATTTCTGTGGTAGAGGCAGAAGAGAAATTGATAGAAACCAAGTTGGCTACAGCCCATATCCTTCTAAACGATGTTTCTCGTAAGATTATCGATATTCCGACAGATGCGATCGATATCCACACAGTTCAGTCCGAGATCAAAACAATAAAAAATCAACTGATTTCTCTATCTCAATCGGTAGTTGAAGATTCTGAGAAACTAATTAAGGAAAGAGAACGCTTTGAGAAGATCTCGGCTTTAATGATGAGCCTTGATTACGACTCACTAAAAGACTCTCTTAGTACAATTCAGGAAACTGAAGAGAGGCTTAAGGGCTTCACAAGCAGATTGGAGATTGCGACCGAGAAAAAGAGGCTATTAGAAGATATTCCCTGTGGCTCATCTTACCCTGCTTGTAAGTTTATTCGTGATGCTCACGTCGCATCAGCGACAATTCCAGAAGTGGAATCAAAAGCGAATGAACTTCGCAACATTCTTGAGGGACTTAACCCCGAGATTGTACGAGACCACCTAAACAAGTACAGTGCGCTTGAAACAAAGCGAATCAACACCAAAACCTTTATTAAGGAACTGGAACTATCGGTTGAAAAGATGAATAGCGCAATTCAGCGTCTGAATACAAAGATGCAGGAACTTGTCGCACAGCAGTCGGAATACAATGACAATAAGGAAGCAATCGAGAATCTAGAAAAACTAATAAAGGAGAAGGATACATATGACAATCAAATCAAATCTCTTGAAAGAGAGAATCGATCAAATAACCAAAAGAAGATTGATCTTTATAAATCACTTGGTTCAGAAGAACAACGAGTCGAAAGCCTCAAAGAAAGAAGAATAGAGTTCGAGACAATTCAATCGGAGTATGCAGCGTATGATTTATTCCTGCGCTGTATGCATCCGAACGGGATTGCTTACGATATCATCAAGCAGAAACTACCAGTAATCAACGAAGAGATTGCAAAGATCCTATCAAACGTCGTAGACTTTGAGATCTTTTTTGAGACATCAGGCAACAAGTTTGACATTTTTATCAAGCACCCTCGGTATGATGCCCGCCCTATTGAGATGGCGTCCGGTGCGGAGAAGTCTATGGCTGCTATGGCTATTCGTCTTGCTCTGCTCTCCGTATCTTCTTTGCCAAAGGGAAACACTTTCGTACTTGACGAGCCCGGTACTGCTTTGGACGAAGAGAATATGGCTGGATTTATTCGGATCTTGGAACTAATTAAGGTATATTTCAAGAACGTCTTGCTGATTTCTCACCTTGATTCTCTCAAGGATTGTGTAGATATGCAGATTGTGATTGAGAAAGAAGCAGGTTTTGCAAAGGTAAATCAATAATGAAAATTACAAAGACTAGACTAAAGCAGATTATCAAGGAAGAGCTTAGGGAAACAATGATAGATGAAAAAGTAGATCTATTTCTTTCTGATTTTTGCAAAGACAATGATGGAGAAGATCCTGATTTTGCTGATGTAAAGGCGTTTTTTGGCGATTCTCACCTATCGAGTCTTGTGTGGGAAGAGATAAGGGGCATAAGGGCTCCTTGTAAATAAAAGGTAAATCAATGAATAACGACGACGAGTTTGGCTTCTTGCCTCCCGCAGAAGCACCCCCATCATTCAACCAAGAAAAGGACCACTTCCACGAAGAAGTAGAAGCGGAAGACTTTGGTATGGTTGAGGACTTCGGATTACAGATGGAATACTCTGACGAAGACATGCTCCCCGAGAACACAGCCCCATCATCTTTGAATGTGGGATTTGTCGGTGTTGGCGGGGGCGGCAATAAGATGGCGAACGCTATGATTGAGTTGGGCTTTAACAAAACCCTGCTTGTCAACAGCACAGGCAAAGACATTCCAAAGAATGTAGATGAAGAACACGTCGTCCTTATTCCTGACTCTGACGGCATCGGCAAGAACATCTCCTACGGCAAGGAAGTTCTAACACAGAACGGCGCAGTAGTTGAAGACGCACTCCGCATCAAGCTAGGCAAGGTTGATTGGTTATTTGTTATGGCTGGTGGTGGTGGGGGCACTGGTTCGTCCGTGGTTGCTCTACAACCCGTCTTTGAGCGCTACCTACAATCTGTTCAGGCAAGCGGCAAGGTTGTCTATATCGTTTCTTGGCCAACAGCACAAGAAAACCTAAACCCAACCATCGCCCGTAACGCCCTGTCTCTGCTCAATGATGTGACCCCTTACCCACACATCGTTCTAGATAACGAGCGTTCTACGCGCCTCCTACGCGGTCGTATCGGTATGCTTGGTATGTATCCAGTAGCTAATACTCAGTTCTCTAAAATCCTAGCTCAGATCCTTAAACTATCTACCGAGGATTCCCCAATCCAATCATTTGATTCCAAGGATCTAGAAACCTGCTTAAACAAAGACGGTCGTGCCTTTATTGGTTCCACAATGATTAAGGATCCCAACACTGGCAAACTTGGCACAACGATCATGCACAACTGTATGAATCGTTCTGCTTGTCCGCCACCCAAGGGCAAAGCGGCAGCCGGGTCGCTTATCCTTGTGGTCAGCGAAGAAATGGTTGCCGACCCTCGCGTGTCCAAGCACCTTGAATCTGCGATTGCTTATGTTGGTGGTCGCTGCGAGACGCTTTTCTCTGGGGTTTATGTCAGAAAGAATGTCCCCGGACTGATTGCGATACTATCTATGAATGGGATCGAGAAAGGAAAATAAATAAATGAAGATCACAAAGCCTCAACTGAAACAGATTATCTTAGAAGAGTTATCTTCTTTGGAGACTGGCGAGCAACGCCGTGATTTCCAAAAAATGACTAATGCGCCAGCACAACAACAAACGTCTTTTGAAGAATGGGTTTCTGCTGTTTCGGCGTTTGGCTACGAGTTTGACGAAAACTCCCCCAACCCCTATGATGCTTGGTTTGGGGGTCAGAGCCCAGAAGAGTATTTTAGGAGTTCTAGATAATGCCTTACATGAAGAAAGGAAAGTGCGTCTACAAAAAAAACAAAGACGGCTCACAAGGAAAAAAGGTTGGTTGTACCAAAGGTTCAGTTGATGACTATTTAAAAGCGTTGTATGCGAATGTAGATGACGCACTAAAAAAGGAAAACAAAACTATGAAAATCAAGAAGTCAGAGCTAATCGCTCTAATTAAAGAAGAGATTATGTCCGAGATGGATGGTCTCACTATGATGGACGATCCATACGACGACGATGATATGGATATGAAGCAGGAGGGTATGGAAAACATTACCCCCGAGAACATCGAAATTGTTGGACAGGCTATGGCTCAAATGGCTCCACTTATTGGTGCTATGTCTCTTCCAGTTCTTATTGGAATGATCTACGAGAAACTAAAAGAAATGGGTGCTAAATAATGAGTGAAGAGACCAAACAAGCCCTGCTTGATAAAGGCGTAGAAAAGATTACTTCCCGCAAACTACTTGTGTGGATTGCTGCCACAGGTCTAATGCTGTGGGGCGGACTAGAATCAGGTGACTGGGTTATTATCTCTGGTCTCTACCTTGGTGGTCAATCTGTGATTGACGCTATTGTAAAACTAAAAGGAATGGAATAAAAATGAAAATTACCAAAACTTTTTTAAAAAAAATCATTAAAGAAGAATTATCTTTCATAAAAGAGAATGATCCAATGTATGATCCTTTCGATGATGCGATCGTACCAGATGAAACCCAGCAAGCTGCTGTGCCTGATGAAGAATATGAATCAGTAATGGATAAAATTAGAGAACTAGAATCTGTTTCAAAAAGCCTAGGAACTGTGAAGATATCTTTCTTGAATACAGAATTAGATAAACTTCTTGATGAGCTATCAGAAATGGCAGATGTAATGCCTCGTCGTAGATGAAAGAAAAAATACTAGTTTTTTGTTTAAAACACTGGAAGGAGATCGGGCTTGTCCTGCTCCTTCTTGTTGTTTTTGCAAAGGGACGATATGATATTCATAATATCGTTAAAGCAAATGAGATTTCCAGACAATCACTTGAAAATCAAATTACAGAGCTTCAATCAATACATGAACAAGAAATACAACAAAGAGACGAAGCACTTGAGAGATTTAGAATAAGGAATGAGCAATTAGAAATGCGCTATCAGGATGCTCTAATAGATTTAGCAAATGAGATTGACAAGCGAAAAAAAAATGTTATTAAAAGATATAGAGAAGACAAAGACTCTCTTCGCATTCAAATAGAAAATACTTACGGATTTACTTATGTTCCTTAATATATTATTATTTACAACAGTTTCTTATGCTGGTTCTGAATTCACTTTTATAGATCAAGGAGAGCGTTCTCCAATTGAAGGAGTGGTGTTCAATCCAGAGGCTTTATCGGAGGTTCTTGTGACCCCAGAAAGACTTAAACAAGAGTGTGAAATTGAGTGGACGAGAACTATAGAAAGAAAAGAAAATGAGTTTACACTAGAAATAGAAAAAGAAAAGATTCGTTACAACGCTCTCAATAAAAAGCACACCATAATGCTTATTGAAAAAGATACCGAGATTAATGAACTGCAAGAAATTGTAAAAAAGCAATCGCCAGCCTACAAGTGGATGTGGTTTGCGATTGGAATTGCAGCCGGTGGTGCTACCTACTATGGAATAGAACAGGTCACACAATGAGGCATACAAATCTTCCTTTTCACATTTATGTTTGGGTAAATAATAAATATCTTGGACCTAAAATGCCAGAGGGCTACACTTATGCTTTATGGCATGGTATACATTCTAGAGAGGGGCAGATTCCTATGGCTCATGTTCTACTAGAAAGTGGTGCTCATTGGTCTGGCTTGCCGCTTCATGCAATGTCAAACTTTCACGGACCAGATACTTGGAAAGAAAAACCACATAACGATTTGATCCCTTGGACTGCTATGGGACCAAACATAGAAGCATGGCACGCAAAATATTTAGAAGGACTTGAAGTAGAACTATTCCGCCATGGATGGAGTGGGAGGCATACAGGCATAATAATCGACTGGATTGGTGGTTTTGATCGCTATCCGCAAGAACACAAACCTCTCAATCTTGTCTCTCTCGATGATGGTCAGTTTGCTCTACAACCAAACAACTATTGTAGATTTAGAGACGATCATTTAATAGATGAAACTAAGTTTGAGCAAACAAAATTCTATCGCAGAGGCGAAGAGGTTTGGTGGGGACAATGAGTAAAGATCCAGATTACATTGTAAAAGTAGAACAAGCCATCGCACAGAAGTATGGCGAAGAAACAATCCAGAACCCCAAGGCAGAATGGGACGAGAACAAAGAGAAAGTTTATCTTGAACAGATGAGAGAACTCTACAAAAAACAAAAGAAAAATGATGAAGCAAACGACAAAGTAGAACTAAATGGAATAAAGGTATCAAGAAAACTACTTAATAGAGAATCCAAGACAGGATGTCCTGTTTGTGGTGCCTTCTCACATTCTACCCGTGATGATGTCTCACTCGTAAAGTTTAACTGCTGTTACAAGTGCTACATCAAATGGGTTGAGGGAAGAGAAAAACGTTGGAAAGAAGGATGGCGACCAAATGAAAGCTGAAGAATTGAGAGCATTAATCAGAGAAGTGCTTAAAGAGCAAGACGACAAGATGACCTTAAAGTCTGGTTCAAAGACGCCACAGGCACTTAAAGCTGAAATCTTAGAGACTATCAAGAACATTGATGTGGAAAAAATTAAATCACAAGAGCTAATGTTCTTAAATCAGATGATTGGTAAAATGTTTGAAATGGCTGCAACCGGAGATCTCGTTAGAGGTCGTCAGGCAATCCAGCGTGCTTTTGGGGTAATGTCTAAAGGCGTACCAAAAGAGGAGCCACAACAAACAAGTGAGGGTTATGAGCCGCCCATGATGCATGGTGGCATCGATGACGATGACCATGAAGTCCAAATGGCTATGTCTGATCTTCATAAACTAGAAAAGTACGCCCCAGAAGTGTCACAACTTGCTTCGCAATACTCTGACCTACCCGGCTGGGTTCAATCAAAAATTACTCTTGCTGCCGACTATTTAGGTAAAGTTTACCACTATTTAGATGGCAAGCACAATAAAGGAATGGAATAATGGCAACAGTTTACGAAATCGTTCAGGCTCTATCACAAGCCGCAGCAAATGCTTACGACGGCGCACACGACGCAGACGGTGAAGCAATCAAAGCAGGTCTTCAGCGCGAAGAAGGCAATCCACTAATCGACAAACGTGTTATGGACGGATTCGGTGTTAAGTTCCACGGCAACATGATGCGCCTATCTTACCAGTCTGAGGTGCAACTCAAAGAAGTTTACGCCAATGGATTCGAGGCTGACGTAGAGCAGCGCATGGCGGACATTGTTACTTTCCTCAAGAAAGAAGCACGCAAGTTAGGTGCTGGCTCTGTTTCTCTAACCAAGGAAGGCGAGATCGACATTCGCGTTGAGAACTCTTCTCGCGTTCGCTCTTGGGTCACTGCTTGCATGGACTACAAGATTGGCGGCATGGAAGAGGTTGCTGTCGTTGGCGAAGCCACAGAAGACAAACTTGCTGCTGGCTGGGAAGCATTTATGAAGCAGGGCGGTCTTGGTAAGCGTCCACCCAACGATAAGAGACCAGCAAACTCTGGCAAGAAAGAATAAAGAAAGATGAATGCCAAGATTAACGAAAAAAGAAATTCTCAAAGAAGTCGTTAAGTGCGGTAAGGAACCTTCTTATTTCCTAAAAAACTATGCCCGTATATCTCACCCGATGCACGGGCTTATGTTATTTAAGACATTTGATTATCAGGATCGGCTGCTAGAAGATTTCAACAACTACCGCTTTAATATTATCAACAAAGGTCGTCAGCTAGGTATTTCAACGGTTACCGCTGGCTACATTGTTTGGATGATGCTGTTTCATCGTGATAAGACCATTCTTGTTATGGCAACTAAGTTTGAAACAGCAGGTAACTTGGTCCGAAAAGTTAAAAATATTATGAAGAACCTTCCTGATTGGATCAGGATTGCAAATATTACAACAGACAACCGCACGTCTTTTGAGTTGTCTAATGGTTCTTCTATCAAGGCTGCCTCTACCTCTGGTGATGCTGGTCGTTCCGAGGCACTATCACTTCTTGTTCTTGACGAGGCTGCTCACATTGAGGGTCTCGACGATCTATGGACTGGTCTCTATCCGACACTATCTACTGGTGGTCGCTGCATCGCCATCTCCACACCAAATGGTGTTGGTAACTGGTTCCACAAAACCTGCGCAGGTGCTGAGAACGGAGAAAATAATTTCAATCTCACAACGCTTATGTGGTGGGTCCACCCAGAAAGAGATGAAGAATGGTTTAAGAAAGAAACCAAGAACATGTCCAGAAGACAGATCGCACAGGAGTTGGAATGTAACTTCAATACTTCAGGCGAAACTGTTATTGATCCAGAGAACATGGAATGGATCATGGCTAATGTCAAAGAACCAAAGCATAAAACAGGCTTTGATAGAAACTTTTGGATCTGGGAAGAGTATGACCCAAGCTGCAATTATCTTATGGCGGCAGATGTAGCCAGAGGCGACGGCGCTGATAGTTCTACATTCCACATTCTAAAACTTGAAACAATGGAAATCATTGGCGAATACATGGGCAAGCCAACACCCGACCTTTATGCGAACATGTTAAATCAGGTCGGCAGAGAATTTGGTAACGCTATGCTCGTTGTAGAAAATAATTCTATTGGCTATACCGTTATAGATAAATTGATAGAATATGGATATCCTAATCTTTATTATTCAATCAAATCTACACACGAATACATTGACCAGCACCTTGGGGAACACAAGTCCGGTGCTATTGCAGGTTTCTCAACCACAAGCAAGACTAGACCTCTCATCGTAGCCAAGCTAGAAGAGTTTATGAGAAACAAACTAGTTAAGACGTATTCTTCACGTTTAGCAAACGAGTTCCGCACTTTTATTTGGTATAACGGGAAGCCACAAGCCATGAGAGGCTACAACGATGACTTGGTGATGGCTCTTGCAATTTGTTGTTGGGTTAGGGACACTGCCCTCCAGTCAAACGCCCGAGACCTTAACTACCAAAAAGCATTTGTTGATGCCATTATGACTTCGAGGACAACCCTGAACACACAGATAAAAGGACAAATTGGCTACACAGGCGAAGACAATACAAGTAAAATGAACGAAGCAAAAAATCTATATTCCCAATATATGTGGATAATCAAGTGAGAAATTAAATGGCACCCCAGAACCCAAAACAAGGACAGAACCCGGCAAATAGAGATTCTCAATTATTTAGATCTCTTACGCGCTTATTCTCTGGACCTATCATTAACTATCGTTCCGAATCTGGTCGCAAGATTCGCAGACAACATCTTGACAAATATTCTACAAGATTCAAGTCAGCATCAGGGCAGCAGTTTAAGAAGCAGTCTTATAACCCATTAGACACAATCGCTGCCAATGCTATTGCAAATCAACGCCGCTCTGAACGTTATATCGATTTCGATCAGATGGAATACATGCCAGAGTTGGCTTCTGCTCTTGACATTTACGCAGACGAAATGACCACATTCTCTGCTCTTTCTCCGATGCTAAACATCAAGTGCCGCAACGATGAAATTAAAGCTGTTCTTAATATTCTTTACCACAACATTATGAATGTAGAGCACAATCTCTTTGGTTGGTGCCGCACAATGTGCAAGTATGGTGACTTCATTCTTTATCTCGACATCGATGACGAGATTGGGATTAAATCCACGATTGCCCTTCCCCTACAAGAAGTCGAGAGACTAGAAGGTCTTGACGCTACAAACCCTAACTATGTTCAGTATCAGTGGAACTCGGCAGGAATGACCTTTGAAAATTGGCAGGTCGCCCATTTCCGCATTCTTGGTAATGACAAATACTCACCCTATGGAACCTCTGTTCTAGAACCAGCCCGCCGCATTTGGCGTCAATTGACCCTAATGGAAGACGCCATGATGGCTTATCGCATCGTTCGCTCTTCTGAACGCAAAGTGTTCAAGATTGATGTTGGTGCCATTCCTCCACAAGAGGTAGAGCAATACATGCAAAAGATCGTTACTCAGCTAAAGAGGCATACTATTGTTGATAAAGATACAGGACGCATCGATCTTCGCTACAACCCTCTATCAATCGAAGAAGACTACTATATTCCGATTCGTGCTGGTTCTGTGACCGATATTCAATCACTCGCTGGTGGTCAGAACACAACGCAGATTGACGACATCAAATATCTCCGCGACAAAATGTTCTCTGCTATCAAGATTCCACAAGCTTATCTTACAATGGGCGACGGAGCACAAGAAGATAAAACAACACTAGCAACCAAAGACATTCGTTTTGCTCGCACCATTCAGCGCCTACAGCGTTCTGTTATTCACGAACTAGAAAAGGTTGGCATTATCCACCTTTACACGCTTGGCTACAGAGGCGAAGATCTTATGAACTTCAAGCTTGCTCTCAACAATCCAAGCAAGATTGCAGAACTACAAGAACTGGAGCACTGGAAGACAAAATTTGACATTGCTGCGGCAGCCACAGAGGGTTACTTCTCGCGTCGTTGGGTTGCCGACAATATCTTTGGTATGTCTCACGAAGAGTTCCTACGCAACCAGCGCGAGATGTTCTACGACCGCAAGCACGACACTGCCCTCGAAGGCGTTGCTGAGGCTGTCGCTGCTGGTGGCGGTGGTGAAGGTGGTGGAGGCGGTCTTGATCTTGGCGGCGACGGCGGCGGCTTAGATTTAGGTGGTGAAGAAGAAGGAGGACTCGATCTGGGTGGTGAAGAAGCCGGCGGCGAAGAAGCAGGCGGCGAAGAAGAGTCTGCACTCCTAGCGGCACCTCCCGGCTCTCGTCCCTCACCGCGTCTAGCACCTTCTCTTGGCAAGCGTGCGAGATCAGGTAAAAAATATCTAACTAAGGGCTCCAAAGGCAAAGTCTATCAAAAAGTAGCAACTGATAAACGACCCGCTGGAGCTAGAACAAGAAACTATAACAGTGTTCCAACACCAGAAATGAATACTTATAGAACCAACAACCTCGGCGCTTCTGAACTAAGATCGTTAGCTAGAGGCATTTATGAGGAACAAGATCCTATTTACCTCAGAGAACAGGAAGAGGAAACCTCTCTTCTTGAAGTAAACAACTCAGTCAAGTTCCTGATTGAATCTTTAGAAAACAAGGTTATGGAGACCGACAATGAAGAATAAGCATAATAAGAAGAGAAACACAGCTTTCGTTTTTGAAGCTCTCGCCCGCGAAGCAACAACTGCGATCATCAAAGGAAATCAGGAGCGAAAAGTAAAAGTTGTCTCAATTATTCGTAAACACTTTACCGGTGATTCTCTTCTAAAGAAAGATCTTGAGTGCTATCGCTCACTTTATGAAAATCAGAATCTTGATGAGAACACAAGTCATAAGATTCTTGAAGCAGTAATGGCAGCAAAGCGTCTCATTGATCCTGATGGTCTTTTCAAGCAACAGACTGAAGTTATCAACGATATCAACAAAGAACTATCCCCTGCTACTTTCAACAACTTTGTTCCAAACTACAAATCTCTTGCTACCATTGCAAAGATGTTCAATACAAATTCACCAAAACAGAGGGTAATGCTTGAGTCAAAGATCGTTGAAGGAATGGTTGGAAAACTAGAAGAGCAGACCCTAGAGCCGATTGACTCACTTACTTTTGTAACCTTCACCAAGAAGTTCAACGAGAAATACAACGGTTCTTTACTCCGAGAACAAAAAGAACTACTAAACCATTACATTTCTTCTTTTTCTCACGACGAACTTGAGACCAAGATTTATCTCAATAGAGAACTCGGCAGACTAAAGCTATCTCTATCAGAGGCAGTCAAGGTAGAAGAGATCGCTAATGATCCAGAAATGATCCGCAAGACAACAGCCGTCAAGGAACGTCTTGAAGATTTATCTAGCGAGACAACACTAAATGAATCAACCCTGCTGACTATTCTAAAGACACAGGAACTTGTAAAGGAAATCTACGACGATGGCAGTAACAGTTAGGATTGTTCCAATCCCAGAGCCGGTCAAGGTTACAATCAAGCCAAAGACCCCGCCCCCTACCGTAACTTTAGAATTAAACATTCGTAAATCTCTAAGCGGAGATCTAATGATCTTTGACCACGGCGACATCGACATTGTTTTATCTGGAAAGGACAAGAAGATAACTGCGTTCCCTAAGCAGACTCAGACTGACTTTACCTACGGCGCACAAAATCGCCTATTCAACCATCTTGCTAGAAAAGGCATCATAATCCCTGAGTCTATTCAGGGCGGCTCTTTCTACGGCGCTATGGAGGCAACCCTACAAGAAGCAGCAGACGGTAAGTTAAATGCTGCCAAATTTGCGCTTGTGAGCATTGAAAAATTCATTAAAGAAGAGAAGCCCTACTACGAAAATGTAGAAGCAGTTGTTGCTGGTGTTAAGGACGAATATACTGATCCTGATAAGACCGACTCTACCGAACTAGGCGAAGTTCCTCACCACGATGAACAAGGCTCTATCCGTAAGGGTTACATTCGAGATCCTTACACTTTCTCATATATGTACACTATATAGGAGCCTGCTATGTCTAACAACATGAAAGTCATAATGGAGCGTTGGGATAGATACGTTCTCGAAGAAGCGCCCTTAGAGACAGTTGGAGATCTTAGAAAATTAATCAAGACCCACCGAGCTATGGAAGCAGGACTAGAGCTAGGAAAGAAAGCAGCGGAAGCAGTAATAGAGCAGATACCAGTTGTTAGTAGCATTTTCTCTCTTTGGAAGGGTGTGAAAGATGCTAAAGAAATTATTGGAAAACTGTATGGTGCTGAAGATTCTTTTAAATCAGCAACTGGACTAGACAAGCTAAACGTTGATGACGAAGTTTCCAAGATTGTTGATGATCCCATCGAGGTTGCTTTTATTAATGATCTTTTAAAAGCAATAGAAAACATGGATGATCTATCCCCAATCCCAGACATAAACGCTGAACTTCAGAAATACTTAGCAAATAAATTCAACTCATATCAGGTAAAGAAATGATGGAACTTCTACTATTCGTCCTTATAGCCTACGGACTAACACAAATTTTAGTCTATAGCGATATGCCTATACTAAAAAAACTACGCCCTCAGAAGGACTCCTACAAGGGCTACGGCAAAGTGTTTCACTGCCCTATGTGCATGGGATTTCACGTCGGATGGTTTTTGGTCCTGCTTTCTCCTTGGACCGAACTATTTACGTTTGACACAACAATTGTCAATGCTTTTATGCTTGGTTGTCTCTCATCAGCAACATCCTATGTTCTCAACATGGCATTTTCGGATGAAGGAATCATGATAAAGCATAACTACAAACACGATAACTTTATGGGAGAAGAGTGATGAACAACTACCTAATCAGTAAGTGGGGCTTACAGCCCGTTCGTCGTTGCTGTAAAGGCTCCTAGCTCGCGCGGGTAACGCCCGCTTTTTACTTTTGAGAGAACATTAAAATGAAACTACTACGAGAATACTACGAACTATGTGAAGGCGGCGTTTGCCAAGACCTTCTTACCGAGGACGAGAAGCGCTTTGTCTCCAATGGCGGCATGATGCTTACAGGTAAGCTACAAGAAGCAGATGTTCAGAACGGCAACGGTCGTGTTTATCCTTACAAAGTTTTAGCCCGAGAAGTCCAAAACTACAAGAAACTAGTAAAAGAAAACAGGGCACTTGGCGAACTAGACCACCCTGACGATTCAGTTATCAATCTAAAAAACGCTTCACATATGGTTACAGACATTTGGATGGAAGATAAGGCTGTTATGGGTAAGGTCAAGGTTCTCAACACTCCATCAGGTCAGGTTCTCAAGTCTCTCGTAGAGTCAGGGGTTAAACTTGGCATCTCTTCTCGTGGTATGGGCTCCGTATCAGAAGGCGCAGGCAAGGTTATAGTCCAAGAAGACTTTCAGCTTATTTGCTTTGACTTTGTATCGGAGCCATCGACACCAAACGCATTTATGATGCGAGAAGCAAAAGAGTTTAATAATAGAGTATTCACAAAAGCCGACCGAATCAACAGGTTATTAAACGAGGTATTAGAAAATGAATAAGTCAGATTTAGAAAAAATTCTATTAGAAGAAATAGAAACAGTTATAAACGAAGAAGAACTTGATGAGCAGAGTTTTCTAAAAAGAGTTGCCTCTGCTTTTAGAGGAAAACGACGTGGAGATCAATTAAGAGCAAAGAGAGCCAAAGCGAGAAGCAGAGGCACTTACAATGTGGATGATTCTGGTCAAGCTCCCGCAGACACAAAAACTCCAGAACCAGCAGCAAAAGAAGACTCAGGTAAAACGATATCTTTGACAAAGGATATCTTTCCTGATCTGATACCAGATATTCCATCACAAGATCGACATAAGCTAACCAAGTTGGTAAAAAGATTAAAGAGAGATAGAATAATTGGAAAAAAAATCTCCAACTCTGAAAGAGAGAGACTAAAAGATGAATATTCTAAGATAGACGTTTATTCAAGCAAGTTAAGAGATGCAATCAAAAATGCAGGTTCAAAACGCTCACAACTTGCATCACAGATGTCAAAAACAGTATCAGTTGATGACGTAAAGAATAAAATTCAGAATGCTGCCAGTATTGTAGATATAGATCCACAGATAGTGAAATACATACTCAACGATATTGAAGATAATACAACCTTGGTAGAAAATATAGTATTAGCAATAATAAAAGAAAATCTAAATGGAAATAAGGTGGTATTGTGAATAAAGCACAATTAAAGAAGCTAATCAAACCAGTCGTAAAAGAATGCATCCAAGAAGTCCTCATAGAAGAAGGTCTTCTCACGGAAGTTGTATCTCAAGTAACTGCTGGTTTATCGAAGAAACCAATTGTTGAGAATAAACCAAAGAAAACAAAAGATAACCTATTTAATGAAGACTTGCAGATGAAACGCAAGACCCAAGAGGTGAACCAGAAACTACAGGAGCATCGTAAGAAACTCCTAGATTCAATTGGTAAAGAAGCTTATAATGGCGTAGATCTCTTTGAAGGCACAGAACCCATTAGAGAATCAGGAACACCCGGAGCCTCACATAGACCAAATGTTCTAGGCGACGATCCAAATGATGCTGGTGTAGATATCAGTTCACTAATGGGAAATGCAAGTAAAGTCTGGCAAGCACTTAAATAGGAATAACAATGAGCAGAAGAAAGGGCGCTAACGTTAAAGTAACAGCAAAAGAGTGCCGTGGTAATCACGAGAAGATGATCCGAAAGTTCATCAAAAAGTGTAAAAAAGAAAAAGTTATTGAACAGATTAGAGATAGAAGATATTTTAAGAAACCTTCAGATGTAAAGAGACATGCAAAACAGGCTGCTATTCGCAGACAAAAGCGTGACGTTGCAAAGCAAAAGGCAAAAGATGCTGCCCGCGAAAGAAATAGTTAAGACTATTTATTCTGACTATGTAAAAACGGAGGTTTCTTATGTCTAACTTTATCAAATCCTATCAAGCGAATGTAGGACTTAACCATGTGCCTGCCTATCAGGTTTCAGGACAGCCATTCGCCACAGGGTCCATAACTGCTAATCCAGTCACAGGAGATGTAGTAAAGGTTGAGTTTCCATATGTTACTAGATGGGTTAAAATTGTAGCCATTACTGGTAGTGCGAATACTCACTTGAGAGTAGGCTTTTCTGAAAATGGTGTTAAAGGCGACAACTACTTTAGATACCTTGCAGGAAACAACTTTAATCACGAAGGTGGTCCATCTGCTCCGCTTGAATTAAAAGTGAGTGAACTTTACTTCTTGGGTGATAATGGAGCAACAGTTGAATTTGATGTTGTGGCTGGCTTAACTTCTATCCCTAGTTCTCGCACCACAACCGATAGTGGTCCAAGCTGGTCAGGCTCTGCTGGGGTGGGTTGATAGATGGCTCAGTTTGGATGGGCATATGTAAATTGTTCTAGTTCTGGAGGTACCGCAAATCATGCAGGACCAATCCAGTCTATTCAGTTTTTAACATCTTCCACAGACACAAGCGGGTCATCTAACTTTCTGTATCTAACCTCCAGCAACACTGTTTATCTTTCTGGAACTTTGCAAGTTGTAGGAACAATTACAGCAAGTTCTTTTGTTGTTGATCAAACAGATATTATTTCTGGTTCTACCATTTTTGGCAACTCTACTGATGATACTCACCAATTTACTGGTTCTGTTTATATTGGTGCTTCAGCAAGTGCTCCTACTTTTCAAGTAGATCCGGTAAACTCTCAAACAATCACACAGGGCTTGAGAGTAAATTATAGACAAATTACTTCAGCAGGAACCTCTTCTACTATCGACTACATTCTTGGCTTTGCCGGGGCAGGGGCTATAGAGTTTAGAATCCACTCTGCTTCTGTTGCAGGTGAAGGTGCTTTAGTATTGGTAAAGGATGAATTATCTTCTCGCGCTGGCGCAATTACCCTATCGGCATCTTCAGGTGAAACTATTGATGGTAATTCATTTTATGAAATCACAGGCTCATCTCCAGCAATCAGCCTTTATTCCAATGGGACAAGCTGGTTCGTATTCTAGTAATGGAGAAGGCTGTAGATGGCGAAAAATCACTTAACAGGCAATGTCCAGGCACCAGCCTACTTTGGTCCATTAGGTAACCAACCAGTAGCAAATATTATCTCTGGTGCATTTCACGGAGATGGAACGAACGTAACTAACGTTGCAAGAGTTACGGCTAACGATATTAACGATTATGTTGTTACGCTAGGAAATCAGCCACAGAGTTTGGTCGGAGAACCAAACTTAAGATTTAATGGCTCTCGCCTCTATGTTAATGCACCAGTAACAGCTTCTGCATTACATTTAACTGCACTTCCTGTTGGAATAGCGACAACAGCCTCTTATCTTGCCCTTGATGAAAATAACAATGTTATTCTTACATCTTCTGTTATAGATACGGGAGCAGAAGGTCAAGGACCAATTAATTCAATCCAGATTCATACCGGTTCTAGTGGAATTTCTGGCTCTGCCAACTTTATCTATGATCCCTCAACAAATGTAGTAGAGCTATCTGGCAATCTAATAATTTCCGGCAATATTACAGCACACACATTTGATATCATACACACAGATATAATCGAGATCGATTCTTCTGGATCTACAAGATTCGGTGATAGTAATGATGATGTTCACATTCGCACTGGCTCTTTGTCTATCATGTCTTCATCAGCAGAACAATTCAAAGTAGACATAATAAATAAAGTTACCTCTATCAACACAGGTGTTTCTTTCAATAGAATCTCAACCTCTATAGATTACAATGTTAAGAAATCAAATTACATTATAGGAGTAGATAGCACAAGCAATCCTGTAACAATCACCTTGCCTGATGCAAGTACTTTATCTAGCGGTCACACATTTGTCGTAAAAGACGAAGGTGGCGCTGTTTCCAGCAATGCCATTACGATTTCGGCGTCTGGATCTCAACAAATCGACAGTGTAAATTCGATTGTTTTGGAAGTGCCTTATTCATCTATTCAGCTTTATTGTAACGGCACATCAAAGTTCTTTGTTTTCTAAATCCTGTTTATGATCATTGTATCTATTTATAATCAAATAAGCAAGCCTATGCGTTTGTTTATCTTAATGACATTATAGGAGGATTTTATATGTCTAATGGTTTTGTTCCCGCAAAGGGTACTCAGGATCCACTCTGGAAGGGTGGTGGTCTTGAGATTTCAGGTTCCGGCGTACTTCGTGTCACCGGTTCCGGTGCTGGTGGTGAAGATATTCACGCTGATTTCAAGGAACACCTTGGTATCTCTGCTGTTGAGTCTCGCGCTACTGTTCTAGAAGGCGATGTTGTCTCTATCGACACCCGCATCACTGACGAAGAGTCTGCTCGCCTCGCTGGTGACAACTCTCTAGAAGCTGCTCTATCTTCTGAGATTTCTGCAACAAACGACGATGTTGATTCACTCGACGTTCGCGTCTCAGCCCTTGATTCCGAGCAGGATGCAGATCAGGTTTCTATCGACGCTGCAATTTCTGGTGAGGTTTCTGCCCGCATTGCTGGTGATGACTCTCTCCAGACACGTCTATCTGCCGAAGAGTCCCGTGCTGGCTCTGTCGAAGTTAGCCTTCAGGGTTCACTAGACGCCCGTGTTTCTGCTCTCGATTCTGAACAGGATGCAGATCAGGTTTCTATCGACGCTGCAATTTCTGGTGAGGTTTCTGCTCGTGTCGCTGGCGATGGTTCCCTAGAGACCCGTCTAAGCGATGAAGAGGTTGCTCGCGCTTCTGTCGATGCTGTCGCATCTGCTGCCCTATCTTCTGAGGCTTCAGAGCGTCTCGCTGGCGATGGCTCTCTTGAGACCAAGATGGATGCTGCCGATGGTTCACTCACAACTCGCATCTCTGGCGAAGAGTCTGTTCGTCTCGCTGATGATCTTTCTCTCCAGACCCGCCTAAGCACTGAAGAGTCTACTCGCACCGCCGAGATGGCTTCTAACGATACAGCACATACCTCTCTAGAGACTAAGATTTCTACTGATGTTTCTGCTGCTAACGCTTCTGTCGATCTTCGCGTTAGTAATGAAGAAGATGCGCGCGCTGCTGCCGATGCTTCACTTACCACTCGCGTAAGCGATGAAGAGGTTGCTCGCGCTTCTGTCGATGCTATCGCATCTGCTGCTCTCTCTTCTGAAGAGTCTGCTCGCGTTGCTGGCGATGCTTCACTTACCACCCGTGTTGGCAATGAAGAGAGTGTCCGTGCTTCTGCTGACGCTTCTATCGTTGCTATGCACGAAGCTGACGAGGTTTCTCTCAACGCTCGTTTGAGCACTGCCGAGTCTCAGGAAGCTGCTGATGTCGCTTCTCTCGAAGTTGTTGATGGTTCTCTAGAGACCCGTCTAAGCGAAGAGGAATCTACTCGCACTTCCGAAATGGCTTCTAATGATCTAGCACACAGCACAATGCAGTCTATAGTTCAGTCTGTTGATGGTTCTCTAGAGACCCGTCTAAGTGATGAAGAGGATGCACGCACTTCTGGTGATAATTCTCTCACCACTCGCATCTCTGGTGAAGAGTCTGTTCGTCTCGCTGACGACCTCTCACTCCAGACACGTCTAAGCACAGAAGAGTCGCGTGCCTCTGCTGCTGAAGGTTCTCTTGAGACCCGTCTAAGTGAAGAAGAATCTCTTGCTGTTGCAGAGTTCGCTTCAGTCGATGCCGCAATCTCTTCTGAAGAGTCTGCTCGCATCTCTGGCGATGCTTCTGTCTTGGCTGCCATCGTTGCTGGTTTCAAGGACATTCAGGTTCTCGGCACCAACACAACCCTAGATAACACTTACACCCACGTTGTTGCTGGTGCTGATGGTCTAACCTTCACACTTCCAGCCACTCCCGGTGCTGATGAAATCTACTTCATCAAGAACTTCGATGGTGTTGATGCTCAGGTTACAATCGCCGGTAACGGTAACAACATTGATGGTCAGTCCAGCATCTCTCTAGATGTTCCAAACGCTGCTGTCAAGGTTGTTTACGATAGCGCTACTGACGAGTGGTACATCTTCTGATAACCCTGTAGTCTAAATCTTGGGGGCACCTCTTCGGGGGTGCCCCCATTTCGTTTTGTTAGTTCTTAAATGGATTCGTGATACTATTTACGAGTGCTTGTAGCGGAGAACAAAAGAATGAAAATAAGCAAGAATGTAAAGATCGGAATTACCACCAAGTGTGACGAAAATCTATTTGGAAATGGGCTCAACCAAAACGTTTGGTTCCTATACAGACTTCTAAGTGGTGCCGGATACGATGTGCATCTAGTGTCGGAATCAAACAAGCATCACGGTAAGAAGCTGATTACCCAAGACATTCTTCCCTTAACAAAAGAAAATATAAAAGAATACGGCATGATTATGGAGTGCGCTTTTGCTCTTGAAAATGCTACTGCTGATGCTCTAATAGAATCTGGTGGAGTTCGCATTGGTATTCAGTATGGCAACAGACTCCTAATTGATTTAGAGAACATGCTCTTTAAACCAGATAACGGCGGTATAGGTAAGAAAGACATTCATGAAATCTGGTGCTCTCCACACTTTGAGTTCTCAATCCCAGCATTGGAGATCTTAGAGAAAACAGAAATGCATGTTTGCCCCTATGTTTGGAGCCCTGACGTTGTTACTCACACTTACATAAACTTTAAGATCAATCCGTTCTTTAAGCCATCTACAAACATCAATAACATTTCATTTTTTGAACCTAACCTAAACATTGTAAAGTCTTGTATGATTCCCATGATTGTTGTTGAAGATGTCTACAATAGAAGACCAGAACTTATCAATGACGTTTATAACTTTGGTTCACTTAAGCTCGCAAAGCATAAAACCTTCTTATCGATGGTTAACAAACTAAATCTAAAGAAAGACAAAAAGATTTCTTTTGAAGGTCGCTACAAGTTTGTTTGGGCTCTTCACAAAGAGTTTGCTGGCACCATTGTTAGCCATCACTGGATGAACGGGCTAAACTATCTTCAGCTTGAGGCAATGTACTTTGGAACCCCATTCGTCCACAACTCTGAGTTTTTCAAAGACCATGGTTATTATTTCCCTGAATGGGATGCTAAGGAAGGTTCACGTCAATTAGAGCGCGCTATTGAAACCCATAAGGGCGTCTACCTAAAAGAGAGAGAAAGAGACAGAGAAAAACTTTGGGAGTTCCATCCAGACAACCCTAAGAACATTGAAGGCTATTCCGAGCTAATTGAAAATGCTCTTGCAAAGCATTTGAGAAAATAAAGAAATAAAAACTACTTACTACAAAAAATAGAGGTTTTATATGGCTTATAATGTTATTAAGGGAAATATTGAGTTCAGCGGACCAACTCAAGGCACAATTGAGGATATGGTTGATGTTCATAGTGATCAAGTAATCGGTGGAACTAAAACATTCTCTCAAATGGTCACAGCATCCTCTGGTCTGTCAGCTTCTATTTTTTATGGCGATGGATCAAACCTAGATGGTATCACCTCTGGACCTATTGATACTTACGATAACTCTGGTAATAACAGAATTATAACTTCTGTTGATTCTACCACAATCCAAGGCGAAGCGAACCTTACCTTTGACGGCACTTCATTGTCGGTAACTGGAGACGTAACTGCTTCTGCTAATGTTTCGGCATCAGCATTCCAAGGTGACGGCAACAGTCTAACAAACATTGGTCCTTCTAGTTTAAACTTAGGTGCAGGATTGCAAGATCTTGCTGGAAATTTAGAACTAAACTTAGATACAGCCTCTGGTCTTCAAATAGCAGCAGGTGGTTTAAAAGTATATCTAAGTACGTTATCTAACGCTGATCCACTTGCTGATGGTGATTTGTTTATTGCAGACCAGAGTGGAAATAAAAAAGCAACAGCATTACAGCTATACAACTACGTTGATGGCAAATTATCAATCCCGATCGTAGCTGGTGCAAATACTCAGATTCAATTTAATGATGCTGGGGATCTCGGCGCAAGCACCAATCTTGCTTTCAATTCTGCTACAAATATTTTTTCTACTGTTACTGCAAGTTTTACTGGAGATGTAGAGATTGGTGGGAATCTAGAAATAAGTAAAGAATTAACAGTTACAGGTTCTACCAGAACAGCCGCAAGGTTTCATTCGGTTTCTGTTCAGACAGCTAGTTACTCAGCAACAAGTGGCGATGAAATAATTCTTATGAATAGTTCCTTGGCAACAACTGCAAGCCTGCCTCCAATTTCTAGCACTCTTGTTGGACTTACCTTGACAGTTAAAAGAACTGGAACCGGCGAGGTACAAGTTTCTGGAAGTAATGGTATAGATACTCAGCCAACAATAAATCTAACACCACAGGGTGCTTTTGTCAAGATTATAGCCGCAGATTTCGGAGGCTCTAGTTATGGTTGGGCTATTATAGCTAAAAGCGGCTCTTTCTAATGCTTTTACTATTTATTGTTACTAGTTAGAATGAAAAACTAATGTTATAGGAGTTTTTGTTAATGTCTTCATTATTAGAGCAAGCAATCGTAGACGCCAAAGCGTTGAAGGAAGCCGCAATGAAAAATGCGGAAGCAACCATTATTGACAAGTATTCAGAAGAGGTCAAATCAACCTTGAACCAGCTTCTTGAGCAGGATGAGTTGGAAGCACTACTTGGTGGCACTGACGAGACCACCGCAGATGCAGAAGCAACTATGGATGAAGAAGTCGAGAAAGATGAGATTGTTGAAGGCGTTCCAGATGCTTTTACCGAAGACATTTCTGAACTTGGCGGTGTAAACGAAGGCGATGAGACAGAAGTTACTGTTGATTTTGCCGAACTTGCCGAGGCTCTAAAAGAACTTCGCGAAGGCGTCGAAGAAGAGACACTCAACGAAGAAGGCTACGATTGTATCAAGGATATGATGGCCGAAGGTATGTCCCGTAGAGAAGCAATTGCCGAGTGTAAGAGAATGGGCAGACTTGACGAGGCAGAAGAAGAAGATCCAATGGACGAAGAAGTCGAACTTGACGAAGAGTCTATTATGGAGATGGTTGCTGCTATGCTTTCCGGCGATTCTGCTGCCGCAGAAGAGGAAGCAGACGCCGACCAGATGCAGATGGCTGGTCTCGAAGAAGCCGAAGAGGAAGAAGAAGTTATGGAAGAAGGTGAAGATGAAGATCTTTACGAAGAACTTTCTGATTCTATGCTCGATGCAATCGTAGAAAAACTTACTGTAGATATGGGTGCTACGCTCTCTGGTTGGGCAGGTCGTTCTGACGACGATATGAAACACCAGATGGAGCTAGAGATGGCACATCGCCGCAGCACCGAAGTTGCAGAAGAACTCGAAGCACTCAAGAAGGCTCAAGAAGAGCTAGTCTTCGAGAACAAGAAACTAAAAGAAACACTTTCTAACTACAAACAAGTAGTTAACTCACTTAAGGAGAATGTGCAGGATGTAAATCTTAGTAATGCACGTCTTCTTTACACCAACCGCACGCTAAGAAATACCTCCCTGAATGAGCGACAAAAAGAAAGAATTGTCGAAGCGATTTCTAAAGCTGGTTCGGTTGAGGAAGCAAAGACAATCCACGAGACACTTCAAAGCACAGTGGCGTCCACTCCCAAGAGAGGACCACAATCACTAAGCGAAGCTATCACCCGTCCAACTTCCATTATCCGTGCATCCCGTAAGGAAGAACCCAAAGTGGATCCCTTCCAGGCGAGAATGCGTAAACTAGCAGGTTTAGAATAACAAAATAAAAAGGAGGTTTATTCATTATGTCTAGTATTGTTGAAAGACTCACCGAGGGTGTAGTCAACCGTGATATGCGTGCCGAGTCCCACGCTCTTCTATCCAAGTGGAAGAAAACAGGTCTTCTTGAGGGTCTAGAGGGTGAGCGTCAGGCTAACTCCATGGCTCGTCTACTTGAGAACCAAGCCAAGGAGCTACTCCGTGAGGCTAACTCTATGTCTTCTGGTGATGTCGAAGGCTTCGCTGCCGTCGCATTCCCCATTGTTCGTCGCGTTTTCGCTGGTCTTATCGCCAACGATCTCGTCAGCGTTCAGCCCATGAGCCTACCTTCTGGTCTCATCTTCTTCCTCGATTTCACTTTCTCTGGTGATCTCGGTGATGGTAATACTCAGGATCGTCGCTTCGGTAACGTTGCTGATAAGTCCATCTACGGTACCGATCAGGTTGGTTCACAGGTTACCGGTGGTGTTGATCTCGTTGATACTCGCGGTGGTGACCTTTCTGGTCCTCGTTCTTCTGCTCGCGGCTACGCCTACGCTAGCCCAAGTGGCTCCGCTATCCTTAGCTCCTCTGCTACAGCATTCACCTCTTCAGGTTGGCAGATTGGCGCTGAGACAGCAGCACAGCGTAAGGCTGTACAGTTCGACCCAGATGTCATGCAGTTCTCTGGTTCTAGCACTGCTCATTACATCCTAGAATTGCAGCTTCCAAAGGCAGCCACACAATGGTCTTCTGGTGACTGGGCTTATCTAGACTACAACAACCTCTCAGCGGTTGATGTCATGGACCTAACCGATCTAGACGATATCACTGACGGTGCTAGCGGAGGTTACACCTCTTCTAACACTTCACGTCTACGTCGTCTAACTCAGGTGACCGATACTCTTGTTAAGCTTTACTTCTTGACAACTGTTGACACTACTGCTACTGCTGATGGTACTGGTGGCAGCGCGAACCTAAACGTAGAATTCCCAATTGTTGATCAGTTCCAAGCTGGTGCCAACACTTCACTTGGCGCGGTTCGTGGCGATACTCCTTGGGGTCTTGAAGGCAACGCTGACATCCCTGAGATCGACATCAAGGTCGATTCCATCGCTGTCACCGCTCAGACCAAGAAGCTCAAGGCTAAGTGGACCCCCGAACTCGGTCAGGATCTCAACGCCTACCACAACCTCGATGCCGAGGTTGAGCTTACCAGCCTTCTCTCCGAGCAGATTGCTCTTGAGATCGACCGCGAGATCCTTGCTGACCTCGTTAACGGTGCTACTGCTGGTACCCGCTACTGGTCACGCGCTCCCGGTCTCTTCGTTGATTCCAACGGTAACGAGATTGGTGCCAGCGCTAAGGCTCCCGACTTCACTGGTACTGTCAGTGAGTGGTACGAGACCCTCGTTGAGACCATCAACGATGTCTCTGCTCAGATCCACCGTAAGACTCTTCGTGGTGGTGCTAACTTCGTCGTCTGCGGACCTGAAGTTGCCAACATCCTTGAGTTCACCGCTGGCTTCCGCGCAAGCGTCACTCACACCGACGAGAAGGGCTCCATCGGCGCTCTCAAGGTTGGTTCACTCAGCAAGAAGTTTGATGTCATTGTTGACCCCTACTTCCTACGCAACGTCATCCTAGTTGGTCGTCGCGGTAGCTCCTTCCTCGAAAGCGGCTACGTCTACGCTCCCTACGTCCCGCTACAGACTACACCCACAATCTTCGGACCAGAAGACTTCGTACCGCGTAAGGGCGTTATGACCCGTTACGCCAAGAAGATGGTTCGTCCAGATATGTACGGTCTAGTCGTCGTTCGTGGTCTCCTAGGTGAGTCTGGCGGCTCCTGATAGCTAGCCAACTCTAAAACCTAAGCCCCCTGCTTCGGCAGGGGGTTTTTGTTTGTGCGCCCACTATTTACTACGATTAGGAGGCTCTATGAATGCCCACAAACTTACAACCACTTTCCGAGACTAGCGCAGTAATTCTTTCATCAACTGGCGATCCGTCAGCAGTAGCCGCAGCAGTTCCGTTTGGAATCTATAATGATTCAAACTATTTTCTCACAGGAGCAGCAAAGCAGGTAGATTTTGTCTACAAAAGACTTGGTGGCGATGTAGTAGACATTGAGCTTACAAACGCAAATGTTTATGCTGCTTATGAAGAAGCAGTCTTAGAATACTCCTACATCCTCAACATGCACCAAGGCAAGAATGTTCTTGGTGATGCTCTTGGGAAAACAACAGGAACCTTCGATCATAACGGTGATACCCTAACAGGACCAGAAGGAGCGAACCTACAATACACAAAGATTACCCTTTCTTATGCTAATAAAGTAGGTGACGCTGTTGCTACTATGGCTGGTGTTGGCGGTTCTACTCCAATCTACTCTGCTTCTTTCACAACAGTAAAAAACCAACAGGATTATGATCTTCAATCGATTATCTCCGCAGCTTCCGACACAGGTTTAGACGATGCTGGCAATGCTGTGCCTTATGCTGGAAAAGTTGGAGATTCCAGAGTAATCATCGATAAGGTTTTTTATCGCTCTCCAATCGCAATGTGGCGCTTCTATGGCTACTACGGAGGCATGGGTGTCGTCGGCAACTACTCTACCTACGGGCAGTATGCTGATGATTCTACTTTTGAGATCGTACCAACTTGGCAAAATAAACTTCAAGCCATTATGTATGAAGACTCACTTTACACAAGAACCTCTCATTATTCATTTGAGATCATTGATAACAAGCTAAGGCTTTATCCAACTCCACGCGGAGAAGATAACTTCGCTGGCTATCTTGATCGTATTTGGGTTCGTTTCCGCATTGTTGATAACTCTTGGGGTGAGGACGGAGATACAAACACAGGTGTAAATGGTGTCAACAACATCAACACACTTCCATTTGATAACATCCCTTATGAAAACATCAACTCTATGGGTAAGCAATGGATTCGCAACTATGCTCTTGCTCTATGTAAAGAGATGTTAGGGCAGATTCGCGGTAAGTTCCAAACTGTCCCAATCCCCGGTGAGTCTGTTACTCTCAACTATTCTTCCCTTCTATCCGAGGCTCAAAAAGAAAAAGAAGACCTACGACAGAAGCTAGCAGATATGTTGAAAGAAATGGAATACCCAGAACTCGCAAAGAAAGATCAAGAGAAGGTTACGGCAGCAGAAGAAGTTCTTCGTCGCTCTCCACTACCTATCTTTGTAGGATAACTAAATGTCAGATAACGAATGGTCTAGACCAGCATCACCTCCACCGCCACTCTTTCTTGGCAAGAAAGAACGTGATCTCGTTAAGCAAGTCAATGACGAACTTGTAGAAAAAGTAATCGGACAACAGATTCTCTATTACCCTATTGATCTCGAAACAACAAACTTTCATGAGCTTTATGGCGAGGCTATAGAAAAAACTTATCTACCACCAATAAGAGTTTATGCTCTTGTTAAGTTCGATCAAGATGATACTTCTTATCTAGACTCAGTTGGTATTGATAATGTATCTGAGATTACGATTCATTTTCATAAACGCAGACTTACAGAAGACCAAAATGTTTTTGTAAGAGAAGGCGACTTTGTTCTCTATGGAGATCTCTATTATGAAATTATGGCTCTTTCTTCGCAAAGAAAATTGTTTGGTCAAGTAAACCACGCATTTGAAATTTCTGCTAAATGTAAGAGAGCACGCAAGGGACTATTCGATGCTACCTGATAATTTTGACTTCGCACAACTTCCTGAAGATAAAAAAGACTTTACCCTTAAAGAAGTAGGGATGCTTGCTTCTCGCATAGAGGACATTGACTACGCAATTGTTTCTTGGATTAAAGAAGATTTAGATTTGTCAACTCTAACGAATGAAGGCTACAAGCGTGTACCTGTTTTGTGGCAAACACCAGAGAGAGCATTCCAAATAAAGAATAACAAAGACCTTCGAGCGCCTGATGATCATAGTTCAGGTGCCATTACACTTCCTGTGATCACTATTGAAAGAACTGGTATCACCAAAGATCCGACAAGAAAGGGAGGTTATCAGGCACAGATCTTTTCAAATCAACGGAATGGCAGAGTAGGTCGTATGACTATCGCCAAGCGTATCAAGCAAGATAAGACTCGCAACTTTGCGGTTGTTGGAAACACTCGCACAAACACTTCAGGAGATAGGCAAAAGTTCTTTCCGAGAGTAAACAAGAAGGTTGTTATTGAAACCCTTTCAATCCCTATTCCTATCTATGTCAATCTCGACTATAAGATTGTTGTCAAGACAGAATACCAACAGCAAATGAATGATCTTACCCAGCCATTCATGACGAGAACAGGACAAATAAATTCATTTGTAATGCGTAGAAATGGTCATCTTTATGAAGCCTTTATTGACCAAGGTTTCAACCAGTCCAACAATGTCGCCAATCTAGGTGAAGATGAAAGACAGTTCACGAGTGAAGTAAATATCAAAGTATTGGGCTATCTCATAGGCGAAGGCAACAGCGATGATAGACCCATCGTTACCAAAGAAGAGAGCATAGTTGAGATAACCTATCCAAGAGAGACAGTAGTTCCAGCAGACAATGACAACTTTTTTATGGACTAATGATATCCTGAAGTCTCTTTGAGGCAACTACTACTATTTACATTATGATTAGCGATGCTATTTAGTATCATTTACTATAAAGAGAGGTTCTTAGAATGTCAGTAAAAAGTTTCAAGTTTGTGTCTCCCGGTGTATTTATCAACGAAATTGATAACTCTTTCCGCCCCCGCAGACCAGACACAATTGGTCCAGTAGTTATTGGGCGTGCTGCCCGTGGTCCTGCCATGCAGCCAGTAAAGGTAGAATCATACTCTCAGTTTGTTGAGGTATTTGGTGATACAGTACCCGGAAATGGTGGTGGCGATGTCTACCGCGACGGAAACTACCAGTCCCCAATGTATGGCACTTACGCCGCGAAGGCATTCTTAAACGCCAATGTTGCTCCGCTTACCTACGTTCGCTTGCTCGGAGAGCAAAATGTTAATAAAGCCTCTGGTGGTGAGAACGGATGGCAAACCACAAAGACTCCCGATCCTGCTCTAGCAGATAACGGTGGTGCTTACGGTCTTTGGATGTTTAACTCATCATCTGCTGCCGATCTCGGTGATGGAACATTGGTCGCAATCTGGTATCTAGACTCTGGTTCTGCTGTTCTTCTTTCAGGAACACTAGCACAGGGCAGTGTCTCAGATACAAGTGCTTCAGTTGGGGGTGTCTACACAGAAGATTCTTCTGGCGATTTCACTATTCTAATAGAATCCGCAGACTCTGGGATTACAGATGAGAAAATTACATTTAACTTTGATGATAGTTCTGACAAGTTTATCCGCAAGGTATTTAATACTAACCCACAGGTTGGTAACGATGGTGCGGATAGCTTCTATCCTGCCTCTTCTAAAAAGGCTTACTGGCTTGGTGAATCTTTTGAACAAGAAGTGAGAGACACCTTCACTGGAAATAAGTTTGCAATGATTACTCCCCTAAAGGGAACATCTGACTCTCCAGCAAACATGACAGATGTTGCAGACCTCAAGGGCAGAACCGGTTGGTTCATTGGGCAAGATTTGGGACTTGCTTCATCTTACAATCCCGCCACTGCACAAAAGCTATTCTACTTTGAAGATCTAGGGCACAGTGAGTGGCTAAACAAAAATGTAAAGATTTCTATCGAGAAAATCAAACCATCAAACACAAAAACTTCTGATTACGGAACATTCTCCGTAGTATTGAGAAATCTAAAAGATACAGACCCTAAAACAGTTATTTTGGAACGTTTCGACAACCTAACCCTAGATCCAACATCACCAAACTTTATTGCTAAGAAGATTGGTGATATGGAATATGTTTGGGACGAAACAGAGAGAACTCTAAAGCAATACGGAGACTATGCAAATCTATCTAAGTTTATTCGTGTTGTAATGAACTCTGACGTAGAAGCCGGTGCAACAGACGCAACCCTATTACCTTTTGGCTACTATGGTCCACCCCGCTACGGCGGCACTTCTGGCGCTACTTACTCTGGCGCTACTGGCGGTGATTTATCGAATGTTCTTGTTCTAACTTCTAGTGTTTATGGCTCTATGGCTAATTTTATGTCTGGAGCTTCTGCACAACTAAGTGGAACATTTAACTGGCCTGTTGTGAGACTACGCCACTCAGCTTCTGACGGCGGAATCGCTGACAGACGTAATGCCTACTTCGGTATGATGTCCACAAGAACAGCAGGAAGCACAGTTGCTGATATGAGCATCGCAGACCCACATAGATATTGGCCAGGAACCTCAGAGGCAGATTATGCTTACATCTTCTCACTTGACGATATTGTTGTAGATGGTTCAAATGTCTATTATCTCTCTGGTTCTCGTGTAGCTGGAACAAGTGAGACTGCCGTAAATAGCGCCTCAGATCTTCTAGATGCAGGTTATAACCGCTTTACAGCACCAATCTGGGGCGGCTTCGATGGCTTTGACATTACCAAGCCTGACCCAATGTACAATGCTGGTCTATCAAGCGGAACCGAGTTAACAAACTATGCTTACAACTCTATGAAGCGAGCAATCGATACAGTTGCAGACCCAGAGTTTGTTGATATGAATCTACTTGCTACACCCGGTCTTACTAACACTGGACTAACCACAAGAATGGTTGACTTATGCGAAGAGCGTGCCGATGCAATGGCTCTAATCGACCTACCCAATGTTTACAAACCTGCTGCCGAAGGCTATGAATCCTCTAAGCAAGCACGAGTTGTTGGTAACCCACAGACTGCTGCAAACGACTTAAGAACACGTCAGATTGACTCTTCTTATGGTGCGACATTCTATCCATGGGTACAAACTTTGGATGAGCCAACTGGGCAGCTTCTTTGGGTACCACCTTCTGTTGCTATGATGGGTGTTCTAGCATCTTCAGAAAGATCTTCACAGGTGTGGTTTGCTCCAGCAGGCTTCAACCGAGGCGGACTATCAGACGGTGCAGCAGGTATTCCAGTTACAAATGTAACAGAGCGCCTATCTTCTCGCGACCGTGATACACTTTACGAGGCTCGCATTAACCCAATCGCTAGCTTCCCAAGCAGTGGTATTGTCGTGTTCGGTCAGAAGACCCTACAAGAGCGCCCATCTGCTCTAGACCGTATTAATGTACGCCGTCTAGTTATCTATCTCAAGAAGCAGATCTCCATACTTTCTACTCAGATTCTATTTGAGCAGAATGTACAGGCAACTTGGAACCGCTTTAAGGGTCTAGTAGAGCCTTTCCTTGCTAACGTTAAAGTTCAGTTCGGTATCTCTGATTACCGCCTAATTCTAGACGAGAGCACAACAACGCCCGACCTAGTTGATCAGAACATCATGTATGCTAAGATCATGGTCAAGCCCGCCCGCGCTATCGAATACATCGCAATTGACTTTGTGGTTGCTTCATCTGGCGCATCATTTGACGACTGATAAATGGGGGCTTTTGCCCCCACCAACTACTTATTTATGAATTACAGGAGAACCTAACAAATGCCATTCTGGTCAACAAACTTCGGACAGGACGCAACCCTAAAAGATCCAAAGCGTAAACATCGATTTACCGTAGAATTCCAAGGAATTAACGCTGCTCAGGGAGGTGCTCTCCTTTGGTACGCAAAGACTGCCACTAAGCCCGGCTTCACCGTTAATGCTGCCGAGCACAAGTATCTCGGTCACACCTTTTACTACCCTGGTAACGTTACTTGGGAACAGGTTACTGTAACACTTGTTGACCCAGTTGATCCAGATGTTACTGCTACTTTCGCTGACATTGTTACTGCTGGTGGCTACACCCCCCCCACTGATGCCAACTCACTTGGCACCGTTTCCAAGGCAAAGGCTACTGGCGCTCTTGGTAATGTCCTAATCACTCAACTCGACGGTGATGGTAATCCAGTTGAGACTTGGACCTTGTGGAACGCTTTTGTAACAAGCATGAAACAGGACGATCTTGACTACACTTCTGACGAGTTGGCTACCACCACAATTGAGCTTCGCTTCGACTGGGCAAGAGTAGAAACACTCAACAATTCTTCTGCTGTCAATGGTTCCGGCGGAAACTCATTCTTCAACGTTTGATAAGACAATAACTAAACGCGAGGTGTAAATTGTCAAGAAATCAAGATCGCCTAGGTGGCGTTCAACAGCATGACACGAGCCCCCCACCCCAACAGGGTGGCGGGGGTTTCTCGTTTGTAGTTCCAACCGAATTTGTGGATCTACCTTCACAGGGTCGCTTTTATGCACAGGGTCACCCTCTTCACGGAAAAGACTCTATCGAAATCAAGCAGATGACTGCCAAGGAAGAAGACATTCTCACTTCGAGAACTCTTTTGAAGAAAGGTATTGCTCTAGATAGATTGATCGAAAGTTTAATCGTTGATAAATCTATCAACCCAACAAGCCTTCTTATTGGTGATCGTAACGCTATCATCGTTGCTGCAAGAGTTTCTGGCTATGGCAATAGCTATGAGACAAGCGTTCAGTGCCCCGCCTGCGAGACAAAACAGACTTATGGATTTGATTTAAACTCTGCTCATATTCAGCATGGCGAAATGAAAGAAAATCTTGGAGTAACTGACAATGGTGATGGAACAATCACTTGCATTCTTCCAAAAACACAGATTACCGTTGTTGCAAGATTGCTAACAGGTCGTGAAGAGAAACTGCTATTAAGCCTAAACGAAAACACAGGACTTATTTCTACTCAGTTACAGTCCATTATTGTGAGTGCTAATGGAGATTCTTCTCAGCAAGCAATCAACTATGTTTCCAACAACCTACCTTCATTTGATTCTCGTCATCTAAGAATGATTCTCAAAATGGCTACCCCCAATGTTGATTTAACACAGCAGTTCTCTTGTACCAATTGCGGTCATACACAAGAGATGGAGGTGCCGCTTACGGCGGACTTTTTTTGGCCTGACCGATGAATACAATGAAGGGATTTATGAAGAAATTTTCTTCCTCAAGTATTCAGGTGGCTGGAGTTTTTCAGAAGCTTACAGCCTGCCCATAGGGCTCAGAAAATGGTTTGTCCAACGAACCATCAAGCAGCTTGAGATGGAATCAGAAGCAATCAAGAAAGCCTCGAAAGGGCAATCTAATTCCAGTTATCAGGAACTGACCCCTTCTAATCAACCACCAATTCCAAAAGAATATGCTAGATGATCTTGGGCTCCTTCGGGAGCCTTTGCTTTTTGTATAGATGGCTATTTATAGGGAGAGGTGACTTTAGATGGCAGATGATCCAAAACAGTTAAAAAATGCCTTTGAAGCTTTAGCGAAACAGATCGAGGCTTTAACTGAAATTAACAAAAAGTTGCTTCAAGACACTATTGTCGCTAATGAAAAAGTTGCTGACTCACAAGCAAAGACAAACAAAAATCTGCAAGAAGAGATAGCTAAAAGGCGACTAATTTTAGACTCACAAATAGCTCAAACCGCAGAAACCAAAAAGCAAGCAGAAGAAGCGGGAAGATATGCCGAAAAACAAAGACTTCTTGACGAGTATTATTCTCAAACAATTGAAAATTTACAAGAAGAAATCCGTCTAAGAAAAGAAAATGGTGAAGGCGTTGATGAACTTGTAAAAAAACTAGAAGAAGCCAAAAAGGGTCAAAAGAATCTAAACGATGAGACCAAAAAAGGCACCAAGAGTATAGAGAAGTATGGAGGCATTTTAAAAAATGTTTTAAAAGGAGATTTAAAAAGTGTCCTGACTGGAGTTGGAAAAGAATTTGCGGGTAAAAGCAAATTTATTCAAAAACAAATGGGCAACCTTGAGAGCAAATTAGTTCAAGTCGGAAAATCAGGCGGCAAAGCACTGGCTGCCCTAGGTGCCTCTGCGGTGGCATTGGCTGCTGCGTTGTTTATTACAAAAGAAATTATTAAACTCGCTATCTCCGTTGAAAACTTAAGCAGAGAGATCCAAAAAGCCACCGGGTTGTCTAAAGACTTTACAAATCAGATAATGGCAAATGCCGATGCTGTCCGTGCTTTCGATCCACAAATGAAGATGCTTGGAGCAACCACTCAAGAGCTTGCGAAATCATTCACCGACTTCTCTATGCTAAATAAAGAAGTAGCAGCAGATGTCGCTGTTACACTAACGGCTCTAACTGCTCTTGGGATAGGAGCAGGGGACTTGGCGAAGGGAATGCAGCTATCAACCAAGGCTCTTGGGCAAAATGCCGACCAAGCAACACAAACACAACTTGAATTAAATGCCTTAGCAAGAGATATAGGTGTAGCCCCGGCAGAAATGGCTGCGAACTTTGCTGCTGCTGGTCCTCAACTCGCTAAACTAGGAAGAGATGGCGTAAAAGCTTTCAAGGACTTAGCTATTACTTCTAAGATTACAGGTATTGAAGTCAGCAGGCTTCTCGCGATTACCGAAAAGTTTGATACATTTGAGGGCGCAGCAGAACAAGCAGGTAAGTTGAATGCTGCATTGGGCGGCAACTTCGTCAATGCTATGGAATTGATGACTGCAACAGATCCTGCCGAACGTTTTGAGATGATTAGAGACTCTGTTCTTGATGCTGGACTTGCTTTTGACGATATGTCTTACTATCAACGTAAGTTTTATGCTGATGCTATGGGGCTAAACGATGTTTCCGAACTTGCTCTTGTTCTTTCGGGCAACATGGAATCTCTAAACGGAGAGATAGGCAAAACTTCTGCTGATTATGAAAATGCAGCGAAAATGGCAAGAGACTTCCAGTCCGTACAAGATCAAATTAAAAATGCAATTCACGCGCTAATTCCAGTTGTTCAGCCGCTGGCTGAATTAATTGGTGACCTTGCATCCGAAGTTTCAACTTTTATTACCGAAAATAAGGAGCTATTACGCTCAATAGGTTATGGGCTATTAGTAGCACTTGCAGCAGTGGGGGTGGCTTTAGCCGTCGTTGCTGGTAAGTTCATTTTGATTGCTGGGGTTGTTATGGGTGTCGTTACAGCAATTGGGGCACTTATAAATATAATGTTGCATAAAAGAAATTCTCCAACATTTTTTGAAAGCTTATTAGAAACAGCAGATAGGTTTGACAAACTGTCTGGTTCTACAAAGAAGTTTGCTATAGAAACAGAAAACACTTCAACCTCTGTTGATGAAATGAGAAAATCTATGAGCCAAGTATCTACCAATAGAGCAGGTGCTCCAATTTATGCCACAAACAATGCAGTCAGCAATGCGGTCAGCAGTGCCATCAATAGTACAATAAACAACTACGGACAGCAAAATAGCCAGAACATTGTAATCGAACTTGATGGTAAGAAGGTTGGTGAAGGTGTTATGGGTAAGTTCGCAAGAAATGCAGCTATGGTATGAGAGGATAAAAAATGGCACAAAAATTATTTGATGTAAGAAAGTATCAAGACGAAAGACCAACACTTGTGGATGGCTCAGATGCTCTTGCTAATCAAAGAGAACTAGTAATTTCTTTCTACCATGTACCTTCAGAAAGAAGTGTATTCTTTAAAGCTTTCATAACTGCTTTTTCCGAGACTTATAACTCCAACTTTACTCCAACTGAAGTCTTTGGTAGAACAGATCCAATCTATCAGTATAAGAATACAACAAGAAAAATTTCTCTCACTTTTGAAGTTCCAGCAGCAAGTGAAGGCGAAGCATACGAAAATCTCGGCAGAGTCTCGGCACTTGAACAAATGTTGTATGCTTCATACACCGGAGATCCCAATAACGCTTTAAACATAACACAGGCTCCCCTTATTCGCTTAAAGGTAATGAACTTGTTACAGACTATTGGAAGAGAGCCCACCACAACAGGAGGGCAAGATTTATATTCTTTTTATGAATCGACTTCAAATTCTGATAGGGGGCTTCTTGGAATCATAGATAACCTCTCGGTCAATCATAATATTGTTAGCGATGATGGTGTTTTTCATAAAGGAACAAATACGATTCTTCCAAAGAATATAGAACTAAGTATTGGATTTTCGCCTATTCATGAAACTACGATAGGGTGGGATGGCGATAAGAAACAAATCAACAATCTCTTTCCTTATAATGTTATCACGGAAGAAACAGAATTAGGAAAAGACTCAGATGTATTACCAGCGTACAAAGAACAGGCTGAAAAAGAAAAAGCCGAAGAGCAAGCACGAAGAGTAAGACAACAACAAATTGATAGCGCAAAAGCACGCTATGGCGGCGTCTTAGGAAACATGAGAATGAACGCAGATGTTCGTAGAGCAGGGAGAGGTAATGATAAGGCTTTGAATAGATTGGGCGCAGGATCGGTGGCTGGTATTGAAGGTGCCGATGAGGCACTTAAAGAAGGCTTCGAAGGATACATTGAGGATTTCATCGAATGAGCGACATCAAAAACTTTACATCCACAACAATCATAAACGACACAGACTTTTACAGAGAGTTGCGTGAGCGTAGAGGCGTAAAACAAATAGAACAATTTACAACTCCACGCTTACGACATCCAACTCTTGCAGACAGAGTGAGGATAAAGACTTCTACTCACATCTGGAAATACGGCGATAGATTCTACAATCTCGCACATCAATACTATGGTGATACTCGTTATTGGTGGGTCATTGCTTGGTGGAATGGAGTTCCAACAGAAGCAGAGGCAAACACGGGCGATGTGCTTGAGATCCCAATAGATATTAGTGAAGCCTTATTGGCTTTAGGGGCGTGATAGATGGCTTGCTATGATCCAAGTAATCCTTTAAGTAAAGAAGAATTTGATGCTCTTTTTGAAAATGTTCATAAAGATTCAAATAAATGGGATTCAGTTATTCAAAAGTATTCATCAGAGCAGCCAGATGGATTTCTTGAACAAGCTGCCGACTGGTTCTCTGACTCGTTCAGAGTAAGTGTAGAAGATATCCAAAAGCCAAACGAATTCATTCCGTGGATGAAAGATACAGGCAAACATTTAAAAATTAATACGTTTTATGCTGACTATTATAGAGATGTCTTAAAGGATGGACGCTTTGGTTCTCCAAGTAGAATACCTTTTGAAAGAAGATATTCAAATATAGTATGTAATACAGGCAACGATTCACTTGAAAACAAAATTTTAGAACTTTATGAAGAATCTGTATCAAGTTATTTAAACTCTGTTATCGAAAGTGATGAACAGGGTATCTTCGCTCAAAATACGGGATTAACAAGCGAACAGATTAGGGCTGCTTCCGAATCCAAAGAAGGTCGAGATGCCGCAGTGGCAGCATTAGATGACCAAAGAGATAGGTCTGATAAAAGAAAAGAAGATATTAAAAAATCTTTATTTACTGACAGGGCAATTTACCAAGAGCAATGCTTTCTATTATCTCAGATAATAAAGCTAGTAGATTTAAAGCAAGACACCCACATTCCTAGACTGCCTTATACTGAATCTAAAATTTTTACCAAAGTATCACCTCCACTAAAATCAGAAATAGATGTCAATGCAAACTCGCCAATCTTGGTTGCAGATCAGCCTTTTGGCTTCATAAACAGAATGACCCAAGTTGCTCATTCAAAAAAACTCTTTAATTTAACAACAGATAAAATTTCCTCTCTTGTGCCATCAATCAAACTTTACAAAGTTGAAACAGATAGTAAAACAGGTAAAGATGTGGGATTTGTAGAAATCGAATTCGACTCTAATCCTGCTATAAAATCTTATGCTGGAGAGCGCAGCGCACTTGACTTGTTTAAAGATAAGAGAAAGAGAGGTTTGGGTGTAGGCTTAAAAGACTTTAGTTTTACTTTTCACGGTTCTGACCCATTTGCAGCTAAAAAAGCAATTCTAGCTAAGCTATCTATTTTTGCAACAAGTTTTGGCGACTTGATTCAAAATAGAGTCGGTACTTATAAAGCTATCTCTAAGGATTCTGAACAAACAAACATAAATTCACAATACAAATTTGCCGATCTTGCTCTCAAAACCGGAAAGACACCTGAAGACTTAAGAACAAACTTATCAAAAATACAAAAAGATAATTTGGACAAACTCAACTTTAGGCTAAAAGCAGTTCTTGGCTGGGCTATCCCACAAGATGCTCGTTTTACATCTGAGGAACGAGACGCAATAAACGATTCTTTTGTCAATATCAATCTTACACCAACAACCCATGATTTCAGCTTTGATGAAATGGGCGGTGTTACATTTACAATAAATTATCTTGCTTACATCGAAGACTATTTCAACAATCCGTCTTTTAATATTTTTTCATCCAGCGGTATAGAGCTAAACAGAGTTGGTAGAAAGTTATTTTATGAATTTTTGAGTAATCAGAAATGCGATGACAACACAATCCAGCAAGTTAAAGAGCAAGACGCTCCTCTTATCCAAGCAGAGAAGGGGCTCTCTTTATCGAAGATTGTAAGACAATTGAGCTATCAAAACAAGATTCTTTACTATAATTTGACTTACGATCAAATCAACCAATTTCTTAGAACTGGCAAATTTACTGGGTCGCCTCCTGAGCCAAAGATAGATAATGAGAGCGATACTACAGCAATAAGACAAGCTTTCAAGACACAACTAAATGATTCCGGCATCAACGATGAGAAATTGATACAAAATCTACAAATTTCTTTAACTTCAACTTCTCGTGATAGAAACAAAATCTCATTCTTTTATGTCTCAGATTTAATTGATGTTATTATGCAAAATATCGATAAAAGCTTGAATGAGATCAGCGAGAAACTTAAGGACTCCACCAAAGAAGCACTCAATTATTATCAAAATGCAGGCTCATCTACAACCAACCTAGCTACAACGATTCAAACTTCTTTAAATGAGTTTATAGAAAGTAGTGAAAAAAGTTCTTCTGTTGCAAAAGAGACAGAAAGGTTACTAAAAGCAAAAGAACAGTTTAAAAAACTAAGAATTGTTCTTGGACCAATGGAGATTACAGATCCATTTGATAAATCAAAGATAAGATTTTGTTCTATTGGGGATATTCCCATATCTCTGAATTATTTCATAGAGTTTATGACTGAGAAGATGTTAAGCAAAGATTTAGCCTATTACCCAATAACTAACTTTATCAAAGATCTAACAAGTGACTTAATACGAAACTTTATCAATAGTGACGGCTGTTTCTCTTTCAATACAAAACAGAGAGTTAGATTAAACAGTTCTGTAATTTCTGCATTTGCTAGATCAGATAAAGCTAGAAAAGAAGGAGAAGACGACTTAACTTACTTTATTAGATCTAATCCAAAAACAATCGGAAAAAATGGAATCTTCAATGTTCCAACAGCAATGCAGAAAGGATTAAAACCAGTTTTGCAAGTCGCAGGTCCAAGCAGAAGCCCATTAAGCTTATTACAGCCTGAACGTGAATTTAACTATTACGTTTTTTATGCAGGAAGAGCATACCCAACAGAGTTTATGACTGGCGATGAAGAAAAAGACGCAAAAAGTGGCATTTTTCACTACATTTTAGGCAAAGATAGAGGATTGGTTAAAAACATAACTCTAGATAAAACAGATCAGCCCGGTCTCAAAGAACTTCGCTTTGAACAAGAAGGCTATGATGGCTTAACTCAGCTAAGAGAAGTTTATAATGCTAATATCGATTGTTTTCTCAACCCACACACATTTCCGGGTACATACATCTATATTGATCCAAAGGGGTTCTCGCCAGAAGCAGGAATAAATTATACTCAGTTTGGAATTGGTGGCTATTACATGATTACAAGATCTGAACACTCTATTGGTTTAGGCAAAGCAGATACTAAAATCGTTGCTAAATGGGTTGCCGATTCGACGGGAATGAGACCCGAAGAGCAAAATAGACCTGATGTCTCTGAAGAAGAAGATAAGCCTAAGAAGTGTGCAGTTCAGAAAAGACAATCTTCTTTCGCCGAAAGATTAGAAAAAGAATTAGTTATAGATAGTGCTGGAGATGCTGCCCTACTTGTAGTCGCAACCCCTGTTGGGTTTGTTGCTAATGCAATTGTTAAAGCAGCAATTGGTGGAGATGAATAATGTCAACATTCTACAAAGATAGTAATAACGAATCTTCACTTCTTTTGTTTAATAAGACAATAGTTTATAAATCTGAAGTTTTAAAAACAGACTACCCAAACTTGATTGATTTTACATTTGCCGAAAAAGCTTTATATGGAAAAACAAGTAGAAATTTTATTCCTATTGTTTCAAATCCAAATCTTATAACATTCAAAAACTTTAGATCTTCAGCAGATCCAAGACAAAGACTACAGGCAATAGGGTTTGTAGTAGATGCTTTTGAAGCATTAGCGCAGCAGTTTAAGAAAGCAGAACAGTCAGGCAAGATCTATTCCGATGATCCTTATCTTACTAATCTAAAGGTTTATAAAAGCTATAAAAATAATAGAACAAACTATCAATCTTATCAAGTTAATTTTATCAATGCTCTCAAAACAAATATGAATGTTAATAACATTTATAACTTTCAAACTTTCATAAAAGAACTCCTTACCACAGTTTCTATTGTAACAAGAAGCTACCCAATGTCAATGCCTGCTTATACAAAAAGTCGCTTAAATAGTCTTACAAATACAGGTCTTGCTCTTGAGATTGCCGATGAACCCTATGATAACGACGATCAAAAAATATCACAGTTCGTAAACAGCAAGAATTGGGAGTTCTATGTAAATGCTTGTAACTCTTACGGATTTATGATCGATATCAATGCTCCTTGGCGTTTGATCGCAGATCTTGACTCGGAAGCGATGATAGGTTATGCTACTACTTATGGATTCAATTCAACGGATTTTGTTTTGGCATTAGGTTTTCAAACAACTCACAACTCATATTTCAATGACTTGCCGAGACAATTACTCAGTCTTTACAATGAGTTAGTGCCAACACATATACCAACTTACACAGAATGTGGTTCCAAGATTATAACAACAGAGCGCTATACTATCGAGAGTCTGAAGGAAAAGTTCTCAAATGATTTCTTTTTGAAGTTTTATTTTGATCTCAGGTTCTCGGAAGAAGAGAATCAGTTCAATGTAACAGAGAAACAGAGGATCGTGAAGGATTGTCTTCAGATCTCCAAGGCACAAGACAATACCACAGCCATAGGTCGCTTTGAACGTTTTGTCAATCAACCATTTGACTACAGAGGATCCTTGAGTTATCTTAACAAGGCAAGAAAACTACGAGAGGACACATGATTTTCCAAACACTTGACGACAAGTCGGAATGTGTTGGTGTTTATGTTGACGGAAAGCTTCACTTTGACAGCATCCCCGATGGTTTGACCAAGACATGGAAGTACACTGGCTCTGTGCAGGACGATGCAATCGAGTATGCTTGGCTCTACACAGGAGGAAAGAACCTTCAAGAAGCTTGTTCTGATGACCTCAAACAAGAACTAACTGAGATCCAGAAAACATTCAAAGCTTATATGAAATCATTTCAGATCGCCAAGATAAACCTCCGAGATAACTGTTTCTTTGATCTCGTTCCCTCGGACTTTCTAATGGAATTCTGCGAGATTCGTAATAAGATCACGGAACATGTTTTCAGCACTTATGAGAAGCCAGAAAATTACGATCACCTTGACCGTGTTTATAAGCTTCTTCACAAGATTCATTATCAGAAATTGGAGATCAATGTGGATGGTTGCCGCAACCTTATGACGAACACAAGCGACCGAGAAGACATCAAGGTGCTTGTAAAAAATAAGTCACACTATGTTGACTATAATCTTTTTGGAACGGTTACGGGGCGTCTCACAACCAATAGAACAAGTAATCCTATCTTGACTATGAAATCCAAGTTCCGCTCCCTAATCAAACCAACGAACGACTGGTTTGTGTCTCTTGATTACAACGGAGCAGAGGTTAGAACTTTTTTGGCTCTCTCGGGGCACGAACAGCCGCAGGAAGATATTCATCTTTGGAATATGCGGCACCTTTACGCAAACACACCAATCGATCGTGACGAAGCTAAGGTGATGTTCTTCTCTGCATTCTACAACAACAACGATATGAGTCTAAACGGCTCTATCTACGACAGAGAGAAGGTTCTGACCGAGAACTATAAAGACAATAAAATTAAAACTCCTTTTGGGAGGACGGTTGAGGTAGATGAGAGAAAAGCTTTCAGCTATCTTATTCAGAGCACAACTGCTGACACCACTCTCGAACGTGCAGTAGAGTTAGATAGGATTCTTAGAAGTACAAAATCTCATGTTGCGTTCATTGTTCATGACGAGATTGTTCTGGATATTCATGAAGACGATAAATATCTGATTCCAGAACTAAAAGAGGTATTCCAGAACAACAAACTTGGTAGTTTTATGGCTAATATAAAGGCAGGTAAGACTTATGGAGATATGAAGGAATTGAAGCTATGATTTCGCTGATAGGCATAGGCGAAGCAGGCTGCAATGTGGTATCTCTGTTCGAGAACCATAAAGAATATAATTGTTTTCTATTCTCGGAAGGACAGGAGAATACAAAATACACGAGAAAACTATCAAAAGTGACTAAAGCAGAAGATTGTGAGGAACAGGCACCTGACTTATCTTCTTACAAGACACTTTCGGCAATCCAAGAGAGGGTGCAAGTTTTTCTTTGCGGGTCTTCATTTTCCGCAAACTATACACTTGCTATCTTACAGCAAATAAGAGACAGAAAAATAGACATTTTCTACATTAGACCCGATGTAGATCTCTTAATTGGAGAGTTACGGCTACAAGAGCGAGCAATTTTTGGTATTTTACAGGAATATGCTCGCTCCGGTTTATTCAATAGTATCACTATTTTCTCCAATCCAGAAATTGAAAAGACAATAGGCGAGATCCCAATAAAAAAATACTTTGAGGCTATCAACAAGAGTATTTATTATGCTGTTCATTACTTAAATGTATTCGATCACACAACACCGATCGTAGGCAACTTGACAAAGCCCTCAGAAGTGCAGAGAATCCGCTCTGTAGGTGTGGTTTCAGTAGATAAATTAAGTGAACAATGGTACTACAAAATGCAGGAAGATCGCGATGTAGCGTACTATTTATGTATAGCGACAAGCCGCTTGGAAACGGACGGAAAACTCCATTCCCGAGTGGTTGAGAGCCTAAAAAGTAAACCCCGAAACGCATTTAAAAATGTGACTTATGGAATCTATGAGTCACCCTATGAAAGCGACTTCGGATTCTGCGTTGCTCACACAAATTTCATCCAAGGACAAAAAATACTTGACAGCACAGACTGATCACGTTACCTTATAACTTGAGCAAGGGGAAGCTCTCAGACATACCCCAGGAAAATACGCTTGACAGGACTTGGAGAGCGTGTTACATTCAGATGGTGAGGAACGCTCATCATACTATAGCCCAACAAAAGGAGATTATTATGGGAATCAATATGGAACTAATGCGGAAGAAGCTAGCCACACTTCGTGGCGAGGGTGGAGGCGACCGCACCTCTGTCTGGTTCAAGCCGGATGAGGGCGACACGGACATTCGTATCGTCCCGACTGCTGACGGTGATCCACTAAAGGAGATTTTCTTCCACTATAACATTGAGGGACACAAGGCAGGTATTATGTGTCCAAAGCGAAACTTCGGTGAAGAGTGCGCTATCTGTGACTTTGCGTCCAAGCTTTGGCGTGATGGAACCGAAAACAACGATGAGGAAACAAAGAAACTTGCTAAGTCTCTCTTTGTTCGCACTCGTTACTTCTCGCCAGTAGTTGTTCGTGGTCTAGAATCCGAGGGTGTAAAGGTCTACGGCTACGGCAAGACCGCTTACGAACTCCTACTCGGTTACATTCTTGACCCGGAGTATGGCGATATTACTGATGTAAAGGAAGGTACTGACATCACGATTACCTACACCAAGCCTACCCGCCCTGGCGCTTACCCGCAAACCAACATGAAGATGCGCCGTAACACCAGCGGTCTTCTTGAAGACGCAGACGCAATCCCTGGTCTGCTACAGAATATGCCGGACATTGATGGTCTGTTCACCCGCCATAGTTCAAGTGAGGTTTCTGCAATCCTTGATTCTATGCTATCAGGCGATAGCTCCGCAGAGTCTCGTTCTCGCGAGACTACTCAGTACAACAGCAATCAGACCTCAAATGTCGATAAGGCATTCAATGAACTAATGGCTGGCTAGTAAAAGCGTATTGCTCCAATCGCCCCCACCCCTAAAAAGGTGGGGGTTTTTGTTTGCACTTTTCCTTTTGCTGTGTTATAATTACTACTGAGCTTCGGCTCGAAATTAAAGAAAAATAAAGTAAAGAAAAGTTAAATTAAATCAAGGAGAAATATATGGCTAAAACAAAAGCTGGTCGTGTTTCTATGGGCGACCTACGAGCAATGATAAACAAAAAAGCAGGTCGCAATGTCGCTCACGACCTAAGAGAAGACAACCCAACAGAGGTCAAGGAGTGGATCCCAACAGGATCTCGCTGGCTTGATTCTATTATCTGTAAGGGCAAGTATGCAGGTATTCCAGTTGGTAAGGTAACAGAACTTGCAGGACTTGAAGCAACAGGCAAATCCTTCCTCGCTGCCCAGTGTGCCGCAAATGCACAGAAGATGGGAATTGGAGTTGTTTACTTTGATTCAGAGTCTGCAATTGATCCATCTTTTTTGGAGAAGGCTGGTTGTGATCTTGAGGCTATAATGTATGTACAGGCACAATCCGTTGAGTTTGTGCTTGAAACCATTGAAGAGATCTTGGGAGCCACTGACGATAAGATGCTCTTTATTTGGGATTCACTCGCATTCACACCTTCTGTTTCAGACGTTGAGGGTGATTTCAACCCGCAGTCTTCCGTTGCTTCTAAGGCTCGCATTCTTGCAAAAGGAATGTCTAAGTTGATTGTTCCGCTTGCTGATAAACAGGCAACATTCTTGGTCCTCAATCAGTTGAAGACCAATATCCCACAAGGACCAATGGCTCGTCAGATTGCAATGACAACTCCTTACATCACCCCCGGTGGTAAGGCGATGCACTATTCTTACTCTCTTCGCATCTGGCTTACAGGTCGCAAGAGCAAGGCTGCATACATCGAAGACGATAATGGTTTCCGCATTGGGTCTGAGGTAAAGGCAAAGCTAGAAAAGTCCCGCTTTGGAACACAGGGCAGAACCTGCACATTCCGTATTTTATGGGGAACCGAGAATATCGGCGTGCAATGTAATGAGAGTCTTTTTGAAGCCCTCAAGAATTTTATGAATGTCGCTGGCTCATGGTACACTTTTGAACACAATGGTTACACCAAGAAGTTTCAACCCAGTAAGTGGGCTGAAACAATGGAATCTGATCCAGAGTTTAAGCAGCATGTTTATGACTTTATGGACGAAGTAATTGTCCAGAAGTTTGACAAACGCGAAGGTGCAGCATCTGATTTCTACGAAGTGGACAAAGCCTCTTGACAGCGAGCCTCCACCCTGTTACATTATGGGGTGGAGGTAGTCAGCAAAAACTAGCAGACCAGTTTGGGTGCCCCAAGGGCTGCATTAAACACATTCTAAAAAACAGATCATGGAGAGAATAATGAAAAGAGTTCTAGTGATAGACATGAACAACGCTTATTTACGGGCGTTTATTATCGATCCCAGTCTATCTAACCACGGACAGCCTATTGGCGGGATCAAGGGATCTATCAAGATCCTACAGAAACTGGTTAGAATGACAAATCCAAATGAGATTGTGATTTGCTGGGATGGACCAAATGGTTCTCAAAAGCGCAAGACTCTTGATTCAGGCTACAAAGAAGGACGCAAACCCTTACGCCTGAACCGCGCTGTCCACAATCTAACTGAGAACGAAGAGCTACAGAACAAGTTGTGGCAGCAGATGCGAATCACAGAGTATCTAAACCAGATGCCGATTATTCAGCTTGTTCTTGAAAGAGTAGAAGCAGACGACATTATCTCTTATGTGTGCAGTTCTCCGCACTACAAGGGTTGGCAAAAGGTAATTGTCTCCAACGATAAAGACTTTCTTCAGTTGTGTAATGAAGAAACGGTAGTGTATCGCCCTACAACAGATAAGATTGAGACCAAGAAGACCGTCATTGAGTCTCTCGGTATTCACCCTACAAACATGGCTCTTGCTCGCGCTATGGTTGGCGATGCAAGCGATAACCTTCCAGGCGTCAGCCGTGTAGGTTTCAAGACGATTGCAGGCAAGTTACCTTTTATGAGCGAAGAACGAAGCGTAACGATTGATGAGCTGCTTGATTATTGCGAGAACACAGACTCAAAACTCAAAGTCTATAAGAATATCCGAGAATCAAAGAAAATTATTGAACACAACTACAAAATGATGCAGTTGTACTCTCCACTTATCTCCGTTCAGGGCAAGCAGACGATTGATTATGCCCTTGAGAACTTTGAATGCGACTTCAATAAGACCGAGTTGTTGAAGCTAATGATGGAAGACGGCTTTGGAGAGCTAAACTGGGAAGAATTGAAGACGTTTCTAAATAAGATTTCCAGAGAGTGTAACGATAAATAGGACTATTTATTACCGAGGTGTAGTAAATGGAAAATCAATTCTCAAAGTTTATGGATAAGAAGGACTTCTTCTTTCAGCTAGGTCAAAAAGACGGACAGGACGGAAAGTATAGAACTCGTGAAGAGATTTCTGGGCTTCCTGATGTCGGTCAGATCTCGGAAGATGATTTCCAAGAGTATCTTTCAGGTCGTGAGGTTGGTGAAGAGGATTCCCACTACTACGGTGACTTGTACGAACTTGACGAAGAAAACCTTCTAAACTTTGTAAATGAAGAAGAGGTTGAACTAGATGAGAAAAAAAAGAAGAAGTCAAAAGGCAAGAAAGATGCTTGCTACCACAAGGTTCGCGCTCGCTATGACGTGTGGCCTTCTGCTTATGCCAGTGGGGCTCTCGTTAAATGCCGCAAAGTTGGTGCTGCAAACTGGGGCAACAAGTCCAAGAAGAAAGAGGGGATAGAACTAGACGATCAACTTCTTCAGATCATTAAAGAAGAATACCAAGCAGTGCTTGCCGAAAAAAAAAAGAAGAAGGCGGGCACTGAGTCAAGCAAAGAATCAAGTTTAAGAGACTGGTTTGGTCGTAAAGGCGGCAAGGGCTCTTCATCTGGCTGGGTAGATTGTAACACTTGTCGTAAGGACAAAAAGACAGGCAGAAAGAAGTGCAGTTCTTGCGGTCGTAAGAGTGGCGAGAAGCGCTCTAAATATCCATCTTGTCGCCCAACTCCTGGCGCTTGCGAAGAAAGTGGTCGCGGAAAGTCTTGGGGCAAGAAGTCAGCTAAGGGAAAGGAATAATGAACATTCAAAAAATAATAGCAGAAGAACTAAAGCTTTTCCTTGAGGGTAAAGCAGAAGACCTTGTTTCAAAATACCCCGATCTTCAACCCGCTTACGATGCGGGCATCAAGAGCCCACAATATCTTCGGTGGATTCGGAAGCGCCGTGGCGGCGAACCAGTAGAAGACATTGTTGGTGTCGTCCAAGCCTTCGACGCTGCGAAGCAGCGTCTGAAAGCCAAAGGAATGTCACCTGACATTTATGCTTACAAGACGCCTGCTGTTCTTCGTCAAACTTTAGAAGACCTTGGCGGCTCCAAAGGAGCCGAAACTCGTCGTCTCAAAGATGAAGAAACAACCTACCTTGGAACCTTCGGTGATTGGATCGTGGCGATGCCACATACACGCGAAAGTTCGTGTCAGTTGGGCAAAGGCACCACATGGTGTACTGCCGCCACGCAATCACAAAACCTTTTCCTTTCATATGTTGCTAGAAAAGATGAAGACATTGTTCTTTATTACCTCATCAGAAAAGGTGCGGATCCAAGAGAAGATTCAACTGCTAAGCTTTCTGTTGGTTTTGTGAATGGAGAGCCGATTCTTGATGGAGAGGATGGTCATGTATCAGTTGATGCTAACAACAGAGGACTTGACGAGAGAAGACTTTCAAACATTCTAGGCGATCAGTTTGAGCCCATCATGACTGCAATGAAAGAAAGCGCTAGTTCAATTGAAGGTAAACACCCTGCCAAAAAGCAGGTGGAAAAGATTGCAAAGTCTAAAGATCCATCTGTTATTGACAAGTATGTGAGAGGCATGAAAGGAGACGAGAGAGAAGACTTCCTAGTGCAACTGTTGGAGTTTGAACCAAGCCCAGAAATTCTAGCAAAGCTTTCTGATGATGAGGGTTTTCGTGTCAGAAGAGATGTAGCCGGAAACCCTTCCACACCTCCCCAGATCTTAGTAAAGCTTTCTGATGATAAAGACGTATATGTCAGAATAGCTGTAGCCAGAAACCCTTCCATAACTCCCCAGATCTTAGCAAGGCTTTCTGATGATGAGGTTCCTAATGTCAGAGGAGCTATAGCCGGAAACCCTTCCATAACTCCCCAGATCTTAGCAAGGCTTTCTGATGATAAAGACGTATATGTCAGAATAGCTGTAGCCAGAAACCCTTCCATAACTCCCCAGATCTTAGCAAGGCTTTCTGATGATAAAGACGTATATGTCAGAATAGCTGTAGCCGGAAACCCTTCCACACCTCCCCAGATCTTAGCAAAGCTTTCTGATGATAAGAATCCTTCTATCAGAGAAGCTGTAGCCAGAAACCCTTCCACAACTCCCCAGATCTTAGCAAAGCTTTCTGATGATAAGAATCCTTCTATCAGAGAAGCTGTAGCCAAAAACCCTTCCACACCTCCCCAGATCTTAGCAAAGCTTTCTGATGATGAGGATTTTTATGTCAAATGGGTTGCTGCAAACAACCCTAACTTTCCTAAACAACAGGACAACATAAATGAGTCCTTGTTTGATTTAAGAACTACTTACGATGAGGGCACTACCATGCAATTTACCGAAGAATACATCAGACAAGTAATCAAAGAAGAATATGAGGCACTTCTTGACGAAAAGAAAAAGAAGCCTTGTAAGCCAGCTAAGGGAAAGCGTTTTGCTAAGCGTGTAAATGGCAAGTGTCGCTCATACGGGCAGGCAGGACAAGCAAAGGGCGGCGGTGATCGTATTCGTCCCGGCACAAAGAAAGGAGATGCTTACTGCGCTCGCTCTGCTAAGATTAAGAAGTGCAAGAACCCACCTTGTGCCAACGATCTTTCACGAAAGAAATGGAAGTGCCGTGGCTCTAAGTCAATGAAATAGTTAGGCATCGTCAAGATTAAAAATAAAGCGTAACTCGCCTTGACTTTTTATCTGGATCGGTTATATTTAGTAGTGCGAGACCTAGGAGCATTATGCTTGCACACAAAGCAGATTTTGGAAGGTACGGTAAGTCCTTCCAAGAGGGGCTTGTTCAACTCATTTTTGAGGATCGACCCTTCGCAGACCAAATCACTGAAGTTCTAGACGTTGAGTTTCTGGAACTTGAGTACCTTCGCACGTTTGTTGCGAAGATTGTGGAATACAGAACAAAGTATGGAAAGCATCCTTCCACAAATGCTATGATTTCCATCCTTCGTACAGAACTTGATAGAGAGTCAGAAGTAACTCAGCAGCAGGTTCGTGACTATTTTGCGAGAGTCCATACAAATGAAATTGCTGATGACATAGATTACATTAAAGAGACTTCTCTTGATTTCTGCCGTAAGCAGAAGCTAAAAGAAGCAATGATGAAGTCTGTTGGACTTCTTCAGACTTGCTCATTTGATGAGATCTCGAAGGTTATCAACGATGCGCTCAAGTTAGGATCAGAGAACAACTTTGGACACGATTTTATTGCAGACTTTGAAGAGCGCTACAAGCCAAAGTTTAGACTTCCAGTAACAACAGGATGGAACGAAATTGACACTATCACTAGTGGCGGACTTGGTAGAAATGAGCTTGGCGTCGTTATTGCCCCTACTGGCGCAGGTAAGTCTATGGCTCTTGTTCACCTTGGATCTCAGGCTATCAAAGAGGGCAAGACTGTTGTTCATTACACCCTTGAGTTGCAGGATACGGTTGTTGCTTGTCGCTATGATTCTTGTATCACAAAATATCCTCTATCCGATCTCGCAAACTTCAAGGACGAGATTTTTGAAGAGATTAAGGATCTTGATGGAACTCTAATCGTCAAGGAATACCCAACCAAGTCTGCCTCAACGAACACCATCAAGGCACACCTTGCTCGTCTAGTCAAGAGGGGAATAGAGCCCGGCATGGTCATCGTAGATTACGCAGATTTGCTACGCCCTGTCGTAGTCCGAAAAGAAAAACGGACGGAACTGGAGTCAATCTACGAGGAACTACGAGGACTTTCCAACGAGTTCAACTGTCCTGTTTGGACTGCTTCTCAAACCAACCGTTCTGGTCTTAACGCTGAGGTTGTGACAATGGAGCAGATCTCTGAGGCATTTAACAAGTGTTTCGTTGCCGACTTTATTTGTACTCTTTCGCGAACGATCGAGGACAAACAAAACAATAAGGCGAAGATGTTTATCGCCAAGAATCGTAACGGACCAGATGGTCTTGTCTATGATCTCTTTATGGACACTTCCAATGTCTGTATCAAAATGTTAGGTAAGCCAGCAGCCCCTTCTGCTACAACACAAATTGCCACAAATCCAGTTGTTGTTAGCACGAAAGAGCAAAAAGAAATTTTGAAGAACAAATATGATAAGTTTAGAAAACTAAGGAGTAATAACTAATGAGAACACATATTCGTAGATTTAAATTGTCAGACACTTTTATTGATCAATATAGAGAACAGCAAGTTCCTTGGGGACCGCTTGGTTATATTACATTCAAACGTACATATGCTCGCCGCTTGAACGAGTTTGACGATAATGCAAGCGGAACTGAGGAATGGTTTCAAACTTGTCGTCGCGTTATTGAAGGCATGTTTGAAATGCAGAAGCAGCATGTTTATCGTCTTGGTCTTGAGTGGAATGACAATAAAGCACAGAAGACGGCAAAGGACGCATACGATCGCCTCTTCAATCTAAAATGGACACCTCCCGGTCGAGGTCTTTGGATGATGGGCACAAAATTCGTAAATGAGCGTACCGCCGCAGGTCTATTCAACTGCGCTTTCCGCTCAACCAGAGAGCTAAACACTAAAGGTGGATATCTATTTGCTTGGATGATGGATGCTCTTATGCTTGGTATCGGTGTTGGATTCGATACTCTCGGAGCAGGCACACTAACTGTTCAGCAGCCCGAGTTTGCTACTGAGAACTATGTTATTGGTGATTCTCGTGAAGGCTGGGTTGAGTCTGTAAAGATCCTTCTTAATGGCTTCCTATTTGGCGCTAAGATTCCTCAGTTTGATTACTCCGCTATTCGTCCATATGGTGCTCCAATTAGTGGCTTTGGCGGAACCTCCAGCGGTCACGGACCCCTAAAGGAGCTACACGAGAGCCTAATTGAACTTTACACTCCGCGTATTGGACAACCAATCACCTCTGTAGATATTGTTGATACAGAAAACCTTATTGGTCGTTGTGTTGTTGCAGGCAACGTTCGTCGTTCTGCCGCATTGGCTCTCGGCAACCACGAAGACTTTGAATACCTACAGATGAAGAATGACTCTGAGAAGTTGGCTCACCATCGCTGGGGTTCTAACAATTCTTTCCACGCTATCGTGGGTCAAGATTACGCTTGGCACGCAGAACAGTCACAGAAGAACGGCGAGCCCGGCTACATTTGGCTAGACAACGCACGCACCCGTGGTCGTTTTGCTGATCCTCCGAGAGACGATGATAAAAATGTTATGGGTTTCAACCCTTGTGTTGAGCAACAGCTAGAAGATGCCGAACTTTGCTGTCTTGTTGAGACTTTCCCAGCCAAGCATGAAACCTACGAGGATTACCTCGCAACACTCAAAATTGCCTACCTTTACGGCAAGACCGTTACTCTCGCAAACACCCATTGGGCTGAGACTAACGCAAAGATGCTTAAAAACCGACGCATTGGTCTTTCACAATCTGGCGTTGTTCAGGCATTTAACAAGTTTGGTCGCCGTCAAATGCTAGATTGGTGTAACAACGCCTATGAGCATGTGAGAGAACTAGATAAAATTTACTCAGATTGGCTCTGTATCCCGCAGTCAGTAAGAATGACTAGTATCAAGCCTTCTGGGACAGTCTCTCTTCTCAACGGTTCAACACCCGGTATTCATTACCCCGAGGACGAGTTCTACATTCGCCGCATTCGCTTTGCTTCTAATAGCGAAATGCTACCAGCACTCAAGGAGGCAGGCTATAAGATTGAGCCAGATCACTACTCTCCAAACACAATGTGTGTTGAATTCCCCGTCCACGAAGAACATTTCAAAAAGGGTAAGCGCGAGATTACGATGTGGGAGCAGTTGGAGATTGCTGCTCAGTATCAGTATTTTTGGGCTGATAACTCTGTATCTATTACAGTAACTTTCAAGCCAGAGGAAGCGGCAGATATCAAAACTGCCCTTGAAATGTACGAAACTAGACTCAAGGCTGTCTCATTCCTACTCTACGAAGAAACCGGTTATGTTCAGGCACCCTATGAGCCTATCACCCGAGAACAGTATGAAGAAATGAGCAAGAACATAACTCCTATTCAGCGCTTTAACACCGACGAGGGCGGTGAGGGAACTAGATTTTGTGATAGTGAATCATGTATAATTTAATGGAGGAAAAATGAAATTCAATCACTTACTAACTGAAAAAGAACAATTATATTTTTGCAAGAACAGAAATCTCATTATTTGCAAATGGAAGCCTGTCTCTGAAGGATATACTTCCGCAGGCAATAATGTTTGTGTAAGTATGTTATGTGACGAGTGTGGGTCAAGAATAGACAAGTTTCTTCATTCCGAAGACTACAAGATTCACGAAAAACTTATTCTAAGCGAGGTAAATGATGTTTAGACCAGTAAACCGACATATTCTAGTAGACTACTCCCCGCCACAGGAAAAGTCAGATTCAGCAATTCTTCTTCCCGATGATTACAAAGCTCCAGAGCAAAATCATGTTGTTGTGGAGGTTGTAGGTGTTGCTGATGATGTATCTTTTGAATGTGAAATGGGCAACAAAATTATCATAGATAAGAAGATGTTGGATGTTTTAGTTATCGACCACTCTACTTATTACACAATTTTAGAGAATTATGTAATAGGAGTAATGGATTGAATGGATAAAGACTTTTACAACCAGTCGTCGGCTGCTAACCTAGGCTGGGATCCCACTTGGTTTGGGGAAAAACACTTTGACGACAAACTTGTAAGAGCAATCAAGAGGTTTCAGAAATCTTATGGTCTCAAAGCTGACGGATTGTGTGGTCCTTCAACCTTCCGCCGCCTTTGGGTTGAGAGACAAGAAAACATTGACAACCATAAGCCTGAAGATCCTCATTATTCTAACTACATTGTTTACAATGGAGAGTTTACTCCTATCAAATGGGACAAACTTGTTCTATGGTCCGAGCGCGGCGGTCTTGCCGCCCGCTCTGGCACCTACTACGACTACACAGGCAGACCAAAGCGCGACGTAAAACTATTCGTCAACCATTGGGATGTCTGTTTGTCCTCAGCACAATGTCAGAAGGTATTGGACAAGCGTGGCATCTCCGTACATTTCTTGATTGATAATGACGGCACAATTTATCAGACCCTTGACCTACAGCACGCAGCATTTCACGCTGGTAATGTAAATCGTAAGTCTGTTGGTGTCGAGATCTCAAACGCATACTACCCAAAATACCAGAGCACCTATGTTCGCAATGGCTTTGGAGAAAGACCGCTTATTAAGGGAGCGCGAGTTCATTACGATGAACTTGAGCCATTCCTTGGTTTTTATCCAGTTCAGATAGAAGCTCTCAAAGCGCTGTGGCAAGCTATTCATAACGCTTGTGATGTCCCATTTGTAACCCCAACAAACCAGTTCGATAAAACCTCCACAGTTTATGAACAGTCTTGGGCTTATGGTAAGGAGCGTGGATTCGTCAGCCACTACCACGTCAATAAGAAGAAGATCGACTGCGCAGGGCTGGACATAAAAACTTTGCTATCTGAACTTGACGACTGACCTGCGACCTGTTATGTTATAGACATAACGGAGAGCAAATGGATAACAAAGTAGAACTAATTGGGACTTATGGAGAAGATCTAACTCACGCACTCTCGGCTTGGACTAGCACAAGCAGGCAGATCGGACCAAAGAAACTCGCAAGAGTTGGGAAATTGCTCAAGATGCTCGCAACTGAGGGTCATATGACGCCGTTCGAGAAGTCGTCTCTTCACTTTCTCGTGACGACCGACATCGCTACGCACATTCACCTACTCAAACACCGCATTGGCGTAAACATCAACGCAGAGTCGGCACGCTACAAAGAGTTTAAGATCGATAAGTATTATTTGCCTGTTGATTGGGACGAAGAAGAGCGCGGCGAACTAGAAACCTTTATCAAGGACGCCTACGACCGCTATCATAAGTGCATTGCTCGCCTTGAGGAGAAGGGCTATGATCGTAAGCGCGCAAAGGAGAGCGCTCGACTCTATCTTCCATATGGCATTCAGATCACTTGCGACATTATGTTCAACTGGCGCTCTTTCGCTCATTTCCAGAAACTACGAAATGACGAGCACGCCCAGTTGGAGGTTCGTGAGGTCGCAGCAGAGATGCTACGACTTGTAGAAGAGCAGGGCGACTTCCCGATGACGATTGAGGCTATGACCGCAGCAGGAATGCTTCCAGCCAAGGAGAACGAAGAATGAAGATACCTCCAGCAATGCCTAAACTCAACAAAGAACAAAAAGCATATCAAGCCTCTAGAGATTGGTGGTATGTTTTTGCTGGATTTGTAATAGGCGCTATCCCAGCTTTTATCCTTGGATTTGAGTTAGCAAGATAAGGAGAACGAAGAATGATTGAAACTATTTATACTCGGAGAACCAAATGGACAAATTTATAAATGAATGGAAAGAATTCTTAACAGAGAGTTCTATCAGCCGCACCTACGAACACATACTTAACCACGATACCGCATTTCTTACAGCGTTTCGTGACAATACAAAAGACAGAACCAAGTGTATGCCCGACCACAGCAAGACTATGGAGAACCTTGAACGCAATCGTCAATTAAAGGCTGTTCTACTCAACAAGGGCTACGGCGTTACAGCCGTTGCCGGCACTTATGTCGAAGATTTTGGAACAAAAGCAGCCAAGGAAGTTAAGGAAGATTCATTCTTTGTTGTTAATCTCAAAGACGACCCAAACTTCAAGAATGTAATCACTGGCTTAGGCGAACATTTTTGTCAGGATTCTGTCCTATTTGTTCCCCGTGGTGGCGAGCAGTCATTTCTAATTGGTACAAATGACGCTGAGTTTCCCGGTTACGGCAATGAAACTGAAACAGGCGGTTTCCTTGGCGGCAAGGAAGGCGAGTTTATGACTCGCGTTGGCAAATCCAAGCGACCCATTAAGTTTGCCGAAGGTCTTGAAACCAAAGCCAAGATGCAGAACAACACAAAGTTCCTTATCTCACGCCTTGCAAAGCAGGTAATCAAGGAGATGAAGGAGGAAAGTTGAATCCCTACTACGACGAAATCGTAGTTGGCTCTTCACTCCGCGCTGTTTTGTTTGCTGCTCTCAATGGCTTCCCTGTGTTTTTTACAAAACCAGAGAAGCCTTTTGAGTTTGATCATTTTGACCCGTCTATTGACTTGTCTAGTTGGGGGCTTCACAATGAACTTCAACTCTGGACAACGCCTGACGGCGACAAGGCGACAGGACAAAATAAGATTGCTCTATGGGAACATGTTTTCTTTGTTCTCGGTTTGGAGGGACTAGCTCCGTTTTCCGATTTCTGCTCTTCACTGCGCATTGACGATAACACCTTGACAGGATTCTCGGACTATGCTAAACTAAGGTCAGTTGATTTCGGCGTGTGTCACTACTTTGACGAACACGCCACTTACAACCTTCTACCTTGCGAGAACACACCAAAAACTTACAATGTCTACGATAGGTTCGCATTTATCAGAGGTGGCAAGCATCACTTTGATTTTATTGGAAGCGATGACCATTTCTGTAATGAGATCTGGTTCTATCCCAGTCCAAGGCAAGACGGCGAAACGCTCATTAAAGACGCCTGTGTGCTCTCAATTTTATCAGACGACCAGATAGACGACTTTGATTTTTCAGAGACTATAGTGAAGCTCACAACCCTCAGAAAGATGAAAGATTTAGGACTAAGAGGACCAAAAAATGGGAAACAAGCAGACGGATCACAGAGATACAGAAGTTTCAAGATTGAAGCGCTCAATCGCGATAAATTCCTATCATCTGCTCCAGTTTGGTTGGAGGCAGATTCGATCAAAGTTCCGCAGATTTCTGAAAAAGAACTTCTCCTACAACTCCCCGACATAGCTGAGAAGCACAAAAGGATTTTAAAGCACTTATGGCGAAGCATTTAGCAGGCATCATTCCATTAGCAAACTTTGAGGAAAATTTCAATCTTCCTTATGATTCGTTTATGCTTCCAATCCAAAACGACTTCACCCTTATCCAGAAGTCTGTGTTTGAGTGCGCTATGGCTGGCTGTTCTACGATTTGGATCGTAGCCAACGATGATCTTGCCCCTATGGTGAAAAGACATATAGGCGAGTGGGTCTATGATCCAGTTTACTTCTGGGACGATTACATAAACAACCACATTGTCCAGCGTAGAACTCACATTCCAATCTACTATGTCCCGATCCTTCCAAAAGATAGAGACAAGCGCGATAGTTATGGTTGGTCTGCCTTATTTGGTATGCACTCTGCTTGGTATGTTTCTTACAGAATCTCAAAGTGGGTCGTCCCGAAGAAATACTTTGTTTCATTTCCGCACAACGCCTACGATTACTGGTCATTGCGAGAACACAGAAAGCAACTTTTTAACATCAAACGAAACTTCTTTTTTACTCACGAGGGCAAAACAATAAAAGACAATCTCCCGATCCCATTTACTATGCGCGGAGAAGATTTTATCCAGTGTCGAAGAGAGGTCAATAAACTTACAACCCGAGACCATTATCCACTGGGTTCTAACGAGACTTGGCGTGACTTGAAGAAGATGCCGAAGGAAGAGCGCTGGTCTGCCCGGCACTTTGACCTCGCGACAATCTTTGACAAGGTGACCGAGGAAGACTGCTTCCGCGAAGAACTCGACTGGTTCTACGATCTCAGAGAGTGGGACGGCTACCGAGCCTACCTCGCGTCAGATAATGTCGTGGGATCGCCCAACTGGCGCTTGACAAAGCCGCACCAACTGAATAGATTATGTCAGGAGGAAGAGGAATGAGATGTCACAAGTGTGACGAAGGCGTGCTGCAAATAACCGCTCTAACACCCCCAGACCAAGGGTGGGCTATTGGCTGTAATCGGTGTGATTATTCCAGTTGGATTCCAACAGCAGATCAGATGGTAACAGCACAGCCTATGACTGCGCCAACAAAGATCAAGTGGAAAATTGAAGGGCACTACGCTCACCCTAGTTCGGAAGAACACCCACCAGATTGCCCTTGGCATAAAGATTGGCACGCCTGTAATTGTGGTTTCTTTGATGGAGAAGAAGAATGAAGTTTGAAAAAACTACTCATTGGCGCACCGAGATTGAAAACTGGGTCGCTACGATTACAAAATACAGCGACGCTGATGATTATTTCTGGAAAATCCAAACCAGAACTTTAGATTTTGGATTTGGTGATAGCTGGGAATGGAAGATTCTTGCTGAGGGAAAAGAAGAATCTCTTGCTAAGGCTAAAAGCGCGATTAAAGAATGGAGATCAAGGTAAGAATGGAAAACCACTACGAAGTCTGCTCTTATTGCGAAGGCAACGGCTACGACGAAGAAGGTGAGTGTCCTAACTGCCTTTCTCGCTGTGTTGTTCCTACTCTTGATGCTCTCGATCTGATCGATAGGCTGAGAGCAGAAAACAAAAGACTAATCCTTCTGAGAGAAAAACTCCGTGACGAGATTACTAAACTTGAAATGGAGAGAACAGACGACGAACTACGCGAAATGCTAGATCTTGCAGCAAAGCATGAAAACGAAGCAACAGCAGAGAACGAGATTATGAGAGAAAGGCTAAAAAAGATCAATAACCTTTCTCGCTATGCCGCAGAACAAGTAGCAAGAAAGCCAAAAGAAGCACAACTAATTTTTGAAAAGATTCATGATCTTTCTGGAGGCATGTATGGGAAAATTTGCTAAATGGTATCTTCATTTTGATCTTTTTGGTCTTTGTTGGAACATACATTTATTCACAAAGGACAAAAAGTATCAATTCTGGGGTTACCGTCTTGATTGGTACGATGGACCTATTCATTCTTTTGGTTTAGGACCGCTGCTATACATTTGCACGCATGAAGAAGAATACATTCACAGAGGTTAATGATGAAACAAATGACCATAGAAGAAGGTCTTCACAGAAGCATCGATTATGATCCTATTGAATTTGGAGATTAAGTAATGTCTACTTGGAAATACAGCATGATTAAGGTCGCAGAAGATCACGGAGAAGATGTCTGTGAACTCGTGGAAGTTTATTCCCAGTCTGGACTTGTTAGTGGACCTTATACAAGTTTCTGTCGCCCTTTCTTAACTTCGATTAAGTGTCTTCAAATGGCACTCAAAGACGTTGAACGAGACGGAATCAACACTTGGTTTTGGGAGAATGGAACTTTCTCTTGGAACCAGAATGAATACTTTTGGGATTGGAAGTCAAATAAAGGAGAGCACGAAGAATGAGCACCAAATCAACAATAAGCTATGATAAAGGTTATCATCTTTATGCTGAATGCTTTGATGAAAATTTAGTCTATCTAAGGCTCGATGACCCGATTATGTTGAAGGCAGATTTTTGGGAAGGATCGAAATCTTCTGTCACTGTAGCACTCTCTAAAGAAGATATGCTTCAGTTATGTAAGGAATTTGTAAACAAATATAACTATTATTACGGAGAGGAAGAAGAATGAAAAGTAGAATTATGTATACTTGCGGAACAGCTTATTGTCACGATCCAGACATCACATTATATGATAATATCGAACTCCTTAAAAAAAGCAAAAGTTGTTGGAAAGAATGCGGCATTGTTGAAATCAGTCTGGCAAAAATTAAGTATGTTGAAGAACCGAATCTAATGGGTCAGCGATGAAAGTTAAATCTATCAAATCAATCTATCTTTCTGAAAAGGAACTAAAAGGCGCAATCTGCAATTGGCTTCATGTTCGTGGACGCCATGATTTAGCGACACATTTGGAAGATAACTTGTGCGAGTTTGAGTGGTCCCATCAAGATGATGGTGACTATCTTGCTGTCGATATGGATGGCACATTTAACGAGAGCGAAGAATGAGCCATCATTTCTATTGCCCAAAATGTAATTCTAAAACCTTCTATCGCTATGTAGGAGGGTTCTACCCACAACCGGGTTGTCTAAAATGTGATGTTTGGTTTGAGAAACCAAAACCAAAGAGAAAATAATGAATCTGATTCCACCAACGCAATGGGACTCTTACTTTGACCTTTTTGGGTCAGGACGAGTTTATTTTGGAAGAGCGACATTTGGTAAAGGACAAAGAGTAGGGACACCCCCTATTATTGCTATGTTTCAGGGGTTAGAGCCTTATTATCCAACAGAACCTTTTATCGTGACTTCAAGAAACTCTATGCTAAAAATCAATAAAGAAATGGAAGGCAATAGAACTATTCCCGACTGGCTGCGTGCTGATTGTTTTGAGTATTTTTGGAGGAAGAGGAATGAAAGTCGGTGAT